TTCTTGACATATGGAGATTCTGGATTTCTATCAACAAACGTATTTAATGGGTTAAGAACCTCTATCTCCACATTAGTTCTGGAGAAAGAAGACTTTACTCTAAAGAATGTGTATCCAGTAATTAGTAAGTCAGTTAATAACTACCGCAACTTAGTAATAAGATCAGTTTCCCTAGATTGCATTAGGTAGTGAATAATGTTCTGCGCAGCAATTTCATACTGAGAAATGAATGACTAATCAATATCCTATATAACCTTATCTAGCTGAGTCTTTACAGCTTTATCAGTAATATCTTTTCCGTCAATAAAGCTTAAGATAGCATTACTTAAGTGATCTTTTAAAAACTTAACTATTCCTTTAGTTATCTCTAGCTATTTTTCTCTGGTTATATTACTGATAGTATCTGAATCTTTGCAAGAGACTTTCGGGAGTATTGGAGTTCCTAGATATTCCCCTACTAAAGCATCTACATGCTTCTTAAGTAGTGGTGTAAATTCTACTGATGTAGGACTGCCTATTCCAAAATTCTCTTCAAGATAGCGAAACTATTCTGGATCTCTTTTACCATTATAATAATTATAAGCTTTCTAAAGCTCATATTTATCATACACAAGTTCCGCAATAGCCTCGTTTGTTTTGTCTATCAATTCTTTCTCTTTCATAACATGTATTATGTTGTTCTGGAGGAAGCTTAGTGGCGTTATAATACTTAACTCTCTATAACTTCCTACTTCTTAATTCTTCTTTAATAAAAGGCAGAAATTCATCATCGGGTAAATCAGCTATGATTACTAATGGCATCTCAGACCTGTCAAAGTTAAAAGATATTTTGTAACCAACTGGATTCAAATCCTCAATCTCAAGTCCGCCTATATATTCCATTTGGTATAAGTCTCTCATATACTCTAGGATCACTTGTTTCAATTCTGTATGGGTCATCGTATTCGTCGTCTTGCATATTTAATTCTGGAGTTTCGCTAGTTGGTATAACTCCAAATCTTTTTATTCCTCTCTCATCGTAATAATAACCAAAATCCCTGAACAATTCAACTTCTTTTTCCACAACTATAGGCTATCTTCCAGACAACTCTTCATCTGCTAATTCTGTCATACCCATAGCTGCTATAATATCGAACTTACCTTTATTCTCGTCATTATATCCAGTAAGCTATTCCAACATTTCTTCAAACCATATAGTATGACAATAATCTTCCACAAACGCAGCAGTTAGATCAGTGTGTTGTTCTATAATAGTTTTAGTAGCTGGAGTTCCATACTATTTAGTAGTTCCATTTTTAACATCAGTAAGAGTAGCTCTAGGACGTTTCATAAAGTAATTCAAACATTTCTTTTCTCTAGCCCAGGTAATCATACCAACACGAGTTGCTTCTATATTTACCTTACAGTTGTAATATCTAAGTAAACACATAGCTATTTTGTAAGCTTCTCGAATGTCTCCAGGTCTGTCCTTATACATTGCTACATACTATGGTTCACTCATACCAAATGCCCTTCTCTTAATAGTTATACAGAAATCAGAAGGGTCTTTAGTTTCTTTTGAGGTCTAATTAGCTCCTATATCAATACCGTCTATTCCTGCAATATAAAGATTATGCATTTCTTTATATACAGGTGCTTCAAATTCCTCTCCTCTTTCCTCTGCTTCCTATCTAAGTTTATCCATCTACTCCTTATATAGGTCAGACCATACTGGATGTTCCAGGATCTTTACCTTTCCCTTAGTATTAGGAATCCACTTAAATCCATCAATGTTATCAGCAGTGTGTTTATTATTTTTATAGAAGTAATCTATATAACCACATTCTGGTCTGGGACCTATTTTCTTTAGTCTTATATTAGCTAATTGATCAGAAATAAGAATTTTGTTAAACTTGTTAACACCTTCTAGATTGAAGGCCTCTTCTGCATTCCAACAACGTTCAGCACACTTCTTTAAATAGTCATCGGGTACTGCTAATAGATTATCTCTTTCTTCCTACAGATACTTCTTATATTCTACGGTATTACATACACCTCTATGATCCATGTATTCGGAGTTCAGAGACTGTACAAAATATGGAATAAAGAATCCACTCTCAATAGTAGTCCCATCTTGAGTATAATTATGTCTAAAGGGAAGAACTTTGTAAGCTTTTGGATTATAGTAAATCTTTTTAAGACCTGCTAATGGAGCACCCATATCACCACCAGTACCTCCAAACAACATTGTTCCACGAGGCTTACCCTAGACTTCACAAAGTTCTTGTCCTTGTACCACAGCAGTATCTAATCCTGGCCAAGACCCTGCTTCATCATATATTAATAAGTCAACACGGTCTCCACGAATATTAGATGGTTTAGCTCCATTTATTCCTACTACTTCTGATTTAAATCCAACATCTTCAAACTATCCGTTTACTTTAACCTACTTACCAGACTTCTTTCTTAAATCCTGGTCAATTAGACGAAGCTTAAAGAATCCTCCACCTGTGCAAGTATTTAAAAATGTTAGAGCATTATCAAACTTACTAAATGTACCTTTAAGGAAGGTATCATTAAAGCAAGTAATCATTACTCTACTTCTTCTAATTACAGAATACATACGAGCGGATAGTGAGGCATTTATTTCTGAGAATCCGATTGAACGAGCCTTCATTAAAGCTGCATGTCTATGTAGTACTCTAGCCATTTGTAAGTAATGGAAGAACATGTAATGGGATGCAAAGAATATAGGGAAGTCACTATTAGTTCCTTCACCGGATGCTTTATTATCATCAATAATAGGAAGCTAATAGAAATTTAAGAAGAAATAGTTATCTCCAGTAATAGTATAACCATTAACTGTCATTCCATATTTACATCTTCTGTACTACTCTTTCCAAAATTCATTGTATCTCTTACTGTCTTTTAAGTAGGGACAATACTTCCCAGTCTTTCTGTATACTTCTCTGGTTTCGGTGAACCATTCGGGATTAAAGTCCAAACCATGCGTTTCATCAATAGGTCTATAGCCAGTTATCTCATAAGACAAAGTAGGGTCAAAAACATCTATCTTGTCTCCTTTCTTGACATCCCAATAGTCTGCACTTTTGACCCTTTCTTCTCTTATTTTCTATACTAGCTCTCTTGCCTCTACAGCATCTTCTTTATGTTCTTTTTCTCTTACCTAATCTACTATAGTCTATAGTTCATCAGGTAATATCTTTTTCTTTCTTGGCATAATTAAAATTCTCCAGGATCAAAACCATCTGTAGCCCCTCCTCTAACGGTAGACTATTCAGTAAGTTCTTTTTTAACCTCATCTTCTAATGTAATTAATTCTTCGTGAACTTTATGAAGGCTAGCCATTTCCTTCATTACTTTCTCAGCAGAGAATACTGGCTTTCCATTAGTGTCACGTTCATTTAAGTCTACAATAGTATCGAAGTAATCAATAAACTAGTCAGCAGCTCTTCTAGCAGCTTCTAATAATTTAATTGATTTATTTGAGTCCTATAATGCTCTATATTTTCTACATGCTTCCCTAAATATCGGATCATTAAATTCTGATTCTGTTAATCCAGAATCATTAATTGCTTCATCGTGCCTTTCATATTCAGAGTACTAGCTATACGGACTCTTCCAATCAATAGCTAAATAAATGTATGATAGTTCTCTAATTGCTCTATCCTTTTCCACAGATTTATCTCTTTGTAGTAAAGCTTTGAACTCTTTAACTAGAAGAATCTCTGGTTCATTTATTTCTAACTATTTAGTTAAAGTGTTATAGTTAAATACATTCATAATCATTAATCATTAACATTCGACAATCTTTTCTTACTTCTTCATTTTAGAGCCACACTTGCTTACTTTCATTTTAGAGCCACAAGCATCCTTTTTAGTATATTGCTTTCTATCAGGAACCCATTTTCCCTTTTGGAAGTTTCCTTTATGTCCTTTATTAGACATGGTTTCCTAATCATTATACTTATTGATAGATATAGAATCTCTGGAAGCTTCATCTTTCGCTGATTTCATATCTTTCTTATACTGTGCTCTTCCTTTCTTAAATTTGTCTACCTCGTTACCTTTTACCTTAGCACCTTTCTAAGCTTTCTGGCAGGCTTTACATATTCTCCCTCCTTGTTTAAAATAAACAAGCTCTTCCCCTTCGGGGCAAACTCCTTTTAATTTTTTATAGTACTCAAGCTTAGCTCCTAATCTAGCCATAACCCCACCTTGCATTTTTTGCATAAATTCCTGGTATTTGGCTTTAATTCCGTCTTCTCCTAATTGCTAAGCATATTGTTCTAAATCCTACTCAGATTGTAATTGTATTCCTTGTGCTGCGGCATCCTGTATTAAGTATGCCATAAATGCTTTCTGTAATTCTTCCTAATTAGCCATTGCTCCTCCTTGTTGATATTTAACTCGTTGCTATCTAACAGTTACCTTTGGTATATGTTCCCAACTTCTCTAATTTTTGAGCTATTCTGGAGTTAGTTTCTGCCCATACATATTAGTTGTAGGCGGCTTTATCCATTGTTCTTGGATAGTTCCAGTATGCTCTCCAGTTTCCTAGTCTACTTGATTTTGGTACGTAGTAGCTCTTTTTCCGTCTTGACTATATGTAACATAGGGATTATTCATTACTGGAGTTCCTACCTCTACTGTTGCTTTCTTTCCATTAGCTAACTATGTTCCATACACTCCTTTCCCCCATTTGAATTGAGTTAGTCCTCTCTTTCTGGCTTCTCTAAATGCCGTACCAAACCCCTAGACTCCTCTTAAGTCGTCGTTTTGAATTTGTTGCTAAGGTGCATTTATTTTCTTAGGAATAGTAGGAGTAGACAGCTTTAATCCTAATATAGGTTTTTGTTGTATAGCTGGCACAGCACTTCTTTTCTTCTACTATGCAGTATTTCTAATAGAGTTCGGATTACTTTGCCAAGTCTAATGCAACTGTTGTAAAGTTCTTCCGTCTAACTCTGCGTCTCCATATATAGTCTTGATATGCTACATTAACTCTGGATCAAATTGTATTTTCGCCATTATTCTTCTACTTTAATTAAGTCTTTTGTATTAAATACTGCTTCTTGCATCAGTCCAGAATCAGTAAACCATCTACATCTAAGTCCGCGCAATCCCTGGTTATCTTTAAATAATGCTGATTCTCTTCTCAGAACAAGCATTACTGGAGAATGCATTACCTTACACTACCGTAAAGTAACACAATCCCCAGGTTTGAAATAAACTTTCTCATCAATTGTTTCCATCTTCTCTAAGTAAATTAATTCCTATCTTTTTGTATTCCATCCAATTCTTTATTCTCTCAGGTAAGCTATCTCCAAGCTCTTTTGGGATCTTATCTATATCTACATTTATACAATCTTGAGATTGCTTAATTTGGTCTCTTCTTTCAGTTAGTTTCTCATTAACTACAGCCATGATTCTATTCTCATTAACTACTACGAATCCTAGTTTGTAAAATGGAACCATACATTCACTAGCTATAGTATAGAATACAATATCACCAGGCTTTAAGAACTCACACTTGTGACCTACCTCTACTACAGTACCTACCTTGATAAACTGTTGTTCTTCCTCAATTTCTCCAGTCTCGTTAGACTTGTATGTTGGAGCAAACCCTCCTAAGTCTGTAATTAATCCTGATTTAGTAGTCTTAATTTTTTGGAATGGGTTCTGTTCAAACGGCTTGATAAGAGCATATCCATACATAGGCATAATCTCTACACCATTCATATCTTCTGATAATGAATTAGCGTAATCCTCTAAAGCCTTATTATGTTTTGAGAATTTATCTTCTATTTCATCTACCGCTGTATTAAATCTTTCTTGTTTCTCTCTAAGTAATGTCTTATCTGCAGCTTCACCATTTAAAATAAAGTGTTCTCCTGTTCCTTCCATTCCGGTCAAAGATAAGGCTAGTTTCTCGTTACTGTTTAATTCTGTTCTTAAATTTTCCATAATTCATTTTACCATTTACATAAATCACAATGTTCATCTTCTATTCTAGTTTTATTCTCTAATATACAACCACATTCCTCACATACTTCTCCAACAGAAGTATATAACTTGTGAGGACAAGTATTACAAATCTTTAATCTCTTGGTTGCTAAATCTTGATTTATTCCAAATATATTAAAATATATACTCTTTAATATTGTTAGAGGCTTAGTAAATATTGCCTTAATCCATTTTTCTGTCATATCTTCTTTATTTTCTTCTTTTGTTTCCTGATAAGTAAGTACGTAAGCCTTATCAGGTCTATACAGTACGGGAGTTCCGTACATTACCATTTCCCTGCAGGACAATGTTTTTTCTCGTTTGGAATCTTCTTCTCTAGTAGACATCCGCATCCTTTTATATAACCTTCTTTTGGTCCTATACTTATATCATTATTTTTTGGATTTAGATATAAATTTCCATTACATAATCCATTATCTTGGTCGCATATAGGACATCGTCTACATATTTTCCACCGTTCTTCAATTTCTTCTAATGTCATAATTAATATTCAATACGTTGACGTTTTCTTTTGTTTTCAGCTAGTACAGATTCTTTTTTATAAAACAACAGCATTCTAATTACTTCATCTTTTAGGTAAGGTAGATGATATACTGTCATATTATCACTGTGATCAAAGTGAACCAATACTAAATCTTCAATCTCAAACTCCGGATTCTTTTTTTGTATCATCCAGGCGTAAGTACTTAATTGAAGTGCATAATGCCAATAATTAACATCATCTAAATTATTTAGAGGATATTTCATCTTAACTGATGATTTAGTTTTAGAATTAAAGAAACTCTTAGTTTCTATCTTCTTATTGGTTTTCCAGTCTCCTATAATTATCTTGTTACCTCTTTTAACTAGCAAGTCGATTTGTCCAGCTATTCTAAGTCTCCCATCTTCTGATACTCTAGATATTAAATACTCAGGATATACCCCATTCTCTAAATCTAATTCATTATGGTCTTTTACACACTCAAACTTGCCACCTATTTGATATTTACTAAGGTCTATGTTCTTTTTCTTTTTGTAAAAAGAGTTTTCTAAATCTGCATGAATCTTAGTTCCTCTTTCGCAAGAGTTCCTATTCTCTAAATCCCATGCATCTAAGATAGCTTGTTGTTCCTTATTAAACTCGTCTTCTGTAATGTTATGAAGCTCAAGTAGAACTTTGTCAAATTTCTTAGTATTCAGTAATGACTTTTTCTCAATAGCCCAATCTTCTTTAGACAGAAGTTTCTCTAATGCTTTATAGGCTGACCAGAACTCTTTGTCAAAGGGTTGGGTGAAAGAATGTATTAAAGTCGTCACAGATATAAATTTCTGTTCAGGCTCTGTAACATCATAATAAATATGAGCCTCCTCCTCGAAAGCTATGTTCCCATTTTGTTTTGTAATTTTACTTTTGTCCATTAGTCATAATTCATTTAATCATTTATCACATTTATCTATATTTATTTGATACTTTTCAAGTATATTAATATTCTTTGTAAGACACAAATCAATAAATAATACATTATATTAAAAATGTCTAACAGTAGAAAAATTACAACATTTGGATGTCCTATTTTCAAGAATGGATCAGGCATTCATATTAAGAAAGAGAACAGAGGCAAATTTACAGCCTCGGCTAAAACTGCAGGAGAATCAGTGCAAGAGCACGCTACAAAGGTATTAAATAATCCTAAAGCTACTCCTCTTTAGAAGAAGCGAGCTAATTTTGCTAGAAATGCTTCTAAATGGAAACACGAAGACGGAGCTAAGATACACAAACCAGGAGGGCATAGGTCTATATTAGATAATGGATGGATTCCTACTACTAGATTAAAGAAAGGAAATTATGGATTTATTAAAACTAAGAAACGATGAAAAACATTATTAAGTGCATTAAAGAGATTGTATTGAGAATATATCTGTATTTACTATTTATATTTAAAAAGTAACATGGACTATAACAAAGCAACTTTACATGCAGCTACTGGTCGTACTCTACTACTTCCAGGCTGGAAGGGATATTTTTATTGGGATTATAATAAATAGGAATTGAACTTTAGAAATGGGGATTATCATTTGGATAATAAATAGCTCCGAGAAAAAGGAGTTATGGAGAGAACTGATTGGTATTATATCATATAACAAAATAGGCGAGCCTAGAGATTAGGTTCGCCTATTTTTATTTAACTTTCGCATTATAAGTACAAGTGATTCTATTTATATCATTCCACCAAGGTTTATCCGATGGTTGTCTAATATTACTTGGAATATTTATTGTAGGAGTATAAGTTTCTACTATAGCATCTAGTATTTTGAATAATGTATCCAAATCAAATTCTGGAAATTCATCATGTAAATTTGTTAATGTCTTTTTAAAGTCTATCATATCCTTTAAATGTATTATCAATTATAGCTTTTTCTATTGTGGTATCTTTATATAGTCCGTTCTTGATTATATTTCTAACGGAGTTATCAACTACATTCCATATATCAATTAGTAAGGATTTATTTTCCGGAAGGCTTTTTAAAATGCTTTCCAAATAACTAGCCTTTACCATATTTAATAATTGTCCATTAATTAGGACTTCAAACTTAAATTCCCTATCCCACATATTTAATGCGTTACACTTAGTTCATTTAGTCTATCTAAGTAATCCAGAAACCATTGTTCATTCTGTCTTCCGTTCTCTTCAATATCTTCAATAATGGTTTCAATAAGTACTAATGTAACCCTTGCTAAAGATTCTACCTTCGGATTAGTAAGTTCGTGATACCTCTCAATCAATTCTTTCATAATCCCTCCAGTCTTTTATATAATTCTTACAATCTTCCAAGTCTGGATAGATGCTAGTTATTAACCACCCTGTTTTGGGATTTCTAAAGTGGTGTAATTTAGACTCCTCTTTTTTCTCTTCTTCTGGATTTCTATTTAAAGTTCTATTCCAGTAGCTGTATTTTTCATCTAACATATCCATATCACATTCCTCTAATATTTTCATATTAGGGTTATTCTTTATTTTATCATATTTCCTTTTTAAGTTGGAAACCTTGATAACATCATTACCATTCAATACAACTGCGCATTGCTTCATTTTACTACTTTATAAGTACATATTTTACCTATCTGCTTTCCTTGAACTGTTATTTGTGGAAGAAAGTAGCAGGCTTGATTCTCAAATTCTTGAGGTATAAATATGTAATCGAACCTACATCCAACTACCTTATCACAAACTTTATTCCAATCATCTCCCTCTTCAATAATGAGGGTTTTAGCTCCAGTTGGAGTTACTGCATAATTCTCATTTAATTTTATCATAGCTATTAATTTTGGAGTTGCCCTACTAGGATTCGAACCCAGACTAAATGATTTAGAGTCATCTGTGCTGACCATTACACCATAGGGCAGTATTTATTTCTCCTTTAGAGATTTGTTTTCTTCTGTTAGTCTCTCTAGTTCTTTCTTTAGCTATTCATTTTCTTGGAATAATGCTTGCATAGTAGTATTCAAGTTAGCAAGAAGTATTCTTATTTGAGCTATTTGTTCATACATTTAGCAATGATTTTAAATATTCAATTTGTTGATTAACTAATTTTGATAGAGCTTCTCTAAACTTAGCAATCCCACTTCTTACTGTTTCTAGTTTACCACTCTCTAAACATGCTTGTATTCTATGAATATTATCTTCTCCCAAATATTCACATACTCCTACAAATAAATCATCATCTAAAGATTCTAGATATTTTTGGAATGTATCTGCTTCCTTGTTCGCTAAACAACTTTCTTCTTCCTATCTATCATAGGATATTAATAAGAATAGAGAATCATCAGTAGACTCTGATTTAATGGTGAGTCCTTTTTTTGAACAATAAAACTCTTGATTCTAATTAATTGCTTTAACGAGTTCTTTAAACTCATCCTAATTTAACAAAGTTTCTAAGTCTGTAATCATAATTGTTTTCTTTTTAGTTATATACAACAATAAGCTCTCAAAAGTTAAACGCAAAGTTAAAAAATTCTAATTCCAATATTATACATATTTCATTTAGTTACTGGCAAACAAGTACCGGTACTTTATATAAATAGCCCCCTGGGGTTAAAATAAAGTCCGGATTTTTATAGAGAAGGTACTGACCTATATTCCGAAAATTATAAGAGTGAGTGTAGTTACGGTCCACAACCCCCTTAGTCCCCCCCTGTATATTGATATAAAACTAAAAATAAAATAACTATGTACGAAGAAGATTTATTAAACGAGTATGATTACACATTGGCAGAAGTTTTAAGAGAAGTAAGTTATTACAACTTTTATGATAATTCAGCTTTAGTGTGTTAAAAAACAAAAAACAAGTATAAACCTTTAAATTTTACAGTTATGAACTTAGAAGAATTGAAAAATCAGAATGTGAGTATAGAAGAACGCGCGAAAAGCGTAGTAAAAGACTTAGGCTTAAATGGTGATGAACGTTCGGTTGTGATTGGCTTGAAAAAGGGGGACAAGTTCTCCCTTGCCGCTATGAACAAAGTAGAACTAACCACACAGACCCAACAAAGAGAAGGGCAAGCCCGTTTTATTCCTATTACTTTCACAACTGATAACGGTGCATCTATCGGCGCAAAACACTTTGCAGGTGTGGAAATCGACGAAAACGCTCCGGCTGTTGGTAGCACACCGTTGGAAAATGCAAATTTCCTTGTTTGGTGTATAGACCACAAAGTAGTATTTTCAATCAAAAGTATCAGTACGGAGGACATTCCAAAGACGGATACAACTCCGGCTTATGTAAAGAAAACTTACAAACTTGAGGTTGAAGATTACGAGTAAAAGATTGGGGAGTAATCCCCTTTCTTTTAAATACAAATAGGCTTTGTAGTTATGAACACAAGAGAAAAGTTCAAAACTAAAAAATGTTTGTATCACTGGGGAGCCGTCTACGACCCAGAGACAGATGAAAAGTTAAATTTCAAGGCCGACAGAGTGTATTGCAAAACCTCTTGGGCTTGGATTATGACTTATCAAAAGTCAGAAGAAGATATTCCGAAGATAGTAAGAATAGTCTTTATAGATGAACCCTAAGGTATTATGGGTTTCAAAATAAAATGCCCACATGAACTCCATCATCGGACCATTGGTTAACGGAGAAAACAACAAAACAAAACAAAAACTTCAAAATCAATTCGTCGTAGTTATTTTATTTTAGTATTAAGTAATGTGGTTCTAATGTAGATTGGGACTATTGTTGCACGTGAAAATATGGTAAGGGCTGAGAGAAATTGTCCACGCAAAAGACAGCCGATTTTCCGACTTTCTCCAGTTCTCAAAAAATCGCCAGTAGGATGAGTTTTATAACACATACTACAACGATTATTTACTCTAACATTTGCCTATAAAAAGGTAACAAAAAGCGGGTTACGCAGAAGAACCCAATATCCGAAAATAACTGCTACGATTGTAATGTGTATATTCGCAAACTTGAACACTATTACAAGAGGATTGAGCCATATGAATGGTCACTTATGGCAATATTACAAAGTACCACTGATATGCTGGTAGACCAAAGTATATCACCTATAAGTATTCGTATGTAATATTGGAAGTTGCCTGAAGTAAGCCATCAGATAGATATAGGCTAGATAGTAAGAGAGACGCTCATAAGGCGTCATTTTCCATCTCGAATCTATTCGCAAGTTTTGAGATTAGCTACCTCAGAATTTAGTGAACGCTGATAACGTTGTATGTCTGGAAAACATACTAAATAATCTCCTATCTTATACTAGTTGTCAAGATAGGATTTCCCCATTAGTATAATGCTATTGCGCCTTCCTCTAAAGAAGGAGATTCTGGTTCGAGTCCAGAATGGGGAACTTGGTATTTGAGGACTACAACTACTTGTAAACTCTGTTGCAGTTAAAGATTATAATGGGTACGCCCTGAGACTAATGCAGAGCATCTCTTATGAATAGAGGTGTCTTATCGTGAGATAAGGCAAAGTATTGTGAGATTGTACTAACAATCGAAGACAATCTTAAATGATTGTAGGCACAGGATAATTCATCTTCTTTTATCGTACATAGTGGTGCAGGTTGTTGAGAAACAATTGTGCATACTGGGAGACTTAGGTCTCCTACTCCCAAGATAAGAACAACCGTTACGTGGTTTGGGAGATAAGTAAGCTTACTAAAGCTGAAACTAATAGTTCAAAAACAATTAAAAGAAAAATTACCATGGAAGAAAGACTGAAACGTATTGAAAAGTTCACAAAAGCAATGAGAGAATTACTAGCTAAAATGTTAGAAGAAGACCCAGATTCAAGTAGCAATATCTACAAAGAAATATGGGGAGCTTATACTGCTGGGATGAACTCCTTGCTCGAGTAGCAACAATTCCAAGCTTGGTGAATTAAAACTAGCTAACCTAATTACTCTTTATAAGGTTGAGAATGTAAAAAGAGAATTGGAATGGTAAGCCCTTCGTCCTTTGCTGGCTTAGAAGTGAAACCAGCACTTTTTTAGTAACTTATAAACTTTTATAATATGAATACATTAGCATTAGATCATGTAAACAAGCGCGCAGAATTCGTAATGTCGTTTACTATTCCTTTCAAAGCAGTTGAAGATCCAACGTCGCAGGCCAAGTGCTACAGCCCGCATGAAGTAGTTATGGCATGGTGTGCATCAAAGCATTACGAATGAGAATCGATGCCTGTATGGAAATGTTGTTCCGCAACAAGGACAGAGTGATAGGCTCGGACGAACGTGGCGTTTTGTTTAAGAAGAAGAATGGAAACATTCACCACTTTTCTCACGCTAGCTGTTTTGCTATGGAGGCTTTCATAGAGATATTGGAAGAAGCAGAGAGTGCCGGGGACATAACTTTCGATGCTCTTCAAATACAGCAACTGATAAAGGCTTTGTACTGGATTCCAGACGAACTGAAGAACGATCATCAGGGAATAGGTTTCGGAGAACTAATTGACTGCCTGCTCTGCATTTTTAGCAACTCTCTGATAAACGAGTAGGAACTATCGTAATGATAGCTCTAATAGTTTCATCATTTAATTAGCATATGAAATATAAGATTGAATTTAACTATCGTTACGGTAAAGACTATGTATACTGTAATGAGTACCATGAAGATGAGCGGTTCATACAGCCACTTAATTCTAATGGTAAACCCTTATGTACTATTGCAAAGACTAATATAATATCTATTAGAGAATGCAAATAACGCCAACGCTATAAAGATTGGCAAATTTAAGATTGCACATGAAGATTGAACGCTGAAGCATGTGGTAACTAAAAAGGAGAGATCTAGTAGGTTCAAGGTAGTTCCGCTTAGTGTTTGCCTACTAAGTATCACTACACGGTCAGATGGGAGAAGTATTTACACTATCGTCCTTTGGAAGACTGACATTTAAAAAACTCAATAACTTCCCAAGACATTGAGGGCACCAGTTTCTTATTGAAAAGCAAAACTATATCGTAAATTCGATTGATTAGTTCAAAGATGAACGAAAAGGATTTAAAGCCTTTGTCAATTGATGCCGTATAATGCTATAAATATAAGTTTTAGGTGTAAAATGCAAAAAAAAAAATTTAGATTATGGAAAACTTAACAAACTCAGCAATCAAATGTAAAACGGTTAGAATTTACCCTGAAGACGCAGAAAGACTTTATGGGAAATCTAAAGGTAATAGAACTATTAATAGAAGTAGGGTAACTGAATACGCCAACCTGATGGCATCTGGAAAGTGGGAATTAAATGGAGAATCCATAATACTAGATGAGAATGGAGACGTGTCTGACGGCCATCACAGACTGTTAGCGTGTATAAAAGCTAACACACCCTTTGATACTATTCTCATTACAGGTGTGCCGAGAAAAACATGGACTACAATAGACCAAGGTAAGAGTAGGTCTATGGGAGATGTATTTGGCATAGCTGGAGTAACAGATTCCTTAGTAAAGGCTGCAATTGTTGGCAAGCACATGTTGCTAAAAGACCAATTAAAGTCATTGGACGAAGGGTCTTACAGTAAACTAAGGAAGAAACACACTCCGGAAGATCTACTGACAATTTACCTTGACAACCGTCTTATATATGATTGTTGCTCATACATTGGTAGTACTGCCGTTAAGAATGGGTTGAAAGGAATATGTGGAGCATCTATTATAGGAGCCGTATCAGCCCTATTAATCATTTCGCTAGAACATCCAGTTAAAACAGTTTCAACATTCTTTGAAATGCTGGCATCTTCTGGGAAACCGATGTACAAGCAGGCTAGAAACATGATTGCTGCAACCAGCAGGAATGTAGAAAAGATTGAAGTAATCAATAAGGCCTGGAACATGTATTGTAACAAAGAGGAAGATGTTACTATAGTAGCCTTCTTCAGATAAAATCCTCTGATGAGTCTTTGAAAATTAAGACGAAACTACCTAGAAATAGGTAGTCAGGATTAACATTAAGAAAATTTACCATGAGAAAGAGATTTAAGATTAACAGATTAGCATCCTCTGATAACTATGAGTTATCTAGAAGAATCCATGCTCAGTATATCGAGAATTGGCATAATGACAATATCGAGACTATTACTGAGATTACAACATCTTTAGTAGTTAATAAACAAAAGTACATAAGAGTATTTGGAGAATTAATTCCGATTTCAGAAGAGGAAATGAAAATCCATAACACCTTAATAATTGTAGAAAAATGAACGAGTTGTTAACAGTTGTTAGATGGGCAATAACTTTGCCTGTATGGTTACTAGAATTTATACTAAAAGGATTAACCTTTGTAGTTCTGGTGTTTGCACTCATCGTTATGGCGATTTTGTTCCCGCTATTCCGATCTACTTGGCGTCGTATGGACAATTCAAGCATATTTAGATATGCAACAAAATGGCAAGGAAATTACCCACTCACAAAAACAGTATTTGAACTATGGCAATAGTAAGAAGAACCACAGAGATTAACAATAATATAATCATGGTGGAAACTATGATAATTGTTGGAGATATAGCGTTGTGTACAATTCACATAAATGGAGAACTTATAGATTATGAAATACTATCTATTGGACGGCTATGGAAAGGTTATTAGACCTTTCCGAAGCTGGTCAGAAGCTGACAAATTTCGTATAACTAGAGGGAGATTAGACTGGAGAATTGTGCCATGTACATAGCAGTATTTATAGTAATAATTATCATGTGGAAAATGATTGAGGATTAATGAAAACAATATTAACTCACACAGGAAAGATTTATGTTGACACTGAGCATAAATTAGAGTTCTTAACCGTAGGAGACTATGGTAAAGAGAACAATATCAAGGCAAACTTCTTGGGTTTAACTAAGGAGATTAACGGAGTGGCTAATACTGAGGTTAACCTAAGTAAGAAGTGGGTTGCGACAATCTCAACTCAGAAAGGTTGCCCTATGAACTGCAAATTCTGCGACGTCCCAAAGTTCGGATTTTATGGAAATGCTTCTATTGAAGACATGGAAAGACAAATCCGAACTATTATAGAGAACGAAAGTGTGCGATACACCGAAAGATTTAATGTACACTTTGCAAGAATGGGAGAACCGACTTGGAACCAAGACGTGTTAGCATTTGGAATAGCCCTTAAAGGAGTAGTAAGAAGATGCGGGTTACGAGCTGACACAGTACATCCAGTAGTATCTACTATGCTTCCGAGAGCTAATACAAAACTGGAGAATTTTCTTCATGTTTGGTGTAGCATTAAGAATGACTTGTATGGAGGAGAAGCAGGTCTTCAGTTATCCATCAACTCCACAAGTGATAAGCAGAGGCTAGAGTTATTTGACTCTAGGAGTCTTTCATTATCTGCAATATCCAAAATTGCTGACAAGTTACCTATGCCTAAGGGCAGAAAGTATACTTTAAACTTTCCAGTAACCGCACAAACTATACTCGATGCAAAGGAATTGACAAGTTTATTTGACAAGGATAAATTCATTGTTAAAATAACTCCAATACATGAGACAGCATCGGCCATCGAGAACGGGTTTGAAGTTACTGGTTATTCTGACTACAATGTTTACCGCATGTTTGAACAGCCATTATTGGAAGAAGGCTGGGATGTAATAGTATTTGTCCCATCCAAGGAAGAAGATTCAGACAGAATCACATGCGTTAATAGCAGAAGAACATATTTAACAATTATTAACTAAGAAGAACGTAGTTCGCTGTATATAATAGCGAACACGATGTCCCGTTAGCTCAGTTGGATAGAGCAACAGCCTTCTAAGCTGTGGGTCGAAGGTTCGAATCCTTCACGGGATACTAACAATTAAAAAAATAAAGATATAGTATTATTTATTTACCTTTTGGGAGTGTTGTCATCGTGGTTTCTGCTTTATGTATATGAGAGAAACCAATACAAAAAAGAAAAAGTCTATATCTTCACGCTATTAGATTTGGTGCTATCTTTAGCGCTTTCTGCTGCCTCTTGGCTTGCGGTAGCATTACTCTTATGCACTATATCTAATAAGATAGTTCTTATTAAGAAAGAATGACCTCGTAGCTCAGCTGGCTAGAGCACCAAACTTTTAATTTGGGGGTCCTGCGTTCGAGTCGCAGCGGGGTCACTTTAATAGTTTTCTTAAATTTCTTTTTTTTTGTAGTAAGTATCTGTTGTGAAACAGGTGCTTATATCTGGGTATGGTGGAGTTGGTAACACGCTGCATTTGGGATACAGAGATCGCAAGTTCGAACCTTGCTATCCAGACAAAAGAAGTAATCATCATTCGCTAGAATAGTATAGTCTTACGATATAAGAACTATAGGGTGCCTATCTAGAAAGAATCCCTGATTACTCCAATTAACAGAGGTAAATTTCCTTAAAATTGTTACCACGCATTGCGGCTATTAGCTACTAGAGGACTTGGGATGCTAAGAGGAAGAATTGTAGTAGCTATGTTAATTAGAACAAATCTGTTAATTGCTTTACGGGATAGCGCCAACGATGGTGAGTTGGGACGGACTGTAAATCCGTTGCCTTTAGGCTTAGTAGGTTCGAATCCTACCTATCCCACTAGTATTTAAATTTTAAGAATATGGACGGAGGAGAAATTAGCATTATATTGATTTGCGCTATACCAGTTGTAGCAATAATCTGCGGAGCTATAAAAGAATGTTTTCGTATTAAATATAACAAAGATGATAAGAATTTCTAGAATTATAGCTAAAGAAAGAATTGCAGATTTACTAGACCTTAAGTACGTGTCTAAAGTAGAACTAAGGCAGGGAAAACAAGGATTCAAAAATCCTGCAATTTGCAGAGTAGAAATCTATCTCCAAGTAGATGATGATACATCATACTTCAACAGTATAATGAATAATATTGTTGAATGGGGAAAGAAGCATAATTGTAACACAGCTGTTACTACAGCAAACATGGCTCTCTATGATAGGTTCATTAAGGAATCGGCATTTGATGATTTTGATTATCCTATGCCGAGAAGATACAAGGACCTATGTAATGTGTATTCCGGTGAATATTTTAAACTATTTAATAGAAGAAAGATATAATGGAAGATAAGTATGAAGGATTATCTGACGAAGAACTTAAAGAAATCTTCGAAGATGACCAAGCTGACTATTGGATAGATTATTATGAATCTGTCTATGAATAATTAAAGGGATTGTAACCGGTAATTGGTAGCCGCGCAGACTGTAAATCTGCTCTCTTTTGAGACTGGAGGTTCGAGTCCTCCCAATCCCACATTAACTTTAAAAAACAAAAAAAATGTACTCTTACAGAAAAGATTACTATGTGTGTATTATGGGAGAGCATGTAGTAATAACTTCGAATCCAAATTCTCACTTTACTAACAGTAAAGATATGAATGATATCAACAAAAGATATCTCTATAAAGAAGGACAGAAGATTCTTACTCCCTTTGGTATTGAAACCATTAAAGAAATCATCAGAGACTACAGTACTCAATATGGACACGAGTGGTTAATAATGGTAGAAGAGAATGGAAATCAATACAAACCGTGCGAACTGAATGGTATAGTAGTAAAAGAACTGACACTAGAAATGTGGGAGCAAATAACTAACTAATATGGCAGTACTTTTTTGGTCATTTTTGATATGGGCAATAAGCTCTCTTGTGGATGCTAGCTATATGTCACGAAGATTGAAAGAACCCACTGCAGCCAGGCTAGCAGTAACTCTCATTCCTGTTGTAAATACCTTATTTGCTCTTACAGTAATAATATTTGCATTTGGGATTGGAAGAATTAGAAGGATTGAAATAAAATCTATAATTAAAGAATTTAAAGACATAAAAAATGACAACTTATGAGTATGGAGAAGGATACTTGCCAGAAATCTGGTACTAGTGTAATATTCCAAAAAGAAATTAAACAGTGTAGAGAGTGTCCACACTGTTTAATTGCTCCTGACCCAGATCCTAATGACTGGTTCAATGATGATGACGAGAAAGCACTCTGTAAAGAGTCTAAGAATAAACTAATTGAAGGAATGTTAAGACCTTACGAAAAGGTTTGCATTCCCGATTGGTGTCCATTAAAAACTAATAAATAAGATGAACGGAATTAAAACAAAAGCTTGCCTTGAAGTAACTTTAGAACAAGCACGTAAATGGTATGAGAGTGGCAATGAAGACTTGAAAAAATTAGCTCTTACCGCTTTTAGTGAAGAAGTTCTAGTCCCTTCTCTTGGAGAAATATTAGAATCTGAAAAGGATTGGGATGTGCTATTTTTACCTTTAGGGATATCAGAGCAAACTAAGTCTCTAATTTGTCTACAAATAGTAGCTAATTACTTAAACAATGGTTGGAATAAAACAGAGAGTAACAGCGGTTATTTCCTTGGAAGGGGTTCTTCTCTATCTGGAAAGACGGAAACTGATATAAAAGGAGTGTACGTCGTTATGCATCAAAACGCAAAATATCCAGGTGTTGTTTATTTTAGAACTGTAGCTGATGTACAGAAAGCGGTGAAGATACTAGGAAAGAAGTTGCTGCCGCTATTCGAATAATTTGATGGTGTTATTAGTTCAGTTGGTCAGAACGCTACATTGTGGCTGTAGAGGTCAGCGGTTCGAATCCGCTATAACACCCAAACCATGTTTTATTAAATATTATAACAAATGAAAAGAACTATTGAAATTGAATGTCCAGATGGCTACAAGCCTATCTACAATGCCAAAACAGGTAATGTTGAAATTGTTCCAGAGAATATTATGGGACGAATAAAGACCTATGAGGACGCTAGAGACTATCTTGGGTACTTATTTAATAGTGAAATCCATTACACTGAATCTGTAAAGGCTCTAGCTAAGTTGCAAACAATTCTGGATGCGCTGAACGAAAAGCACAAGTTCAATCTGCTGACTGGAACTGTATGGTATCCTTGGGTTCGGTTCTTTAGAATGAAATCAGTTCCGAAGGATGCAGAGGTCATTGGTCACTTCCGTTATCAGGGCGAGAAATTCGCGTTGGCGGGCGGCCGCGCGGCTGATGGCGGCGGTGCGGGTCTCGGCTATTTCAATTCTAACGGTGGCGTCGGCGCTGCCTATTCCTTTGTCGGGATGCTAGCGTGCAAATCTGAAGAAATTGCCAAATACGTATCAACCCAGTTTGGAAAGCTAGTGTTCGATGCTTGTTTTGCAAGACATTTCAAGGGTGAAGAATTTGAATGGTTAGACTAAAATTCTAAAAAAAAATGAATAAGAAATACTTGAGAAAAGAAGACATTAAGTCTGGAATGTTGGTAGAGTACTGTGGTGAGTTATGTCTTGTAGTTGGAAGTACAAGCAGTCTGTGCCTTTGTGGAGTAGATCACTGGTGCCCAGTAGAGGATGTAGAAATGTGGAGGATAACTAGGGTGTACGACCGTACACATCCACGTGATGCTCGTAAACTAGAGATTGGAGATAGACAACTTGTCTGGGAAGGAAAACCAGTAGTAGAGCTTACTCTAGAAGAAATTGCAGACAGACTTTTCATTCCAGTTGAACAACTAAGAATCAAAGACAAAAAATGAAGAAATTCTTTATACTTATGCTTGCTATGCTCTGGATGAGCGTAGCAGCTTTTTCTCAGATAACTATCTCGCAAGAAGATTATGATAAGTTGCCTGGAGAAACTAAGACCCAAATTGAGAAACTTACTACAGAGAAAGCTGTAAAAGGCGAAATCAAGGAAGTTTCTGAGTATGCAAATCTTGGCAAGGAAATTGGCGTAGCAGTTAATGAAACCTTGAAAGCAGTAGAAGATTCCGCTATAAGAATAGCAGATTCTAGTCTAGGGCAGACAGCAATAACTATTGTAGTATGGAAACTTCTTTACAAAGAAATAGCTGGAGTTATAGTAGGCATACTCCTATTAGGAATATCCTTATTTATGCTTCTAACTGGTCGAGGCAAACTATCTAAAAACGATGAGGATGCTGGAGGTTGGATAAGTGTAGTAGGAGGAGCAGTGTTCTTCATAGCTTCAATGATTTGTATATTTGGCTGAGGAGCAGTCCAGGCTATAGGCTGGTGTATTCTAGCTATATTCTGTGTATTAGTGCTTCTTTGTATGATTCTTGGCTAGTCGTAAGACTAGCTTTTGGAAGGGTGGCAGAGTCAGGTTTAATGCAACGGTCTTGAAAACCGTCGGGCGGTAACACGTCCCCAGGGTTCGAATCCCTGTCCTTCCGCAAATACGTCCGTACTCAAGTGGTTTAAGAGGATAGTCTCCAAAACTATTATTCCTAGGTTCGAATCCTAGCGGACGTGCTATGGAGACAAAAATTTGCAGTAAATGTAAAAAGGAAAAGCCTGTTTCTGAGTTTGGAAAGAATAAGGCCAAGAAAGACGGATTGCAGGCAGAATGCAAAGAGTGTAAATCTGCCTATAATAAACTTCATTACCAGAAGAACAAGGAGACTTATCTGGCAAAAGCTAGAGAAAGTTCGAAAGAATGTGAAGATTACATTAGAGAAATAAAATCTTCTTTGAAATGTTCTATATGTGGGGAAGACAGATGGTGGGTCTTGGACTTTCACCATGAAAATCCGGATGAAAAGGAATCATGTATTGCTACCTTAGCCCACAATGGTTCTAGGAAAAAGATGGAGGAAGAATTAAAGAAATGTATAGTTCTGTGTGCAAATTGTCATAGAGATATACACTTTAAAAATAAAAACAAAGATTAAAAAAATTATGAAAAGATTAGTAATTGTTTTATTAGGACTTACGTTGCTATATAGCTGTGGTCCAGTACCAGAGTCAAAAGCGACTATGAGCGCTCCAGACGGGATTATTCCGTTTGATAACGCAGTTCACTTCAAGTACAAGAATCATCAGTACATTAAGTTTGTTGAAGGATCTGGACAGTATAAGATTTCCGGAGTAGTTCACGACCCAGACTGTAAATATTGTAAGAGATGAGCAACGTATATTATCTTTTGGCAGCCATTTCATACGGCATTTTTCTAGTTCAATTTATTCTATCTTGGTTTGGTGGAGACACTGACTTAGATGTTGATTTAGATGGAGAACTAGACATGGACGTGAGTGATATTGTTTCTTTTAAGGGACTGATCCATTTTATAATGGGAGCTAGTGGATGGCTTTGCATTAAGCAGTCTATATCTCATTCTGTAGAATGGTACGACTATCTAATCGCACTAGTGTGCGGTATTCTTTTTGTGGTTATACTTTACTACTTATATAAACTTTGTTTAAAACTCCAGCATCAAGTTATTCCAGAAGAAGGCGAAGCCTTAGTCGGAAGAGTTGGATTTGTCTCAATCCCTAATGAGCTTCCTAATTCCCATTCTATCTTATTAATAGAGATAAATGGAATGTTGCAGGAGCTTCCGGCCTATCCAGAGGATAGTAACAAGTCCTTGAAAGGCGGACAGAAAGTGAGAATTTCTAAATTTGAGAATGGAAAATATTATTTTAACTAAAAAGAATTTTTAAAAGACGACAACAGAAACTCTTATTGTGGCGGGTGTAATTGTACTACTGGCGGTATTAACTTTTATCGGACTATTGTCTCGGTATCGTAAGTGTGCCAGTGACGAAATCCTGGTAGTATTTGGTAAGGCTGGTAAGAAGAAGGTAATTAATGAGAAGACTGGAAAGTCCGAAGAAGTTATTCTGCCTTCTAAAATCATTCACGGTGGCGGTACCTTCGTGATGCCAGTAATCCAAGACTGGGCTAAAATGTCGCTGAAACCAATCCAGATTCAAGTAAATGTATCAGGTGTATCTAGTCAAATGATTAAGGTAAACATTCCTGTAACATTAACTACTGGTATTGGAACCACGCAGGTATTAATGCAAAATGCTGCAAGTAGATTCTTAACAGCTAAAACTTCCGAAATCTCAGACCAAATCAAGGATATTCTCATTGGTGAAGTGAGAAGCTTGATGGCTACAATGACAATTGAGGAAATCAATGCTGACAGAATCAAATTTATCGGTAAGGCTAAGGAGAATATTGAAAGCGAACTCAACAAGGTAGGTTTCAGTATTATCAACATTAACAATGCCGATATTTCTGACGATGCAAACTATATCAAGAATCTTGGACAGAAAGCTGCAACTAAAGCTCTCGCTCAGGCACAAGCTGACATTGCAGAAGAGAAAAAGAAGGGAGATATTCAGATTGCAGAAACCAACAAACAGCGTGAAATTGCTGTAGCTGATGCTGAAAAGGAACGTGAAACTACTGTTGCGCAAACCAAGCAAGAGCAGGAAGTAAAGGTTGCCGAAATCAATCAGGAGAAGGAAATTAGACTTGCCGAGGCTGAAAAGAACAAACAATCTGGTGTTGCTAACCAAAGAGCAGAACAGGTTGCTAACATCGCAAGAGCTAATACTACAGCAGAATCTGAGAAAGCAAAGGCAGAAGCAGAGAGAATCGCTGCTTTGGCTAAAGCACAATCAGAAGCTGATTCTAGCAGAGCCGAATCTGAGTCTATAGCTGAAGCTAACGTAGCTAAAGCTAAAGCTCAAGCTGATGCTAAGAAAGCAGAAGCAGAAGCTGAAAAGCAGACTCGTATTGCTCAAGCTAAACAAAAGCAGGTAGCTGAAACCGAGAAAGCTGTCAACGAGCAGGAAGCTGCAGTTGCCAAGTATGAATCAGACAAGCGTGTAAAGGCAGCCGAAGCTGATAAGATTGCAGGAGTAGCAGAGCAAAATGCTACAATTGAAGTCTCTAAAGCCAAGGGAGAAGCCGAGAAAGCTAAGGCTGAAGCTGAGAAAGTAGCTGGCACTTCTAAGGTTGAAGCTCAGATGGCGGTTGCTAAAACGGAGCAAGAACGCCAGGTGGAAGTTAATGAAGCTAAAGCTAAGGCTGAAGAAGCTAAGCTGAAAGCTGCAATCATTATTCCGGCTGAGAAAGCTAAGGAGAAGGCTATCATTGATGCAGAAGCTGTAAAGCAAGAAGCAATTCTTAAAGCAGAAGCTAAGGCTGCTGAAATTCTGAAAGAAGCAGAAGCTAAAGCAACGAAGTTGCAACTTGAAGCAGAAGCTGAAGGTACAAGAAAGAAACTGCTTGCTGAAGCAGAAGGTAAGAGAGCATCATTAATGGCTGAGGCTGATAAAGTTCAGGCTATTGAAATGGCTCCTGCCTTGGCAGTCCAGAAGATGATTGAATCTGGCTTGACTCCAGAAATGGTAGTTCAGTACAAGACAGTTGACCAGTTGTCTGGTATTGCTGAAGCATCTGCTAAGATGTTTGAACACGTTCACCTTGGACAGGTTACTGTTTATGGTAACGAGAATACCGCTGGTAATTTCATGGCTAAAACGGCTGAAAGTCTGAATCCTGCATTCGATCTGCTCCGCTCAATTCCTTTCGCTGACACCGTTAAGAGTGTATTGGGAAAGAATCAGATTGAGAGCAAAACAACTGAGTTTGAAGAAGTGAAGTAATTCACAGCAAAGGGGCTTTACAATTCTCTAGTAAAGTATAACAAAAGCCCCTTTGCAATCTGGAGGTATGGGTGAGTGGCTTAAACCACCGTCCTGCTAAGACGGAGGGCCTACGGGTCCCGCTGGTTCGAATCCAGCTGCCTCCGCTAAATAAATAATAGTATGGAAGATAAAATTAGAATATTCGCATCATTACATGAGCCATTTATGGATATGTTATTAGATGATACGTGGCTTACAGAAGAACCCATTTCTTTGGAAGAAACAAAAGCTTGTTGGATGTGGGCTGTAGCTATAGGAGAAGAAGTTGTCTCCGTTGAGGACTTTGAAACTGTATTTAAATTTTCTTTGCAAGATTTAACTAACTGGTGGAACAAAAATGTGTTAGATTTGAGTATCTAATTACATGGGACGATAGCTCAGTAGGTAGAGCGCTGGACTGAAAATCCAGGACGATAGCGGCAGTTCGATCCTGCCTCGTCCCACATATTGTGTGTTTTTCATGGTAAATAAGGACTTAATGGTTCGTGAGAATAGCTAAGTCAAAATTGGGCTATGGTGTAATGGTAGTCACATCAGATTTTGGTTCTGAGAGTCCAGGTTCGAATCCTGGTAGCCCAACTAAATACAGCTTCGCTAGGGAGACCTAGCCTTGCATACCAAGAGGCGGTAAAGTCAGCTGAATAAATCCGTTGAGGTATTACCTAGTAATAATCTAAAGCTAGCTAAAGAATAACTAGGAACATAAGGGTAGTAAGGCTGTATTTCTAAATTATATAATTATGGATAAGAAGAATTATAGAAAAGTAGTTAAAATCTGTGAGAAAGGCAGATGTAAAGTGAGAGAAAATTCATTTGGAGTTTGTTGGTGTGTAAGATGTGGTAAATTACATTCTGATGCTCCAGCTAAGTTAAAACCTGAAGAGCAAATCATAGTAAAATGAAAGTAATAATTAATAGCTGTTTACTTACAGAGCTACTGAAGAACTTCCAAACTTCTCTAGATAATATGAGAGTTATTGGAGAGACATATTCTGTAGAAGATATGAATGAGCTGGTTGAGGAGTTTTCTAAGTTTAATATAAAGCCTGATGATATTATTGGTAAAACTATAATATTTAAATGTTAATCAATAAGTGCTTATGCTTAACGTAACTTCTTTCAATATTGGGGAGATAACTAGTAAAGTATCTCTAAATACACCTAGCACTGGAATAATTCAGAAATCTCATCCTAGAAGTAATTTTACTAGATTCCATGCTAGGTCGCCAAGAGCGGAATATGTACTTTCTGACTTTCCTAGACTAACTAAGGACTCTTCACGTAAACTCGTAGTACTACAAATCATGGTATTTGGAAATGATGAACTATTAGTAGAATACGTTTATGAGGAAGACTTATTAGAAAGAGAATAAGAAACTTATTTAGGGCCTGTAGCTCAGTTGGTTAGAGCACCTGACTCATAATCAGTAGGTCGTCGGTTCAAGCCCGGCCAGGCCCACAAACCTAAAATGAAAAAATATGAAATATCAGTATTTTGGATTATTTTTATCTGAGGAAGATAGAAATGCACTTTTACGTGTTATCATTGATAATCCTATTATATGTGACTTAGTCTTCCAAAGAGGAAGTACTTTGTATTTAGATCATTGTACTTTACTCCATAAGAATCAGAATGATTCAGAAGTATACAATGCCTTAATGGATCGTATTATGAGCAATTACAGTGATAATTACAGAATGGTAGTACAGGGAATAGGTATCTCTAATAAAGCTATAGCTTTCAAGATTGCTATAGGAGATTCAACATTACCTTGTGCTAATGCTAAACCTCATATTACTGTTTGCACAATTAATGGAGGAAAGCCGGTAGATAGCAACGAAATTGTGAACTGGATTCCTATTACAGAATTCAACGTATACGGAAAACTTAAAATGGCGTGATATGTGGAATGAAAATCCCATGAAAATCTATGCTAAGAATCATCCTGGTTGTTCATTACAGGAGTATTGTGAATACCTAGATGGAGAAGAGCAGAAAAGGAAGGATGCCAAAAGGGCAGAAGATGAGGAAAATGAAAGAATTCTAAAAAGTTATGTAGGCAAGTGCTTTAGAATAGACTTTAACGGTCAATCCTTTATGTATTTCAGATTATCTAAAGAGTTTGGTAATCATACCACTGTGAATGAGGATTGTTATGAAGTCTATATAAGTTCTAATGAAATTAGGATTAGTTATTCTAAGCAAAGGGCAGTGAATGTATATTGGGTTTTTCCTAAAGACCCATATTATAGTAATTCAGTGCGTAAATGCGAGATGATTTCTGATGAAACTTTTGATAAAATACGTAATTATTACGAGGAAATGATTAATATGGCTCCTAAAATAAAAAGTATGGAGCTGTAATTGTTGGGGTAGTGGCGGAATGGTAGACGCGCTAGACTTAGGATCTAGTGCCTTCGGGCGTGAGAGTTCGAGTCTCTCCTACCCTACACTTTTATTTACTAAAAATATGAGAGAATTAAGTGAAATTGTTCAAGAATTGGTAGAAAATAGCAACTCCATGAATCAAGTTGATTCAAAAACTGCTATACAGTATGTTGTGGAGGCCTACGAGTCCGGAATGGACAAAGCTCGCAACCTAATTAAAAATTCAGAGGATTCGTACTAATGACACAGGAAGAATTAGAAGCTAGTCTCCCATCACGTCTAGATGCCCGAGCGGTCTAAGGGAACGGTTATAAAAAATAAGAAATATGAATAAATACCCAGAATTTTCTAAGGAAGAAATAGAACACTTTGTTAAATAGTGTTTTACATTTTCTGATGTTTGTCGTCTTATGTAGAGGCCAGCAAATTCAGGAAATATAAGAGTAATTCATAAGAAATTGGATTCTCTTAATATAGATTATTCCCATTTTAAAGGCTAGGGATGGAACAAAGGAACTTCTTAGCCTTCTTAGCCTTCTCAGAAGAAAATACCTATAGAAGAGATTCTAGTTGAAAACTCAACTTATTAGAATACTGATAGATTAAAGAAACGGTTAATTTCTGAGGGATATAAGACGTGTAAATGTGAAATATGTGGGATAACATAGTGGAACAATAAGCCTATTTCTTTGTAGTTACACCATATTAATGGTATTAGTAATGATAATAGAATAGAGAATCTGCAAATCCTTTGTCCTAATTGTCATTCCTAGACTGAAAATTATGGCAGTAAAAATATTAAATAACCGTGTTTCGTGGGTTCGAATCCCACTCTAGATTCTACACCAATCTTATTTGCTTATGGATAGAAAATTGAGAAGAGAACTTTCTAAAAGAAAGTGGATTTCTAGGGCTAAAAAGGTCTATGATTCTTGCGGAAGGTTCTATATTCCTGTTAATGGAATTAAAGCTACTGTAAAATACAATGTTCCTATTTTTAGGAATAAAGCATTGAGAGTTTGCGAATCAATTACAGATTTTCTAGATGGTTCTAAGTATGCTAAAATGCTAAAAAATTGTACTTCTCCTTATAGAAGTAAAATGATGCAATACGAATACAAGAAAGAGAATAGAAAAGATAGATACAAAGCTAAGAAAGATATTCAGGAGGGTATTCAGGAATATGAATCCAGAGATAATCTTTCTTGCTCGTCATGTATATTTTATGACGGAGGTCTATGCGAAAAAGGATTATTAACAGTGGATAATTGTCCAGAATATTGGGATTAATTATGGATACGTATATTAATGGAAATTTGGTTAGGAGAGTTTTAGCTTATAAAACTAGAACTAATAGGTATTGGGAACACTATGTGTATGATTCCTCTGTTTTCTTTTTCTGGAAGAGGCACCACGACTATTGGTACAATTGTCTATATCTTGGAGAGTGTTTTACTGAAGAAGAAATGATCGCAGAATTAGACCCCAAGAAGGACTTCTTTAAAAATGGGGTAGTATATACTAAACCTCACATAGTTTTTGAATTAAGCGATGAATGTGATGAGGTTCTGTATTTCGAAACTAACAATGAAATGGCTGAATATCTGGAATCATTCTTGGACAGATACGGAACTTCTTTTATATTTATAGAATAAATACCTTTATCCCAGTTTAGAGCTTAGCTCAGATAGTGAAGGACAGTAGCTATTGGTTAAAACGAGGTGGAGTGCCAGACGAAAGACTGGAATTAACATAGTTTAACTTTGAATCTCTGACTATGCAGAGTATTATTATGGCAGAATTGATTTTCTTAGCTAATGGAAGATGTGACTTGAAAATGCACGCACCTATCAAAAACTTTAAAAGAGTTGAGGTAGTAAAGCACAAAAGAAACTTCTTCAAGGTGTTCGTTGACCGCAACGACAGCGTTTATGACGTGAAGCGTTGCACAGTTATCACATGGAAAACCGTAGACAACGGTAAAAGAAAATTGAATGTTCCAGACAAAGTTGAGGAGGTACGCGATGCCAATCTCTTCGACAAAATCAAGGGAAATCCATTCAAGATCGCACTTACTAAAATAATTGGCGAAATTGAAGCCCAAGAATTACTACATTCGTAGTAGCGTTTAGGAGAGTATCGTATAACTCTCCTCAATGCAGATGTGGTGTTAATGGTTTGAGCACGTCAGACTTCCAATCTGAAGGGGAGAGTTCGAGTCTCTCTATCTGCACATTTGTAGGTATAGCACAACGGTTAGTGCATCGGCTTGCCATGCCGAGGATGTGAGTTCGATTCTCATTACCTACTCAATATTCCGATTTAGCTCAGTCTGGTTAGAGCGTCCGCATCCAAAACATCAGCGGGAGGTCAGGGGTTCAAATCCTTTAATCGGAACAATCTCGGTGTACCAGAGTGGTTTAATGGCTAGGACTGCAAATCCTTAGTTCGTCAGTTCGAATCTGACCACCGAGTCAATATAGTGGAGTAGAGAAGCTGGTCATCTCGCTAGGCTCATAACCTAGAAATCGTCATAAACGGTTCGAATCCTACCTCCGCAACTAAACTCCTTTTGTGGCTCTGAATTAGATTAATTATTAACAATTTTAAACTTTAATGTTATGAAAAAGGTAATTAATGTTGTGAAGAAAGCTGCTAAGTGGTATTTTGAACAGAGTTCTAAAAGCTACACATGGTTAGTTTCTGGAACTATCCCACCTCCCTATAGAGGATTTGAGTAAGAAATACTACTAGAGGTAAGTACCAAAGGGGTACTTATCTATGTCGTGGAGAGAAATTAACTATTGGGGTATAGTTCAAAGGTCAGAACTTTTGACTGTTAATCAAAGAATCATGGTTCGAGTCCATGTGCCCCAGCTATTAAAAAGTAATATTATGAATAAGAGAGAAGTTATGTTCTGCTAGATTCACGGAGAAACTGAATTTGCAGAGCGAAAAGATGGTAATAGAACCAAATGGAAATGTCTTAAATGTGAAGCAGAGGCAGTATAGAGAAGAAGAGATAAAGTAAAACTTATGTCTATTGCTTACAAAGGTGGAAAGTGTCAATGTTGTGGATATAACAAATATGTTGGGGCTTTGGAGTTTCACCATATTAATTCAGAAGAAAAGGACTTCGGAATATCCGCAAAGGGTTATACACGTTCATGGAAACGTGTTAAAGAGGAATTGGACAAATGTATACTAGTCTGCGCCAATTGCCATAGAGAAATTCACGGAAATATTATTCCATGTCCTACTGAATGTATTAGTGATGAAACTGCCGCATTAGAAATTTCTAAACAGGCTGAGAAATAAAGAGCTTTTTGCTGAATCCTCCTAGTAATATTAATCCAGCAAATTCCAAGTTGATGTGAGGAAGAGAGTAACTTGGACGGTAGCTAGCACTGTAGTACGCAATGGTGGGATAGAAACGGCTAGCACCCACTTTAACTTTTAATATTAGATTATGCATCAATGTGATTATTGTTGTTGGTATTACAACGGAAGTTGTGATTGTCCATATGTAATGAAGAAACGCTCGTGCGAGAAAGCCTTAGAAGCTCAAAGTAAAGATTGTTCTGGCGACCCTTTTTATTCGTGGAATAGAGATAATAAAAGAGCAAGGGAACAGGAGCAGATAAATGCCTATAGGGCTGAACATGGGCATGGATGGTGATCCTTGCTAAATCAAAACCACTATAATGAAAATATCCTAACCTGGCAAGGTAAAAATCCGTTCGAGGTTTAAGTTGAAGCCAGCCCTTGCGTAACAGTCCTATAGACTGTGGTATAAAAACTTATCTGGTGTTGTTAAGTTGCGGAATCTTAACAGTGGAAATTTTGTAAAGGTTTTGACCAACCAAAAATAAAACTGATGTCAGTTCCTTAGCTCAGTTGGATAGAGTATCTAACTACGAATTAGAGGGTCATGTGTTCGAATCACATAGGAACTACTAAAATTAATTATTATGATTGGATTTGTAGAATATTTGATTAGTAAAGGTTATAAACCTTATCGTAAGGTAATGACTAAGAAAGGATCTTCTTACATAGAAGATAACAACATTGGATTTTATTCTTCTATGTCTGAATATATAGACCTTCGTCTTATTAAAGGCAATGTGGAAATTGTGTATGGGTTACACGAACGAGGACATTCTCCTACTCTTATCTATCCTAGACCTGAGGGTGTAGTTAGTGATGCTGACATGGATAGAGTCTTTTTAAGTTATTCCTTTGAAGAAATCCTTAATATGATACAAAAATAAGTGAATGGGCCGTTAGCTCAAATGGCTAGAGCGCTGGTTTTGCACACCGGAAGATAGGGTTCGAGTCCCTGCGTGTCCACATTTATTGCGAGATGATAGCAGTTGGTAGCTAGTCAGGCTCATAACCTGAAGGTCGTCGGTTCGAGTCCGACTCTCGCAACTTAAGTTTATTAACTATAAAAATTAGATCATGAATTACAAAAATCTTACAAAAGAAGCTCTTCCGAAGGAATTTCAGGAGAGAATTGAGCGTTTTAATCGCTTATTCAGTAAAGCTGGTGACGGCACATTTGAGGAGAATGAATTGTTCGGTTATGAGATGGCTTGTATAAAGCAGGCTTTATCGTTTGCCGAATACTTCAAGGAAATGAGCTTGGAAGAGTGCGAAGAATTTTATAGAAAATTCCCTAGCCTGTTCGAATTGATTGAAGAAATCAAAAATAAGCTTCCCTACTATGACAAGGGACATAGTGGAAATTCTATGAATATGAGTTGGATGCTTTACAGATGCTATAAGGAGAAGCCTGAGCTAGTTCCCTATATGCACGGATGTTTAGCAGAGCTTGTTGGAGACCAAGGCTATCACGATAATCGTTCCGATGTTCCTGAGCTATGAGTGTGATACAACAGGTCTATCTTGCTGAATCCGACTATTCCATTTATATAAAAAGGAATTAAAACCTGATGAGGAGAATCAAAATTCTGGTGAGATTACTATAAACGGTAATCCCACTAGATTAGAAAGAAAGGAACGTTATCATATTGATAATGGAATGCTTATTACTGACAATTACCATATCCTATGGACTTTATCATTAACTTTTTACAAGCTAATGGTTGTTTCGAACAGAAGGATGGTAAGATGTATGTTGTATTAAAGGAAGTAGAATTTAAACCTAATTACTAATGTTATCTATATTATTCTCAGAATTTAAGGAATGGGGTTGTCCTAATTGTGGATGTGATTCTGTGACCAGTGGTTGTTTCTCTTGCGGAGGAGTTACCTCTGGAACTTGCAGACATTGTAAACTAACATTCGAAATAAGAAGTGATAACGGAAAAGGCATAGTGCAATATGGCTCTCATCCAGAGAATCCTTCTGATCCAAATTCGGAATCCGTAATGGAGTATGCTCATCGTATTGCTCATCCTAGGTCCGGTGTTTCTGCCTGGCATTGGGAACCCAAAGACATTCGTCCAGAGGAAGGAGAATACTGGAGTTCTAGAGGTGTTGGATATGATTTATCTGGATTCGTAAAAACTAAAGCTGCTGGTGAACGTATATTAGCTATGGTGCATGAGGTTTTGGGAACTGATAAGTGTGAGACTTATTTAGACTATAGACCTAGTGAACCAACTTGGATTCAATTTAAGTTCCAGTCTAGCGAGTTTGACTTAGAAAAGTTGGATAAGCTATCTAGAGAAGCTGATAGAGTAGTTACTAAGGAAATATTAAAACAGTGTTTATATGGCAAAAGTAATTAATAAGACAATCACAACACATCTTACAAATATGAAAGATGGAGATGTAGCTGAGATTGTAAATTGGTTCTGTGACGAGGAAATGGAGCCTGGAACTATAGTTCAGAGGTACGGAGATGCTTTAATTATCATTGGTGGGCGTAGCGGTCTATGCTATCCTAAGCTGTTTACTGTTGGGGATACGCGTCATTTGCTTACTTGTAAGGTCACAATTTTGCCTCCTGGCTCAACTATAATGCTATAATTTCTTTTCTCCAGTTTTCTAATCAGAGATAAACTGGAACATGGGCCTACTTGGATTTGACAGGCGATTACTAATTATAAGGACGTGTAGAGCGCAATCTCTCTAAACGAAGGAAAACAATAATTGCTACTTATAGCGAAGTAAGAATGGCAGCGTGAGCTGTGGCTAATTAATAGAAATATTAATCGAGTCGGGTTAACGGAGAAGACCTAGAAACAGAAGAGGTGTACAGCAGAAGGATGATAGAGCCACTGTACTTAACTTGAAAGCCAAAGGTTAGTAAAGCTGAAATTCTCCATTGCCTATCTATAGGTTACAAATAGACGTTCTCCAACGTAAATGGAGTGGTAGAGAAGAGACCCCTGGTCCTCTAAGTTTGATAGTTTGTTGTATAGTTAAGCGGAAAGGTGCTAGATGAGTCCGCTTGCAAAGAATCTAGCTCTTCTATGGAAACTATCTAAATGCTAGAACTCACTAGCTGATGTAATAAAAATGAGACGCACGTTATCCTTGTAACAAGGGTTGTTTGGACACGGGTTCGACTCCCGTTAGGTCCACTACTATCGCCCAAAGGACGATAAGTATGGCGAGAGACTTGTTCTTCCAATCGCAATGCCTGAAGTTGCGCACTCTACTTGCGGAGTAGAGTTATAGGGCTATAGCTCAACTGGTTAGAGCACCACACTGATAATGTGGAGGTTATCAGTTCAAGTCTGATTAGCCCTACAAAACCGCCAGCTCACGCGGTATATAAGAAAGGATTGCCGGACTCGCAGGTGTAACGAGATAAATACCTGCATTTTCGAGGCTGTGGTGTAATGGCTTGCATATCACACTGTCATTAAAATTAATTAAACTTATCTGTGAATCGAGAACAATCTCTTAAATTGTATTATGAGAATCCTAACCACTGTAAGGAATGTGGTAAGGTAATCGAAGTACTAGATAATCAGAGGGTCGCAGATGTGAGGAAGAAACAGTTTTGTAGTCATTCGTGTGCTGCTTCTTACAATAATAGAGGTAGGATAAAGCACGATGAAAACAAGATATGTCCTAGATGTGGTAAACCTAAGCATAAAGATTCAGAAATGTGTCGTAGTTGCTGGGAAGAACTTAATGGAATTGGTAACAAAACATTAGGTTATTATACATCTGGGCAGAAGTACTTATCATCTAAATGTCAAGAAATAAGGACTAATGCTCGTAGAGTATTAGAAAGTTCCGAACGTGAGAAAGTATGTCAATATTGTCATAATCATGAATTTGATGCAATACTTGAAGTACATCATCTTAAAGGAATATTAGAATTTGACGAAGACACTCTTATTAAGGAGATTAACAACGAGAATAATTTAGTATGGTTATGTCCGAATCACCATATTATGTTAGAGAAGGGTTTAATTAGTCTGGAGTAATCCAGTTACACCGAGGGTTAGTTCAGTGGTAGAATAGTGCACTGTCTATGCGAAGGTCACCAGTTCGAGTCTGGTACTCTCGGCACTGTGAAGGTTGGGGTTCGAATCCCCCAGTCTCGGCTATATTCCGGATTAGCTCAATTGGCTAGAGCACGTGATTTGTAATCTCGAGGTTGTGGGTTCGACCCCCACATCCGGATCTTTAACTATTAATTAGATTAATTATTTATGACTAGATTAGAAAAGTATTTATTGGCAACAGCTTCTGAAATAATTGAGGCGGAAACTACAGTTTCTCGCTATTTTGTTATAGGTAATGTTAAGGTAAGAGTCTCTGACCATTGGAGTAGAATGACTGACGCAGACCTGCAGGTCATTATTCCTTACAACGGAGGAACTAAATATGTTGTGACTATTAAAGATAGTCCTGGAAAGTTTCTCGTTTGGAATGCAAATCAGATTAAAGATTTTATTCCATCGTTGCAGCTTATAAAAGGAATGAAGACACCTGTACAGATGGGCCCAAAACCTAAGGATTCTGCTGTGCAGAAGATACAACAAGCACTAAGTAACAATACTCCTGCTGAAGGTTGTTTAACTTTCAGTGGAACTCTTGTTGAGAGTACTCTTAAGGACAAACATCTATCTGCAAAACGGAGAGAAGTTCTTAGAAAACCTAAGTCAACTTGGGATGCGTCTCAAGTAGGATGCTTACCAGAAATGGTGAGAATAGATCTAAAACTTAAGTCTTCCGCTTCTATAAATGAAGACGTGCAAATTTTCCTTACATGTACCTCTTTGACTTATATAGAGTTCTTGAACATTTATAAAATAGTAGTTGTAGACAATAATAAAGTCCCAACTATTAAGTTATTGCAAGAGGCTTATAGTCTTATCGCGTAACCAGGATAGCGCCATCATCTAAGGGTTAGGATACAAGATTTTCATTCTTGGCATACGGGTTCGAATCCCGTTGGCGTTACTATGTACCCCAGCAGCGAAAGTTGTTGGGGTATTTTTTGTTTAATAAATTAGAATTAACGAGAAAGACATTTGAATTTGTAAAAATTGGAGGAACCTGGTTCTATTGGTGGCCAGATTTCTGTGGAGACCCAGGAGAGCTAGCTATGGTCAATGGGGCTGACAGTTTTCTTGATTCTATAGATAATAAATTTGTTAGACTACAAATGGTGGATCCATCCGTAGCTAAGATAACCTTATCTAAGATAGAAGAAGACGAGAGTGGAGCTACTTACTTATGTAAGAGCAGGCGCTATAATGATAGAGTTTGGATTTGTCCGGTGACTCTGGAAGTATTTGGAGAATATCCTCAGAATATTTATTTAAAAGAATTATAATGAAAACATTAAACGAGATTTTAGACAATTACAAGGATTATGAGATATTCCTTGATGATCGCTTTGGCGTCAGATTGTCCCAGTTCTTAACTAAGGAACAATTAGAAAAGATAGGTTTCAAATGGGACAGTGAAGAACCTTATCCGGAGCCTAAAGAATGGACTAGAGAAAATATCCTAGCTCAACTTAGAAAAGATGTAGAATTTGGATTTGAAAAAGCTCTAGACCAAAGAGGAATATCAGCTAGCTTGATGTTCTATGTGGTTTTACGCTGGAACCAAGTTCTAGAAGAAGGACTAGAAGACTATTCCGAGGATAATTATCCTATGTACGGGCTTCCTCTATTTAAGGCTACCGCCGAAAAGTATAGTTGGGAAAATCCTATCGGAGACGATAATGGTGACGAAAGTCATTACAACTAAGAATACGATGAAGGATTGTGCCATAGTTAATGTCATTGTAGATGCTTTAGAGGAATACGAAAATAATCTTAGTCATAAGATAAGTATTCTAGAAAGTCGGCTTCATTTTATGGAAAAAGAAAGAGAAGCTATCATAAGGCATCTAGAGGAAGGAAATATTGATTTACTAAAAGAGTACTTTAAAATTGGAAAATGAAGGAGTTCTATTTAATTAAGTTCCGGAATGGCATCCCGTTTATTCTAGGTCAGTATGATACGGAAGAAGAAGCTGTTGAAGCGAGGTATCTTGAAGGCGTGGATTCTAAACTAATGATAGCTGTTGATCTGGATAAACTAAAAAGTATAGAAGCTGACAGAGACTATTACCAAAATATGTGTAATGAGATTTCTAAGAAAGTCAGTATGATAGTATCCTTGTATAAGACCGTCTCCACTATAGAATCTGTAATTAAGAATTATGGTTATCACCACCTCATACGATAAGGATATACTAGGGCATGAGGTAAGAGGTACTAATACTTCTTACTATGGTATCTCCGCACTACAAGCTGTTATTAATCACGATGAGATTCGTGCTGACATAGCTAAATATTTATATAAAGACTGCACAACGCACGAGGGACATGAAGGAATAATTATAGGATTTGAGGACAACAATCAGTTCTTTGATTATTACTACATTGTTTACATTCCTGAACTCAACAAGGTTGAATATCAGCTGTGCAATGATGCAGAATTTACGAAATCTATCAAGATATGAAAAAGAAAGTTTTATTCATCTTGCTAATCAGTATAGTATTTGGTTTTGCAACGGGATACTCGTTGCATCACCTTATCCACTTTAATGAGAAGCAAGATGAAATGGTAATGCTGCCAGAGCATCCATTTTATTTGTTGGAAGAAGTAAATGAAGAGGTACTTTATAATACCTTAGTACATTACGATTTTCCAAGTCCAGCTATTATAACAGCCCAGGCTGTTCTGGAATCTGGCAATTTTAAATCAAAGCTATGTAAAGATAAGAATAATCTGTTCGGACTTTATAACTCTAGAACAATGTCTTACTTTAGCTTTGATAGTTGGATAAGCTGTGTATTTGCTTATAAGAAGTTCATCCTCAACAAGTATAATCCAGAAGAGAATTATTATGTATTCTTGGATAGGATAGGGTACGCGGAGGATTCTCTTTATGAGAGTAAGGTTAAGAAATTAGAACTTGAAATTTCCAATAAGTATGGAAACTCAGAATAGAGAAGTTATTAAGCTTAGAAAGAAAGCTAATTTCAAAATCTTAACCAGACTCGGACAAATTATTGACCAGTATCCTTACCTAAGGTTTCAGCAGATTCTTGCTATTTACAAGATTAGTGAACCTTATGAGGATAAGTTTTATGAAGAAAGTGTAGAAACATTACAAAAACTGGAACATGAATTGGAAAACGGAGGGAGTTAGACTAGGAGCAGTAGCTGCTATGGCGGTAGTTTTATTTGGGATTAAAGAGATACTCGGTTTTGAAACTGCTGCCCTAAGTGGAATAGGCATAATTTTAGTTAATCAAATATTTAATAAAGATCAAAAATGAATTTTCAAGATTTTAAGAAAGATGTAGAGGCTGCTTTCAAAAATATGATTGCAGACACTCTTTTCGTAGCTAATGTAGACAAGGATCTGCTGTGGACTGGATACTTGCTATCGTTTGAGGATGACGATATTAGGCAAGATCATAACTGTAATGCTTGCAAGTCATTTATTAGGCACTACGGTAAGGTAGTAGCTATTGATCCCAGAACCTTCGAAATTAAGACGTTTTGGGATGACGTTCATACTCCTGGGTATGAGAAAACTGCTAAGGAATTAGCTAAACTGGTTAAGGAAGCTGGAATAGCTGACATCTTTATACAGGATGTAAACGAGTTCCATGGATGTGACCATAATATTCAACTTCTTCCAGATGGAACTACTAGAACTTGGACACATCTGTTTGTTCAAATTCCTAACCAATTCAAATTCAATAAGAGAGTTCACAATTTTGATACCGCTCCTGGATATCGCGGCGATGTTCGTGCGAGAAAGGAAGTTCTTCAACGTTCAATCTCGGAATTAACTGATGATTCAGTTAATACTGTAATAGAACTAATTGAAGATAATTCTCTCTACCGTGGACAAGAGTTCTTGAAGGGGCTGCAGGAATTTAGGAGAATAAAGGAGTCTGCCCCTAGGAAGAATCTTTCAAATTTCTGTTGGATGAATTTCAGATCTCCTATAGCTAAGATTAGAAATACGGCTATGGGAACATTGCTTATTGACCTAAGTAATGGAGTAGAACTGGAAAGGGCTGTAAGAGCATATGAGAATATCATGGCTCCTGCTAACTACAAGAGACCTACTGCTCTTATTACCAAGAAGCAAATAGAAGCCGCCCAAAAGAAAGTTGAGGAACTTGGACTAACTGATGCTCTTCCTAGACGTCATGCACATGTAGAAGATATTTCTGTAAACGATGTATTATTCGTAAATAGAGATACTCGTGCTAGAATGAAGGGTGGAATGTTTGACTCTCTTACGGAGACTGCTATGGTAAACCCGAAGGAATTTACTAAAGCTACTGAAGTATCCGCTCAGAAGTTTGTAACTGATATATTGCCAGGAGCAAAGGACGTCTCTATCTTGGTAGAGAATAGGCACATTCCTAACTTTGTTACTTTAACTGCTCCTGAGAATCCAGACGCTAATCAGTTGTTTAAGTGGAACAATAACTTTGCTTGGGTTTACAACGGTTCTGTAGCTGATTCATTCAAAGAAAAGGTTAAAGCAGCAGGAGGTAATGTTAATGGATTCCTAAGATGTTCTCTACACTGGTTTAACTACGACGATTTGGATCTTCATGTAACTGAGCCTGGTGGTAGTGAAATTTATTTTAGACATAAGAACGGGTACAGTGGTGGCGTTCTAGACGTAGACATGAATGCTGGAAGTGGTAAAACTAGAGATGCTGTTGAGAATATTATCTGGACAGACCCATCTAGAATAAGAACTGGGAGCTATAGGGTACGTGTTCATAACTTCGCTAGAAGAGAAAGTATAGACGTAGGCTTCGAGATGGAAATTGAAATCAACGGAGAGATCCATAAGTTTAATTATAGCAAGATGATTCCGCACGGTGACTACGTTGATGTTGCTCGTATTGAAGTAGACAGACAAGGCAACATTAGCCTAACTCCTTCTATTCCAGAAGGGACTACATCTTTCAAATCGGTAAACGAGTGGGGAATAGATACTATGAAATTCCAAAAGGTTTCTTGTATAATGTTCTCTCCTAACCACTGGGAAGGAAACTCTGTAGGTAATAAGCACCTATTCTTTATGGTTGATGGATGTAAGAATCCTGAGCCGGTTCGAGGGTTCTTTAATGAGTACTTGAGAGCTGACCTTGAGAAAGACCATAAGAGAGTATTTGAAGCTCTGGGAGCTAGGGCTAAAACTGAATATAGTGACGAGCAGTTAAGTGGACTTGGGTTCTCTTCAACATCTCGTAACGACGTTATTGTAAAAGTAGATAATAAATCATTTAAAATCATTTTCTAACTATGTTTAAACAAGCATCAAGAATGAAGTTGCGCTTTGCAACTAGTAAAGGTAATCTGAGTGTTGAAGATTTGTGGGACTTGAGCCTGCCAGTGTTGGATAAATTAGCTGTCTCCTATGACGAAGAACTAGCTAAGAGTCCTAGAAAATCTTTTATTAGTAATGATTCACCTAAGAATGATGAACTTGAATTAAAGTTCAACATTGTGAAAGACATCATTACTGACAAGTTGAAAGAAAAGGCAGACAGAGACCAGGCCAAGCAAAAGGCTGCTGAGAAGGCTAAATTGCTGGATCTGTTAGATAAGAAGCAATCTGAGAAGTTGGAGAACTTGTCAGAGGAGGAACTGAGACAGCGCCTCGCTGAATTGGGATGAAACGGATTCTTATTGTAATTATGTTTGGACTGTTCTGTGTAGGAGCAGTCCAAGCTCAAACCCAATGGTTTAAGGCTACCGAGTTTGCTGTAAGAGTAGTTGATAATGGGCGTTGGACAAAATGGTCTGATTGGGAATCAGTTGATATAAATATAAAATTTGACCTATCCAATGACCTAATTATAATTTACAGCCAAGAAACTCAAATATACAAAGTTTTAGAGCAAGTCAAGTCTCCCTATGATTCTAATGGAACTCAGGTGAAGTTTAGAGTCCTAGACCAGGACTATGATAAAGGATTTCTAAGACTTAGAGTTGAGAATAATGGAAATTCCCAAATCTATGTAGATTATGCCGATATATCTTGGGTTTATAATGTGGTTCGAACTAGATAAACATTTCTTAACGGATTTTAACTTTGAATTTAACAATTTAGAGACTAATCTAGTAAGAAATAATTAGGATTATTCTCGACAGTGGTTCGTGAGAATAGCTGTCATTATGCCCGAATGGCGAAATTGGTAGACGCGTCAGATTTAAGCTCTGATGGTCCGAAAGGGCCGTGTGGGTTCGAGTCCCACTTCGGGTAGAAACACAAGATTGAAACCTCCACGTGGTGTGTTTTGGGTAAAGCTAATTCAATCAATTATTAATAATGTTATAAATAATTTATGATATGGGATATATCTATTGCATTACAAATATTATCAACAATAAAAGATACGTTGGTAAAACCCTCTTTACTACATAGGAAAGATTTTAGGAACACTGCAAGGATTCTCGAAAAGAAAGATGTGAAAAACGTCCATTATATGATGCTATGAATAAATATGGAGTTGAAAACTTTATAGTAGAGGAATTAGAATATGTAAAGGATGAAAACATACTCTCAGAAAGAGAGGTATATTGGATAAAAGAGTTGGAAACTTATGGCTCCAAAGGCTATAATGCTACTAAGGGTGGAGACGGAACATAGTTATATGATTATCAAGAGATAATCGAACTATACAATATGGGATATACTTGCAAAAAAGTTGCAGAGAAAGTGGGATGTAGTGATGATACTGTAAGAAAGGTATTGAAAGCTCATAGCATTAAAATCAGAGGTGGGTCTGCTAAGAAAATCGATCAATTTGATATGGCTGGCAATTATATATAGCACTTCTGGGGAAGAGAGGAAGCAGCTAAATGGCTTGTAGATAATGGTCTAGCAAAAACTGTTAATTGCAAAAGACATATCACTGATTGTTGCAATCATAAAATAACCCATGCTTATGGCTACATATGGAAGTACGGCATACTTCCAGAGTAATGCCACTTCGGGTACTAAATATTTTTAGTCATGGAAAGATATATACAGGAACTTGAAGAGATATACAATAGTAATACTCTTAAATCAAAAGAAGAGCTAGAAAGTTTGAAAAAACTTATTAGAAATGCTCATAAGTCTGGCTTTATAGCTGGAGAACAGTCTATAGTAAACGTAATTGATAAATTAACAAAATGAAAGAAAGTGTATTTTTTGGAAACGAAGGGTTAACTTCCACATCTGCTAACTATTATGCTAATATTGCGCAGGAAATGATTCAGGCTGCCACAGAGCGTCTAAATGGTGTGAAGTTTTACCAAGTATCTGTAGCCTCTATTGGAGGTGGAGAAAAACAGCTAATGACTGTAGGGCAAACTTCCATAGGCTTCATTAAGAACGATTTGGAAAAATGTGCTGAAATGAATAGTTTCTGTGCTTGGGTACGAGAAGCTATCAAAAAGAAAGAGGAGATGATTTCTTATCTTGCCGCTACTTCTATTGAGAAATGGGCTAAGGAAAACGGCATAGAAATCCCCGAACAACCTGAGTATCCGGAATCTCTGCGGAGAGCAGAAGAGAAGGAAGTTATAGATTCTTGGGACGGCAATAAGCGAAACAAGTATCTAAGACTTGAAGCGTTTGCTTCTACTTATGGTAAATATATCCATCCTAAAGGGGCTTTCAGTAAGGCTAGAAAGGATGTCCATGCCGCTGAGAATTGTCCTATCTATAAGGAAGGATCTGGTAGAGATTTAATTCTCTATTACCAAGACCCTACTATTAGTGTAAGTAAGGTAGATGATATGTTTATGTCTCTCCAAGACATATACCGTTCCTACGAGAAAGAATTAAACGCTCTTAAAGCTGAACTTAAAGAGACTGTAAATAAGATTGATATGACTAGAGAAGAGGAATATCAGGAAAGACTTGCAGAATTTAAGGCTGATTATGAGAGATATAATTCTAAGATACAAGAATTAAGAAGCCGCTTTAATAATTGGAAGACCTCCGAAAAGGAGCGGATTTCACAGTTAAAAATTACCTTGCCAAAGAATCTCCTAGGAATCTTCGAAGAGATTAAGAAACAAGGCGATCCTTCTTCTAAGTAATTTAGAAGATTTTCTGTAGGAAGCTAACAATTTATACTTAACAGGAATATAAATAATTGCTATTTAGAAATCACTGGATTTCTGACAACTCATTCGCTGACTGTACAAAATTAAAAAAAATTACTCTTATAATATATAAGAGTCTTTGCCTTAGTCTTTGTTAGTACGGTCAGGTCTTAGACTTTGCTTTTATCTTTGCCTGCGCGTTAGCTTCCTACTAAAATAGCTCGCCAACCACGTTGTTGGAGGAGTTACGAAGTCCTTAACGGGATTTCAGCTTTGCTTCAGTTACAAGTAATCTTTAAACTTGGTGACTATTATCCCAAATTCTCAACAAGATGAAAAGGGAGGTTGGCCAACCTAATAACGGTACAAGCTCTTCGGAGTATTGGGAGTGGGGAAAATATCTGGTGAAGCACAGATATTGGAACCACTCTTTTTTTGATAGATAAGTTATTAATTTTAAAAAACTAATGAAAATGAAGAAAGTACTATTGCTTTTCGGAATGATTGCATTGATGTCTGCTTGTGCAGGAAACACTAAGACCTCAGAGAATGACTCTATTGTAGTCATTGAGGAAGTTGTGGACACATTAAGTGTAGATACTGTAGGCGTTGATAGCCTCGTAATCAATCAGTAATATGGATTTCATCGCAACCAGAGTCAATGAACTCTTAAGTAGGATTTCGCCTATTAAGCGATGGCTTATTTCTGATGTTGCGAATGAATATTATCGTAAAGGTTATGAAGATGGTCAGAAGTTAGTCTACAGAAATGTTTTAAAGGGAAACGCTTTGAAAGACTTCATAGATGTCTTAAGTCATTGCGGAATTAAACTAAGTTATAATTTGCGGAAGGGAGGGTTAATTGTCAGTGTAAAACCTGACAGACTCTCAAATCTGCAACGTCTTATTGAATGTTACAAAAATGAAAGTGAAGAGAACAAACAACTACAGTGACTCCCCTCCTCTAAATGTTCAGTACGAGAACATAATGAGGAACTTTGATTTCGACAGAGTTCGCGAATTTATGAATTGGGAAAAGAGCAAAAGAAGCTATGACGATGAGGGGAATTGTATAGATAAGTCCTCCTGGAAAATGTTTGTAGCACCTAGTATATATAAAATACCTGACATAAGTGAACTTAGAGACTGTGCTAGCAGGTTACTTAAGGGTGTTATGAAGGTTAAGGAAACTAGCAAAGCTCCTGTGATTTTTATGGCTACTGGACCATTTAAGGCTATATACAGATACGGTATACTAGAGTTAGATTGCATTATAGAATCTTGGAGCGATGATTGAGTTTAACGAAGTATTTTGCCTAGACTTAAGAGACGATTTTGAGGAAATGGGCAGACACGAGAGAAACTTTGAGTTAGACGAGTTTATTCAAAGAGATTTGAGTAGAGCTTTTGCTTTTGGATATTGTCATTTAGATTGGATAGGGGAGAAAATGTGGTTTCCAGTTCCTATTAGGAAAGCTCTTAGACACTTATCCGATGGGTTAGAGGATTTCAATCCTCAAATCAAATGGTTAAATGACAAATACGGAGCTATAGGTAAGAGAGTTAAGATTAAGGATTACGCGAACTATATTCTAGAAAATATAATTTGTGATAATTATGATGATTTGATAAAGATTGCAATATTACTAGGAACTAACATGAGAGTAAATTCTCGTGATGGAGAAATCCAATAAGGTTCTAGAAGTCTTCACTGATGGAGCTTTTAGTTCGTCTAGAAACACTGGAGGGGTAGGAGTCGTATTTGTAATTGATGGAGAAAAAGTCTATGAATTTAGCAAAATGATTCCTAATACTACTAATAACAAATGTGAGTTGTTAGCAGTAATATATGCCCTTAATGCAGTAAGCAGTCAACTTAAATCTCTTACTATCTATTCAGATTCTCAGTATGTTATAGGATGTGCTACTAAAGGATGGAAGAGGAAAAAGAATGTGGAACTATGGAATTTGTATGACAAGGTTTTAGAAAAGGCAGAAAAATTCTGCCCTAGTATAAACTTTTGTTGGGTAAAAGGACATACCTCCAATTCTGATTTCTTTTCTCAGATGAATAATCTCGCAGATAAATTAGCAGTTGAAGCAAGTCAAGAATATGAAACTAAGAAAGAGTAAGAACAAGAAGCTCATTAAAGAGGCTATGAAGTTCTATCCGTTTGATTATGGTTTCGTGCTCTCACTAGAGAAGCAAGCCTTAATCAGAATGTATGAATACTTCAAAGTATCTAGAATTGCTGAAGGTAATGAATTTGTTGAAAGGGATCTAAAACTAGCACTAGGACTCTTGGACATTGTGTTAGAGATAGATTCTGCCTATCACTGTGATTTCAGACCGAGGTCTAAAGGATTTGTAGATAGGCACATAAACATTAAGAATTGGAAACGATTCCGTCCTAAAGCTGCTGATCTCGATTGGAGCGAACCTATTCTCCAAGACTCTTTGAGAAGAGAAAAAGCCTGGTACTTGTACAACAAACTTAAGTTTGAGCGTATGAGAACTTGGTGGGATTAAATTTTAATTAATGTAATTATGAAGAAAATTTTTAGTATTATTTGTTTGTGTTTAATGTGTGCGTTTGCAAGTGCGCAAGTTGTAGAAACCGGAAGTTTGAAAGACAATTGGTATATTTCCGGCAATGTTGGAACTACAGTTTGGGACAATCAGAGAAGTTGGGCTGAACCTAATGATATTCTGGTGAATATTGCTGTAGGTAAAGAAATTACACCTATCTTTGGCCTAGAATTAGACATGGTAGCGGGTATGAATCAGGGAAATAAGACATTCTTTGATTCACACAACCTTACGGCTAATGTTACTACCAATCTTAGTAATCTGGTATGTGGCTATGAAGGTAATAGACGTCTGTTTGAACCCGTATTGATTATAGGAGCCGGTTGGTATCATACCTATGGGTACGTCTATAACAATGTATCTGCGCATGGTGCAGTAAGATGTAATTTCAACATTACTGATACGTGGGCGTTAAATATAACCCCAGAATATATGCTACTTCCTAAAACTACTCCATTAAACCAAGAAGTCAATGTTTATGTAGGAGCTACTTACAGATTTAAGTCGAGCAAAGGGAATTTCCCAGTTATGAAACTTTATAATGATTCGGAAATAGAAAGCTTAAATGCGTCTATTAATGAATTGAGAGAGAAGAATAATGAACTTATGGCTCGCAAACCTGTTGAGGTAGTTAAGGTAGATACCATAGAAATTACTAAGGTAGAATTACTTACTCCTAAAATCCAATTCTTACAAAACTCCTCTGAAATATCCGCTACTTCTAATGTTGCTGTGTCTGAATTAGCAGCTTACATAGCAAATAGTGGTAAGTCATATGTTATAGAGGGATATGCTTCTGAAGAAGGACCTATTGACTTCAACAACAAATTAGCTAATGCTAGAGCGAAATCTATGAAGAAGGCTCTGGTTAACTATGGTGCTCCAGAGGACAAACTTACAGTAAAGGGGTGTGGAGTTACTACTGATTTTGGAGATAATGAATTTAACAGAATTGTAATAGTTTCTGAGCAATGAAGTACAAGAAAAGAGTAGCTTGGTTGAAATCAAAGCAAGCATGGTGGGATAAGCAAGGGAAGGATTTTCAAGCTGCTACCACTAGACCAGGTTCTGTAAAAACTCGGTGATTTATGATTGCGTTTATAATTATATGCTTACTATTCATTGCATATATCTACTATGATCCTTATGTAGATATTGCGGAGGATAGTGTACTACTGTGGTATAATAAGAAAAGCAATAGAGAATATATTATTTTATGGTCGAGAAAAACCTAATTAAGGCATTTATTGCCATAGTATTAGTTTTTGTAGCCTATAATATGGGACTGTGGTTATTATCTCAGTCCCTATGGGTTGCAAACCTTGGAGGATTATTGTTATTATTTATAGCAATTCCTAGTCTAGTCTATAGGACTATTAAACATTTCAAAAAACATTTTAAAAATAAAAAAGATGAAGACAATAATTAAGTTTCTGTGTGTATTAACTCTAGTATTTGGTTTGTCAAGTTGTGGCTACGAGCGGGTAGACGCTGGGCATGAAGGAATCAAGGTAAATCTTTACGGTGATGGTAAAGGAGTAGATGACATCTCATTGGTCACGGGGGCTGTTTGGTATAATCCAATTACCACAGCTGTATATGAGTACCCAACCTATGTGCTTACTGTGGACTATGAGGCTTTTTCTATTAATGCTAAGGATGGTTCGTCATTTACTGTTGACCCTACTATATCTCTTAAGATAGTTGATGGAAAGTCACCTGAGGTATTTAAGAAATACAGAAAAGACAATATACTTGATGTCGTAAATACTACATTATATAACTATGTTAAAAACGCACTCCGTATACAACTCAATAATTATACTACTGATGAATTAGTTAGCAAAAGAGAAGAGTTTGAGAAATCTATAGAAGATAGATTAAGCAAAGAATTACTTGCCGAAAACTTCCAACTTGAGCAGCTAACTTCTGGTCTTCAATATCCTAAGACATTAGTAGATGCTATTGATGCTAAAAATAAAGCGGTGCAGGATGCTCTTAAGATAGAAAATGAGGTTAAATCTGTAGAAGCTAATGCTAAAAAGGCTGTAGCCCAAGCAGAGGGAGCAGCTCAGGCTCTGAAAATTAAGGGAGACGCAGAAGCTGAGTATAACAGAAAGATTGCAGCTTCCTTATCTGCATTGATTGTACAACAGAATTTTGTGGAGAAGTGGGATGGAAAACTGCCTACTTATGGTACTGTTCCTACCTTATTTAAGGATGTAGCTGGAAAATAACTATGATGTACTTAATAATATGCACTGTGATGATAATCGTCACGGTGCTTATCTTAAAAGATACTCATGTTACGGTTTATTGGACCGGGTATAGTAGCAACTATGCTAACATAGACGAAGAGTATGACATTAAAGTTCCAATCTGGGCAGTATTACTAATCATAGTTCTGGGATTTGTCCCTGTCTTGAATATAGTATTATATATGGTAGGCTATATACACTATGCAATCCATGCTCTGTGGAATCCTAACAGAAATGACGGATATACTCACAAGTATACGTTAAGAGGTAGAAATTTTCTGACTAAAATTATAAAGAAGATATGGAAGATCTTAAATTTGTGTATTTAATATGCGATGGCATAGGGCTTATACTTTATGCACTTCTATATTACTGTCTGTACTACACCTACCAGGTAAATTGGTTAACTTCTAAAGCTACAAGAATAAAAATCCCTAGATGGACTATTATTATTGTTGTAGCTAGTTTGATTATCCCTCCGCTTGGTTTAGGTGCCTCACTAGCATCGTGGGTAGTATACGCATTTGCAGTGTACAATGAAGACTATACAGTAGATGTCCCTATTCTTAACTTCCTAGGAGATTCGTTATATGATTCGGATATTAAAGCATTTAAGAAGGATACTAAGGCATAAGTTCTGGGTTGCATACTATTGCTTCCAATTAGGACTATACAGGCAGGGCATTTTGCACGATTTATCTAAGTTCGGATGGTATGAATTTTCTCGCTCTGTTAAATTTTACGATGATAACACATCTCCATTAAATAAGGAGAAAGAAATTCTGGGCTATTCTAGGTCCTATTTACATCATAGAGGAAGAAATCCACATCATTATGAATATTGGGTAACTCAATTAGATTCTGGTGGAGTCCCAGTGAAAATCCCTAGAGAATATGCATTAGAGTTAGTGTGTGATTATTTAGCTGCTGGCAAGGTATATAGTGGCAATAGTTTTCAGGGAGAATACAACTGGTGGATTAAATATATTAGCGCTCCTAGAGCGATTCATCCAGAGACAAAAGAGTTTATTACTCAATGTTTTAAGAACTTAGCTGTCGGTAAAAACATGAAGAGTTTATTAACAATCAGTTATTAAAATAATTTTTAGAATGGAAATAATTAATGCAACAGATGGTTACAAATTAGGCCATCACAGGATGTACCCAGAAGGTACTGAACAAGTTTATAGTAACTGGACTCCGAGAAGTAACAAGTACTTTCCAGAAGCTACCGAAGGTTCTGTAGTATTCGGAATCCAATATTTAATTAAAAAGTATTTGATCGACGAATTTAATAAGAATTTCTTTGTATTGCCTAAAGAGAAAGCTATAGAAATGTTTTATCGGAGAGTCCACAACTTCGTTGGAATTGAGTCCGTGGGATATAGACATATTGAGGCTTTGTATGATTTAGGATATCTCCCTATTCGTATTAAAGCGTTGCCAGAAGGTTCAGTATGTCCTATTAGAGTTCCTATGATGACTATTACTAATACGAAACCAGAGTTCTTTTGGTTAACTAATTATCTAGAGACTTTGATTAGTTGTACTTTGTGGATGCCTTGTACCTCTGCCACTAGAGCAAGACTCTATAAGAAAGAACTCAAAAGACACTCAGTACACACTGGATTTCCGGAGGATGTAAACCTGGATTTCTTGTGTCATGACTTCTCTATGAGAGGAATGGCTGGTTTGGAAGCATCTGTTATTTCTGGTATGGCTCATATGACTTCATTTGTAGGAAGTGAAACTATTCCTGCTATTGCAGCTCTTGAAGAGTATTATGGAGCTAATTCGGATAGTGAATTAATTGCTGCTACTGTTCCGGCTACTGAACATTCGGTAATGTGTGCAGGAGGAGAAGAGGACGAGTTAGGAACATATAAACGTCTTATTAATGAGTTATATCCTACTGGGTTTGTTTCTATAGTGTCCGATACTTGGGATTTCTGGAATGTTGTTGAAAACTTCCTTCCTAAGTTGAAGAAAGACATTATGGCTCGTGACGGTCGTGTAGTTATTCGTCCCGATAGTGGAGACCCGGTAGATATTATTTGTGGTTTGAGAACTAATCCTCATTTCAATACAAGAATAAAGGAAGGTAAATACTACTGCTGTTATGCTCCGTTTAATGACGATGCAGAATACGTAGAAGTATCAGAAGGTCAATATTACGGAGCATACTATATGCTTGGTAAGATATTCGGCTGGAATACTACTTCCAAGGACTATCGTTATCCGAGTACTAAGATAGGCTTGTTATATGGCGATTCTATTACTTTAGAGCGTCAGAAACAAATCTACATGAGACTTGAAAATGCTCATATGGCAGCTTGTAATCTTGTTCTTGGTGTTGGTTCATTCTCATATCAGTATGCAAGTAGAGATAGTCTAGGCTTTGCAGTTAAGGCTACTGCTTGTGTAATCAATGGAGAATTGAAGGAAATCTTTAAACATCCGAAAACTGATGATGGGACTAAGAACTCTTTGAAAGGGTTAATTGCCGTTTATCAGGATGTCAACGGTGTCTACTACGCGGAAGACCAAGTAAGTCCTGAAGTAGAAGAGGGAGGCTGTTTAGAGGCTGTGTTCGAAGATGGTATCCTTAAAAAGGAGTATTCTCTACAGGATATCAGGCAAAGAATTAATAATGGATTACATGGAAAGTTTTAACCATCCATTTGGAAAAGAGGCTTGTAAGAAGCGACTATTAGAAGAGTATAAGAAATACGGAAAGCTAATAGTCGCTTTCGACTTTGATAACACTATCTTCGACTATCATAATACTGGAGGAGATTATAGTTGTGTTATTAATCTACTGAGACGTTGTACTATGTTAGGTTTTGAAATGATTTTACTTTCTACAGAGGAAAACGAAAATAAAATTATAGAGAAACAAGTAGAGTGTGTCCAAATGGGGATAGGAAATCTTATTAATGATATGATTATACCTCCTTTTACAAGCAGTAGACTATTTCCGAACTCTAGAAAGCCTTATTACAATATTCTACTAGACGATAGGGCGGGCTTAGAAGAAAGTTATGAAATCTTAAAATATGTTGTAGATGAAATTATTAAACTTAATTAATTGGGATGAAAGTGAGATTAAGTATGACCTCACTACATTCCCTGACGGAGAGCCTCAAATAAGTTTTCCAGACGAATTTGATAGGAAAGATTCGGTAAAGGTTATGTGTAGAATTACTTCTGCCGAAGAATTGTTTCTGTTAGCTCAAGTTGGCGATATTCTAGACAGACAAGAAATTGAGTGGGACTTATTTATTACCTATCTAATGTCTATGCGTATGGATAGGGTAATGGATTTTAACCGTCCATTTTCTCTGAAAATTGTGTGCAATATCTTAAATGGAATGAACTATCGTTCAGTCTGTATTTTAGAGGCTCACTCTAACAGAGCAAAGAATCTTCTAGGTTCTAGATGTTGGTGTCAAGAATTGAATTATGGAAGCTATATACCACAACAATCTAATGTTGTATTCCCTGATGCTGGAGCGTATCAGAGATACAGGGAGTACTCTAAGGTATGGGGACATTTAGTGTTCAATAAGACAAGAGACTTAGAAACTGGAAAAATCAAGGAATTCTCTATAGGTAGAAATGTAAATTGTTACTATTCTACGTTTGTATTCATTGATGATTTGTGCGATGCTGGAGGAACATTCCTTGGAGAACTTAAAGTTCTTAAAGAAAAGTATCCTAACTATAGATTCGAGATTATAGTTTGCCATGCTGTAAATATAGAAGGCTTGAAAAAGTTGTGTAACAATTTTGACCATGTTACGATAACTAATTCATACTGTGATTATGAATATCAGCCTAGTAATAATAACTTAACAGTAATAGATGTATGCAAATAAAGAATTTAGACGCTGCAAGACGTCTTGTAAAAAAGTATAGAAGTATTACAAGAGAGGAACTTGAAAGCAATGCGCATGAGGACGATGATTACTGGCATGAGGCGTTATCTAGGATAACTGGATTTGGGAGTCTTAGAAATTGCTGTTTATGCAACGAATGCGGTTATGAGGCTGGAGACCCAGATTGCACTGGGTGTTTATATTCTTGGAACAAGGATAATGTAAATAAGTTTAGTGTCCCGTGTATAAACCAATATACTTATTGTGCTATCTATATTGCTGAAAGTCTAGATGAACTATATGAAGCTATACAGAACAGAGCAGACTTCATCGAAAATCTTATTAAAGAAATAGAAAATGATAATTGAAGGCTCCTTTTATAGGCTAACCCCTATCAATGATGCTTCTCCTCGTTTCGACTTGGAGCTGCTATATGATATTGGAGGGAAAAATCCGAGAAAAGAATTTAAAGTGGAAGGCTATGGCTATTCACTAGAGGCTGCTGTAGAACGTTGTATAAACTACGCAACTAGAAAGAAATTCGGAAAAGATGAAATTATAACTTTAGGTCAGTACTTAGATGAGTTTAAAAAGGCAAAAGAAGAGATTAAACTCGAAATCACCGGAAGTGCAGGAGATTCTAGCGGAAAGGCTTAATAAGCTTTGTAAGTTTCTGGATGAGGAGTATGACATTAATGCTGGAGGCTGTTGTTATATAGCATATTGTTTAGCTAGGCTACTTAGTAGAGATAAATTTAAATTCAAAGTTATAATCTATGAAGATTATTTTCTTGGAGGTAAATTTAGCGAAATAATAGGTAGTCATTGGCATTATGCCATAGGTATAGGAGAGTATACAATAAACTCTTGTGACTGTGAGGACGATAGTAGCTTCTGCAAAAATGTTTATACAGGAGTAAAAGCCTCTGAACTTTTAACTCATTATCAGAGTAGAAGCTGGAACGATTGCTATAATTCAAGAAAAAATTCATTTATTTTCAAAACTATTAAAGTGTTTTACAATGACCTTACGGAAGACTTACGAGAAGGATAAGCAAATTGTATATACACATGATAAGTTTATCTATTGTAGTTCGATTTATCAAATTTGGAGTTGGGGAGCGGCTCTAATGGAGGAGAAATACTTTTCTTCTAGTAAACCGATTACTACAAAAAAGAAAAATCTTTCTGTAAAGAAAAAGAATTATTCACTAAGAAGGTTCTTTGAATTACAGTTTGCTCCAGAAGAATATCTAATTAATAACGGTTTTAAAATTGTAGAAAATGAAACAGGATGTGATTGAGTACATGATTGACTCATTTGTAGATTTCAAGGGTAAGGAACATAAGATTGTAGCGTGTGCTTTGAGTCAGTCTCCAGAAGAAAGTGAAGATGACTACAAACTTTCAGTTGGATGGGCAAGTGAAGACGGCTATATTTGTGTAGACGATCCGGACTATGCAGAAGTTTGCAGAGTAGTATCTGTAGGTATCAGTGTATGTCACCCAACTGACGAGTTTGATAAGGAGAGAGGAAAAGCTAACGCCTATAATAAGGCTTTACATGATCCTAAGTGTCCTACTATCTACACTAAGTCTAGAGGTGTAATTAACAAGACTCTGGTTAAGGCATTCTTGAAACAAGAAATAGGGTTTATTAAAGAAAACCCTGAACGAATCATCAAAGGATATAACCAGATGAAAGCCCGCTTTGATAAAAAAGAAGCAGTCAAGAAAGAAATAGAGGATTTGAACAGTTCTGAAAAAGAAATATTCAATGCTGCTAAAAGCGGAAGCGTAGATGTTGCTAAATGCGTCGAGCTTGTAGAGAAGGCTAAGGCGATGGGCATTGAGTTAAATGAACAAGGTTAAGCTCTGTTATATTACAATCATACTAATGGGATTATTAATTATATACTTACTATCTTCTAGGAGGGACCACATTGACTTACCTATAGTAGACGTGCAAGAAATTGTACGAGATTCTATTATTAGAGATAGTATCTTTATAGTTAATGATTCTATTGTAAAGGAGATTGAATATATAGACAAGAAGTATGATGAGAAAGTATCTACTATTATGTCTAGTTCTGATAGCGTCAATTTGTGCTTCTTCTCAGAATACATCGACCGTTACAATAACGGGAGAACAGCTAAAGACGGCGAACCTGATATTCGCTGAACATCAGAAACTTTCTGAGACTGTTCCGTTATTGAAAACCAAAATAACTAATCTGGAACTAATAAATAAGAGTTGGGAAAGGACGGATTCTGTTCGCAGAGTTCAGTTACTATATTATGGAAACATAATCGAAGATAAAAATAGATCTATTGAAGGTCTTAATAAGTCTTTAAAGAGAAAGCAGAACGTTATAAAATACGGAGCTGCTGGTTCATGTGTATTAATATTGTTATGCCTATTACTGAAATAATGTTTAAGGACAAAGATGGTTTTCACTATAAACATCCTGAACGCAGTTGTACTAGGTGTAAGAATTATCCATGTCTCCAAAATATGGATAAGCTCCAAGGAGATTTTGCATCCTATGGTTGCAAGATGTTTGAGGATATTAATACATTCGATGTGTGGAAACCAAAGAAGTAACTTACCATGTAAAATTTGTTGCTAAAAATGAGGACGGGATGGGCTATGCTAGTTATGTTTTTGAAAGGTTTGAATACGATAATCTGGATTATAAAGATATAATGTGTGTAAGGTTCCCAAACTGGAATCAGTGTTCTATGGAATTAGGAGATGTCGGATACGTTACTGTGAGGTATGTAGAAGAAGGCATCGATAAGTGGTACGATGGTAAAGATTTTGTTCCATATAAAGAAACGAATATAATTTTCCTGAAGTTTATTCACGAAAAGCCGTTGATTGAAAATGGGCAAATATTATTAGATTAACATTAAAATAAGATGAATTGTGGAATATTATTAAAGAATAATTTATGACTGTATTAGGAGATAAGCTGAAAGAAGCTTTAAATGATAAAGCAAACGACATCAATAGTTACGTATGGAAAGGTCCTAAAGTAAACGGGGTCCAGGAAGAGGTAAAACTAGTAGACGCTGATTATGACCAATTGAGACGGTTTTATAACCATTGTGAACAAATGCTATACAATTCTGATACTAAGAATCCGGGTCGTATAACATTGTTGGGCATAGTGTCTGACCAAATTCAGAGATGTCGTGCTGAGCTTCTTATTAGATGGCTTAGAGCTGAAAAACAATATACCAATACTCGCTGTTTGGAAGACTTGAAGGCTATTATCCAGAACAATAAAGAGGTGTTAACTAATGAAACCATTAAAACTTATCCCATTGGGGATATTATTAATGGTATTCCAGTAGAATTTAGAGAAGTGTCAGTAAGTTTAGTTATGGATGCTTGTCTTGATTCTCTGGGACTATTCGACAATTCTCACTTAACGCTTAACTTTATTGTTAAGATGGGTTTGTGGTTTACCCAGCAAGAGATGCAAAAAGATTTGTATCGTAAAGACCCAATAACAGGAAAAGCTGTCAACAGACTGGAAGTAGTAAGTAAGGAACTTCGTTTGAATCCTTCTATAGCTTTAAAAATCTGTGATACTGGATTAAGTTATGCTGAATTTAGATCTATGTGTAGACTGAAAAGAGATAAATACGCTAACTTAACTAGTGATCAACTAAGACTGTTATCTAACAAAGTCTTGTATCGCTTCCAGAATCAGTGCGAAAACCAGGCTAAACAGTGGAAGGACAAGATGGAGGAAATCAAAAAAGTTGCAGAACTTAAAGGATGGGACATCACTAGGAACATAGATTGATGAAAGATCTCTTTACTCCTGTTACTCGTGATGAGCGGCAGGAGCAATGTAAGAGAGCCTGGTTATTACATAAGGGAAAAGGAACCATAGAAGCATGTACCGGTTTTGGAAAGACTCGATGTGCAATCAATTGCCTAAAAGCTGTTCTATCCAAGTATCCTACTATTAGAGCACTAGTGGTAGTTCCCACTGAGCTTTTGAAAAACCAGTGGATAGATATATTAGACAAGGAAGGGCTTGGTCTTAATACAGAAGTACAGGTTGTGAATACTACAGCTAAGAACGGATATGAGTGTGACTTTCTAATCATTGATGAGATTCACAGGACCGCTGCTGAAACTTTACAGTTTGTATTCAGTAAGGTAAAGTACAAGCTAATTCTTGGATTAACTGCTACATTAGAAAGACTAGATGGTAGACATACTATTGTCGAAAAATACTGTCCAGTTGTTGATAGTGTTAGTATTGAGGTAGCTAAAGCAAGCGGTTGGGTATCGGACTTTACAGAATATCAAGTAATTATTACTGCGGAAGACATAGAAAACTACCGAGAGCAAAATAGGGAATTTATAAAACATTTTGAATTCTTTAACTTTGATTTTGGACTCGCAATGAGTATGGTTGGTAAAGACGGCCTCAGAAATAGGCTAAATTATAGAACTCAAATCTGTAATAGTTTAGATAAAACTGAGCTGTCTAATGCTTTGAAGCAGATTACTTATCATTCTACAGCTTTTATGAGAGCCTTACAAGCTCGGAAGAAATTCATTCATAATCATCCAGCTAAGTTAGAAGTAGCTAGAGAGATTATTGCTCACCGTACAGACAAGAAAATAATTACCTTTTCAGCTAACACTGCTATGGCAGAGAAAATTGGGATAGGATATGTCTATACTGGTAAAGAGAGCAAGAAACAGAATAGAATTACTCTTGAAGAGTTTGCGCTTTTGGATAGTGGAGTTATTAATAGTTGTAAATTAGCTATTGAAGGATTTGACTGTCCTGGCCTGTCAGTTGGTATAATGCTAGGAGTAGATTCTAGTAGTACTAAAAGCACCCAAGCTGCTGGCAGGGTTATAAGAAAGGAAGGTTCTAAATACTCTGAAATATTCACATTAGTGCTGGAAGACACCGTTGAACAAGAATGGTTTAAGAAATCACATCAGAAAGGTAACTATGTTACTATTGATGTTGAAAACTTACGAAAGTTACTTAATGGAGAGCCTTGGGAACCCTACAAGAAAAAATTACAAAATTTTACTTATCGTTTTTAATTATGGAAACTTATTACACCAAAAGGGAGTACAATGAGATGAAGTCTGCTTTGAATAAGAAATGCAAAGCATTGGAAACTAAGGTCGGAAAACTTACAGAAGAGCTGAAAGAATTAAAGAAGGACTATGCAATCCTTCTTGAGACAGCTAGTGAAAAGGTTGAAGACTAAGTTTATATCACGTAACCAAGCTTTAACGCTTTAACAGGTAAACTACGCTTGGTGTATAGATTAGTAGAGAATCTATTAATTTGTACACGTGAAAAATCTTGAATTGAAACAGCAACTCTTATTTTGCGAGAAATATGGTATTAATCCAAGTGAATTGCTGTTATTAGAAATTATTCTTATCGCCCAAGAGGACGATGAACCAGAAATTGTCCGTGAGTATTTCTCTTCTAGAGTTTGTGCTCGCGGTTTTACTACGGAACTATTAGTTGGACTTCGTGATGCTGGGGTTATAAATAAAACCTATAAGATTCCCGAAAGGGGGTCTGTATTTAATCCACTAGACGTACCTCTAAATAAGACAATAGTAAAGGACTTTTATAAATGTTCCTTTGACTTAGGCAGAGAATTGTGGGAAACTTATCCTTTATTTGGAATAGTTAATAATACACAAGTAGGTCTGAGAGGGGTATCTAAGAAATTTGATACTATCGAAGACTTCTATAGGTTCTATGGAAGAACTATCAGATGGAAACCTGAAGTCCACAATCAAATCATAGAGTTAGTTAAATGGGCAAAAGAACATAATATTCTTTGCACCACTATAGCTAATTTCGTAATAGACCATAAGTGGGAAGAACTTAAAGCATTGAAAGAGGAAGGTGGGGTTAACTATGATTCCATGAGATTGCTATGATTTCCGAAAAACTTCTCAATGAAATTGATAGAGGTAGATTAGGACTAAATCATGGTATATCTATGAAGTTACCAAAGCTGGAAGGAATTATAGATGGAGTTACTAGGGAAACCTATACTTTAATTCTATCTAATTCTGGTGCTGGTAAGACTTCATTTGCTCTTTATGCTTATGTTTATAGACCACTGATGGAACATCTTGACGATGATGATTTTAAGGTATTGTATTTCAGCTTGGAAATGGGGGAAGTAGCATTATACATTAAGCTATTATCTATCTATATCTTCGAAACATACGGAGTGCAACTATCTTTTAAAAAGATATTGTCAAGAGAAAAGGAATATATTTTATCTGAGGAACATTATGATTTAGTTAAGCAGTGTATGCCTTGGATAGATAAGATTAGTAAAAAGCTAGAAATCTTTGATAAGAAAGTAACGCCTAATAAGGTATATGCAATCTTAAAAACAAGATTAGAAGAAATGGGAACTTTCTCTGAAAGTGAAACCAGACTTTTATATAAGCCTAATAATCCTAATCTTATCTATAATGTCGTAATAGACCATATTGGTCTAGTGGGTACTAAACCTGATATTGATTTACTTTCCAGCTATCTGATATTTTTCAGAGACAAGTGTGGAGTTAGTCCTGTTGTAATTCAGCAGGCGAACAGAGAGCAGGGAAATATAGAGAGGTTTAAACAAGGAAAAAGTGCATTTACTATTCATGATGCCAAAGACTCAGGTAATACTGTGCAAGATTGTAATATCATGATTGCATTGTATAATCCTCATAGAGATGGACTGAAGACTTATAAACATTATAATATTGAGTATTTAGGCTCCTATTTTAGGAGTATTATGGTACTCAAGAACCGATATGGAGATTGTGATGTTGAAGTTGGAGTTAATTTCTTTGGTTGGATTAATATGTTCAGGGAACTCCCCAAGCCAGACGAAATCTATGATTACGAAAGGTTTACAAGTCCAAATTATATATTAGAAGATGATAGTTCTATAGTAGAACAGGAGCTAGATGATATTACAGAATTAGATGATTCAAATGAGAATTTTAATTTTGCATTAGAATAATGGCTGCTGAAACAATTGCTATCGTGGGTGAATCAGGTACTGGAAAAAGTACAAGTTTAAGAAATCTTAATCCCGAAGAGACTTTTATTATAAGTACTACGGGTAAACCTCTTCCTTTCCGTGCATGGAAAAAGAAATATATTCCCATTAAAATCGAAGGAAAGAACGTAAGTGGAAACTATTACGTTAGTTCTAAATGGGATCAAATACTAAAAATCTTACAAATTATTGACAAGATGATGCCTAATATCAAGCAGGTAATCATTGATGACTTCCAATATGTTCTCTCTTATGAGTTCGTGGATAGGGCAACTGAAGTTGGTTATACCAAATTTAGTGAATTAGCTCAACATGCAATGGAGATTCTGAGATATTCAGAAAAGATGAGAGAAGATTGTAAAATGATTTTCTTGACTCACTCAGAGAACGTTGGAGACAACGTAAATCCTAAGTTTGTTATCAAGACTGTTGGAAAGTTGTTGTCTGAGAAAGTAACCTTGGAAGGTCTATTTACCTATATCTTCTTTACTAAAGTAAGCGAAGGAGATTCTGGCAGAATGGAATATAAGTTAATCACTAATAATGATGGTACTTGTGTTGCTAAGACATCCTTTGGTATGTTCGAGGATTTAGAGATTGACAATGATTTGGACAAGATTATTGATGTTATTGACGACTATAATGAAGGGGAATAATGAAATTAGACATACTGTTTCACTACGAGGTGAATGAGCAAACTGGTGAAATCACCTATATTGGGAAAGAAGAAATTTCTGTTGACACTAAGGCAACAAAGACTACTAAAACATCTACTAAGGCTTCTACGGCTAAGGTAGATGCTAACCCAGATCCTATTATTACGCTTGATTCCAACAAGTTGGTTTTAACTCAGGGAGCTGTAGACCTCTTGCAGGTTTGCGAAGACTGTCGTGTAGACATCAAGTATAAGAAAAAGGATAAGAAGGCTGTTCCTATTATTGGGACAGATGCTGCCTTTGGAACCAAAAGTGGAAACAAACTAACTAAGAGTAATACTGTAAGTTATAGAGGAGCTGCAAATGAGAAGCTTTCTGCTTATGGAACTACTTTCAAGTTGGAACCTACTGAAGATAAAGGAATTTATTATTTAGTAGGAGATAAGGTACAGGAGTCAAATCCTGTGCCTAAAGAGATAATTGATATCGAGAGCGAGCTCGATCTAGAAACATTAGATGATTTAAACATAGACGAAGATGATAAAAACTTAGAAAAATTTGATTTTAATTTGAACTAATTATGGGATTTAATTTTGGTATATCAGCAGAATCAGCAGTAAGAAACACTCGTCGTTCATTAACTCCTTGGAACATCCATGATGTAAAATTCATGGGATGTGAAATTAAGGAATTTGACGGAAAGAAAGATCCAACAGCTCATTATAAAGTTCTTTCAATCAACTTCGAAAATGAAGATGGTTACTTCTCAGTAACTCAATTCTTCCCGAAGGCTGGTGACGATGAACGTAGAGAATTTCCTAGTAAGAACGGTGGTGTTGTAACTATGCCGTCTAACTTTGAAACTATTATGGCTGTAGTTAAGCAAACTGCACAGGTTCTTAATCCTGCAGGATTTGAGAAGATGCAGGCGGCTAGTTCCAAGTTCAGAAGCTTCGATGATGTAGCTAAAGCTCTTATTACTGTAACTGACAAGGTTAAGGGTAAGGAGACTAAACTTAAGCTGATTGGTAAGAACCGTGACGGTAAAGTAGTTGCTGATATTCCACGTATTGTTGGTATCAATAAGCAAGGTGAATCATTCATTTCAGATAACTACATTGGTGACAAACTGTTCTTCTCTGATTATGAAGAAGGAGAACGCGAAAAGTATATGAAGGCTAAGCCTACTGAAATGAAGTCTGAGGATCCTATTACTGATGTTGCTGGGGTAGACCAGACATCTGGTGATGATTTGGACCTTAACGACTTACTTTAATGATTCGCTAGTAGAGTAATTCATAAAATTCCTTAGTGACTATGTTTGATTATACTTTTGAGCCAAAAATTACTAAGGAATTTCTTCTATCTAAAAACAATGAGGAGACTTACATGACTTATTATTTGGGTATTCCAGTTAAGAAAGGATTGTTTAAGTCTCCTTTGCGTAGTGACAGTCATGTCACCTGCAGTTTCTTTAGGGGAAAATCTGGAAACTTGTATTTTAAGGACTTTGCTTCTGGAAAATGTTTGACATTTGAAGGAGTAGTTATGGAAAAGTATAATTGTAACTACCACACTGCTTTAAAGATTATAGCTAAGGACTTTGGATATACTAAGAATTCTTCTGTAAAGAAAGTTGCAGTAAAAATCCAGCCTAGATTTGAAGAGGAGAAGCAAACTTTTATTCAAATAGAGGCTAAGGAGTTTTCAGAGCCTGAGTTAAAGTGGTGGGGAAGCTTTGGTATCACTAAAGACATTCTACATAAGTTTAAGGTGTACAGTTGTAGTACTGTATTTCTGAACGGTAATATATATGCACAATCTGCCCAACATAGTCCTATTTATGGATACTATTTTGGAAAGAAGGAAAACATCGAGCAATGGCGTATTTATATGCCAAAACGAAAGGAGTTTAGATTCATAGGTAACGTTCCTACTAAGACTATTCAAGGCTATAAACAATTAGCTAAGACTGGTAAACTGGTAGTAATAACTAAGTCTATGAAAGATGTAATGTGTTTATATTCTTTAGGAATACCAGCTATAGCTCCCAACTCTGAAACTCAGTTTGTTTCTGATAAAGTTTTAGAAGAATTAAAGCAGAGATTCAAATACATTGTGTTGCTATACGATAATGACCTTACTGGAGTTCGTTTTACTAATAAGATTAGAAAGCAACATCCAGAACTGATTGTATCAATGATTCCAAGGAGTACAGGAGCTAAGGATATAAGTGATTACTATCATATGTATGGAAGAAAAGGTACACAAGAATTTATTACTAACTACATAAAGAAATTTAAAAAGAATGAAAAAGTAGACTAATACAAGTGTTACAGCCACATTTAAAAATGGAGAAAAGAAAACCTTCGAAACTATAGAGGAAGCCTCAGAAGTAACTGGTTTAGAGATAAACTCAATTAAAGCTAGGGCTAACAAACCTGGTTCTGGAGCTAAATCAAAAGACGGAATTACCTTTGAATGGGCAGACCCCGCGGTTAGAAGAAGTAAACAAGCAAAGAAGAGTAAACAAAAAGGTTCTCAATATGAGTTAGAAATAATTCACAAATTGAGAGATATTGGATATGAAGGATGCGTATCTAGCAGAAGTCAGAATAAACTAGCGGATGCCGACAAGATAGATATTGTTGATATGAACAATGAGCTTCCAGTTAATATTCAAGCTAAGTTCACCCAGAATATGCCAAATTATTTTGACATTAGAGATGCTTGTAGCGACAAATCCAAACCCTTCTGCATTTGTTGGAAGAAAGCAGGAAAGAATGGCGAATCAGCCAGAGGGCAAGTTGCTGTGATACCGATAGAATATTTTTATGAATTGCTTAAGAAATGAAAAAGTTAATAGTTAAGGGTCCAGTACCTAAATCGATTCCGAATTGCATAATTAATGACTTCGATGAAGAATATGCGCTTTATTTAAGGAAAGCTAAAAAGAATTGGAGAACTAAAGAAGCATTCTCCTTAGAGTTTAATTCTACTCTCTCTGATTTACTTAAGAGTCACTTTATTTATGTAGATAGGGAAGACCTTGAGCTATTAATAATGAAGCGATTGAACGTTATTGAAGTAATTGAGTTATGAACACATATTTATTTCCGTGGCATACAGATGAAGTCTGTAGCATTGGCAAGATAGTAGCTAGAAGCTACGAGGATTGTGAAGAAAAGATAAAGAGTATGTATATAAATAAGTACGACGATTTAGATGATCTTCTAGATTATGATGATTTCTGTGAGGAACTTGCCGACAAACATGGGATATATTTAGGAGAAGTATCTGAGATAAATGAATTTATGTAATCCATTACGAATAGCTTTAGACTTGGATGATACTATTTTTGACTTTTGGGGAGCGTACAAAGCTCTATTCCCAAGAAAGTCCGATTTAGTGGAACACGTAATTACACGAAACGTAGTAAGTCTTCGCTGCAACAAGGAGTTTTGGGAAAATTTACCCTTGCTAGAAAGGCCAAATTTTGAGCCGTATATTTATGCGACTAAAAGAATTAATAGCAAAACCTATACTAGGAATTGCCTAGCTAAATACAATTTACCCATAAGACCTATTTATCAAATGTATTATCAGCACGGAAACAAAGCTGATTTGATAAAAGGCAAATGCGACGTATTAATTGACGACAGTATCAGTAATGTGAGAATGGCTATTGACTCTGGACTTCCAGCGTTACTAATAGACAGACCACATAATCAGAACGATGATCCTTTATTCCGCATTTATAGTTTAGATATAGATGAAATAAGATTTGCATATGAATTAGAACTAGCAACTTTAGGATGGAATTAAAAGATATCAAGCTTAGGCCGCTGTTAGACACGCTAAGACTAGAGAAGATAAGTGATCAAGTATATTTTTCAGAACAGTACAGTGGGTATGTAAGTAATTCTCGTCTTGGACTAATTAATCCTAGACAAGAAGGAAATCCGGACAAGTTTTTTACCGGATTTAAAAGCTTCTTCTCTCCAGCATTGGAATTAGGAAGTGCCGTACATGAATTAGTATTACAGCCAGACAGTTTTGAATTATCCGAAGACATTGGAAAGCCTACAGCAAAATTAGGAGCTATGGCTAATGAACTCTATCCAGTCTATCTAAAGGGAGATGTAACGTTTGAGGACGTTAAAGCTGCCTCTGATAAAGTAGAATATTATAAAGGTAAATTAACTAAAGACTTAGCTAAGTCTGTAATTAATTCTTCTACTCAATATTGGAAAAATAGACAGACTAAAGAATTTGACTTGTCCCAGGATAAGGAAATTATATACTTGGATAACAAATCACTAGAAATCGTAAAGTCTTGTGTATCAGCATTAAATAGCAATAAGCAAGTACAGAAACTTTTGCATCCTGAAGGGATTACAAAAACACCTATTTCTGAAAATGAGCAAGCTATTTTATTGGACGTAGAAGCTACGTGCCCCAATGGAGCGCAGTTTATTCTACATTTAAAGTCCAAACTAGATAATTATACTATAGATACTGAAACTAATACTATTACGGTGAATGATATCAAGACGATTGGTAAAATCGTTAGCGAGATTGATAATAATATCAAGAAATTTCACTATAGTAGAGAGTTCGCAATGTATTTATATCTTCTGAAGCTATGTGCTGAGAAATTCTATAACTTAAAGGATCCAAAAATTCAAGCTAATTACCTAGTAGTATCTACTATTCCAAACTTTTATAGTAAGGTTAGACCAGTTACTTATACGGAATTACGTGAAGGATTTCATGAGTTTAAGACTCTACTGAAGTATGTAGCATATCAGATAGGTTACAGAGACTATTCTCTCGATGAACGACCTTCAAAATATCAGCTTTGAGAAATTGTCAGCGATATACACTAAATATTTTACCCTAAGTTACCTAAACAGTAACATGGGTGATAAATTAGCTTGTATTGCTCTTACTTGTTATATAACTAATGAGCTAAGAAAAAAAGGACAGAAAGTGACGTGTTATGATGTACTACTAAAAGTCGGAAAAGACTTTGGTCAGTTACAGAAAGATACCTTCTTGAAGTCCTTAGGAGCTATCTGTGAGGATTTAATGTATGGGTGTGATACTTTCCTCGACTTTGGAATAAAGCCCAAGGATATGCCCAAACAGCTCCAAATTTTGCTGAACAATTATGTACCATTTTAATAATATTTTTGTTAATGGATTTTTAACATCCTTTAACGTAAAAATTAACATTTAAGATTAGGGTTTCCCCAAGTGATGGAGTATAATTGATTACATCAGTAAGGGAAACAATACTGATTAGATATAGAAAAATAATTTCAGATTATATGTTAATGATTTATGTTTAAAAATTTTATTTATTATGAGTACAACGATTTTGAATTTTAAGAAAGTAGAAGTAGTAGCAGAAAGCAAAGAAGCAGCAATTGCACAAGTAGAAAGCACATTGTTCCATGTAAATGGTGACGCAACTCAGGCTTACAAAAATTGGAAAGCCAAACAAACCAAGGGTATCACAGAACGTGATGTAAAAGAATTTATGCTTGAATATCTTGCAAAGAAAGGTAAGAATTGCCCTGGTGCTGGTTATTTGATTACTGTTGAATCATCTGTTGCGGATACACGTGAACGTCCGTATAAGATTGACGACGTTAAGGGTGACGGAAAACGTAAGTTTAAAACATTCTACAAGTGGATTGACAAAGAAACTCAAACAGTAGTTTGCCAAGTTGATACAAACAAGGCTGACGCTAAAAATGCAATCAAAGAATTGTATAAGAGTGGTAAGTACAAAGGAAACGCTGAATTGGTGAAAACCAAAGATGTTGTTGAAGGACAAGCTGTAGTAGCTACTGCACAATATACTCCTTCTAAGAACACTAAGAATGGTACTTGGTTAGCTTTCGGTATCGAAGCCTAATTTCTTAAAAGAAACATATTTAAAGGGAAGATTACCTTAGGGTGGTCTTCCCTTTTTATTTTGAGATAACAACTAATTTTTAATAGATATTAAACGTAATTTAATTATGGAAATCTAACGATTAATTAACAATTAAATGGAGAAATGGAAACGGTATACGGGTGAAGAAATCCTGTATAATGCTTTGGATGAGAATGGAGTAGTTAGTAATGAACCTATGCTAGAAGATGCAGTAAAGTTAGGTATAAGCACATCATCTAATGGGGAGTGTATATTACTAAAATTTTATTGGACAGATGGATTTGGGTGGTACTTTAAAGACGGGAAAATAACCTTTATATTGCATGAGTGTAAAGTGGGAGATTCTGTTGTAGGTAAGACTATGAGAGGATATAAGACTTGCTTAAAGAAAGCATTACTTCAAAATATAGGTTACTACTTTAAAATAAAGAACTATCAATATACTAAGTTTAGTAAAAAATTAAAAGATTTGGCAGAGGAGTTTGGCTATACAGATATTAATAAATTCATTATTGACCACTTTGGGATGTTTTTGATAACAACTCCGAAGTTTGTATGTCATGCAACCATGACTGAAGATATTAAAAGATTAGTTAATACCTTAGAAGATCCAATATCTAAAGCTACAAGTTCCCCAAGCGAATATTGGGGAGATAAGACATCTAATATGAAGCAAATTATGCTGGATTTTGATGCAGATGACCTACCGTTCGAGATGATGCCAGACAGAGTAGATTTGGCAGATACTGGAGAGATACTTAATAGTATATTAAAAGAGGAATAAATGGAATTGACGATTGAACAATTAATGCAAGGAAAGGCAACTAGAATTAAAGATAAAGAATATTTTACTACAGAAGCTTATGTAACTCCATTTATGGACAGAGTTTCTAAAATGACTGATAACTTTATAATTAATGCTAAACCTGCCGATCAAATATCACTTACTAAAGACGGGGAGATTAATTTTGATGATGTAATATATAATAGAGTTTGGATTCAGGGCGTTCTTCCAGACGAATATGCTTGGGATAATCATAAGAGAGTAATTAGTATGATTTATGCTCTTGATACTCGTAAACCATTAGTTAAGTTCTATGTGGGAGCTTTAAATATGGCTTGTCTAAACTTGTGTGTATTTAATCCAGAAATGTTGAATGTTTCTGAGTTAGAGCCGGAATCTGCTATTAACTATAGCTTCTTAAGAAATGCTATGTCAATGACAGATGAAACTAACGTAACTCTAAAGAGACTTTCAGAGATGGAATATAAGAAAGATGATATATATGCTGACTTGGGTCACTGGGTTGACAACTGCATTAATTCTAAAATCAATATGGGATTTGGTTCTGTGAAGCTAGCTGAATCTGCGCCAATTGATGTGTATAAAGATTTGTTTTACGATGAGAAATCCAAATATTATACAACAGACAATGTTGTAGACGGATTTACCGTATATAACGCATTTACCGATTTGATTACCCAAGACAAAAGAGACTTGGTTAATAAATTTGAAAAGACATTGTTAATTAAAGACGTAATGGGTATCTAATATGCAGGTAGTAAAGAGAGACGGAAGTTTACAGGAATTTGATAGTAATAAAATAGTAGAAGCAATATCTAAGGCATTTAATGCTTGTTGCCCAGAGGAAAATAAGGAAGTTATCACCTCCATGGTAACTGATATGCATCTGTGGGATGGAATTACTATCGAAGAAATTCAAGATGTTGTAATTGAGACTTTGAGGGACTATGGTTATGATGATGTAGCCTCAGCCTATTCTCAATACAGAAGTGAGCAGTCCAGACTTAGAGAAATCATAGCTAAGATTAGTTATCAAGACAATTACATCAATAGCTCTGAAAATGCAGCTACTTCATCTGAAACAGATGGAAATGCTAATGTTGTCTCTAAGAATGTTGCTACACTGGAAAGTGAGGATAGAAAGCGCGAGAACAGAGAAATACAACGTTATCGTATGAAGAAGAAATTAAAACTTCTTTATCCGGAATTATCTTCTCAATATGCTAGAGACTTAGATAGTCATATTATCTATACTCATGATGAAGCTTCCACCTCAGTACTTAAACAGTATTGTATGGCAGTTTCATTATATCCCTTAATGCTTGAAGGAGTGGGTAATATTGACGGAGTTACTCCTGGTCCTCCTAATGATTTGCAGTCATTTAGTGGACAGGTGACTAATCTGATATTTCTATTATCTTCTCAATGTAAAGGAGCAGTAGCCGTTGGAAGTTATTTTATTGCACTTAACTATTACATTATAGCGGAATATGGAGAAAAATGGTATGAAAAGCTGGATTGCATTTGCACTTCTGAACATTCCCTGATTAAGAGAACTATTGAGGATTCTATACTCAAAGCTTTCAAGCAGTTCGTCTGGGGAATTAATCAGCCAGCAGGGAATAGAAGTTATCAATCACCGTTCACTAATGTTTCATACTATGATAGAACCTATTTCGAGTCTTTATTTGGAGAGTTTTATTATCCAGATGGAACCAAACCAGAATGGTCTGCGATTGATACATTGCAAAGACTGTTTATGTCCTGGTTCAATAAGCTACGTTTGAAGCAAGTATTAACATTCCCAGTTGAAACCTTTGCTATGGTACATGATGGCAAAGATATTATAGATAAGGAATATAAGGATTTATGTGCTGAAATGTATGCACAAGGTCATAGTTTCTTTACCTATATCTCTGATAGTGCAGATAGTCTAGCTTCGTGTTGCAGACTCCGTAATGAGTTGGCAGAGAATACGTTTAGTCCTACTTCTGGTATGACTGGAGTTAAAACTGGTTCTTGTAATGTAATTACCCTAAATATTAACAGAATTGTTCAGGATTGTATAAGAGAAAACTGTACAAATCCGGAAGATATTATCCAAATATATTCTGAGTTTAAAGAATCCATTCATAATGGGATAAGGGAAAGTCTAATTAATATATTGGAAAGGGTATATAAGTATCATATTACTTATAAAACTATGCTCTACGAATGGGAAGAGAAGAAAATGTTTGCTTCTTCTAATGGTGGATATATAAATATTAAAGACTTGTATAGCACTATTGGTCTAAATGGTTTGAATGAAGCCGCTGAGTTCTTAGGACTAAAAGTATCTAATAATCCAGAGTACTTTAAGTTCTTGCAGCTAATCCTTGGAACTATCAAAGAGCAGAATAAACTTCATTCCATTCATGATAAGAAAAGACCTTTCTTATTCAATTCTGAGGTTGTTCCAGCAGAAGGTCTTGGAGGTAAGAATTATAAATGGGATAAAGCTGATGGATATTGGATTCCAGAAGATAGAAACCTATACAATAGTTATTTCTATAATGCCCATGATGACACATCTGTATTAGATAAGTTTATACTTCACGGAAGACAAACTTATCAGTATACAGATGGCGGAAGTGCAGCTCACATTAATTTAGAAGAACATCTATCTAAGAAGCAGTATTTGAAGCTCATAGATTTTGCTATTGAACAGGGAACTAATTACTTTACATTTAATATTCCGAACAGTAAGTGTGAGGATTGTAAACATATTGTAAAGGCTCCAATCAAAGTATGTCCAAAGTGTGGAAGTGAGCATATTACCCAGTATACTAGAATTATTGGCTATCTAAGACCTATTACTGCATTTGGTAAGGATAGAAGAATAGAGGCTGAAAAGAGAACTTATTCAAAAAGTGTATAAATGAGTAAAATTTTAATTGTCCCAGATGTTCATGGGAGAAAGTTTTGGCACAAAGCCAAGGAAATGATAAACAGTGTGGATAAGGTAGTCTTCTTAGGAGACTACCTAGATCCGTACCCTTGGGAATGTATCTCTAGACTCGATGCCATTAAAGAGTTTGAGGAAATAATTAAGTTTAAAAACGATAATCCTGACAAGGTTGTATTATTGTTAGGAAATCATGATTGTGCTTACTGTTTCGATTTTGGAAGTGCGTCTAGATATGATTACGAAAATGAGTTTGAAATCAAAAACTTATTTAGTACAAATATAGGGCTATTTAGACTCTATTTTAGAGAAGGAAATTATTTATTCACCCATGCTGGCATTACCAGAGATTGGTTGAGAACATATCTTCCAGAATATGATATTGAAAGATTTACTACCTTAACTACTAGAGAGTTAATTCCATTCTTATGGAAGGTATCATTTCTGAGAGGTGGAAACCAAGATACTGGAAGTATGGTATGGAGTGATGTCTCTGAAGGAGACAGAGAAGATACCTACTATCAAATCTTTGGACATACTCAACTAGAGTCAGAGCCTATTATCACTGATAAATGGGCTTGTCTGGACGTAAGAAGGTGTTTCTTATTAGACACTGATAATAGAAAAATAGAAGAGATATGTTAAAGTATGTAGACACCAAGGTAGTTTTTCAGGAGATTCCAGACGAGATTACCTTAGCTATAAACATCTCGAACTGTCCATGTCATTGTAAGGGCTGCCATAGCTCTTACTTGGCAGAGGATATTGGAACTCCTCTTGACGAAGATTCTTTGGTAGAGTTACTACTCAATAATAAAGGTATTACTTGTATAGCCTTCATGGGAGGAGATTCAGACCCAGAATATATTAACTGGTTAGCTAGTATAATGCGTGACATGAACGATAGCGAACCTGGGAACTGGGCTGATGTAAAGATAGCTTGGTATAGTGGTAGGCAGGAGTTGTCTCCCGATATTGATTTAAGAAATTTTGACTATATAAAGCTTGGACCTTATATAGAAGAAAAAGGCCCACTCAGTAGTAGAACTACTAATCAGGTAATGCTCCAAATAGATAACAGCTGTGGAAGATCCATAGTTAAAGACATAACATCACGTTTTTGGAAATGATTCTTAAGGTAGTATATGATGACGACAGTCAGACTCTGGTTGATAGACTGAAAGATATCCTCCCAAATTATCCTCTTGTTGAGCTAGAAACTTATCATGAGGGATTGTTTAAGGAGAGGAAGAAAGCCTTTAAGATTAAAGGAGGATTTAGTGCTAGACACACTCCATTCGCAGTACTTATAAATAATGACTCTGAGCCTATTACAGCTTTCTACAGTGAAGCAAGTACTTGTACTATAGATGTGATAATTAAAGCATTAAATAGTTTTGTAGCTTATGGTAACGAAAACTGAAGTAGAGGATATTATTCGTAAGAAGCAACTTCTGATAAAAGGGCTTGAGGAAAATATTTTCAAAGATTTTACAGAAATGGAAGAGCATTTGCTTCATTCTAAGCATGGAAATATTAAGGTCTGGCTAAAATCCGGAGTAGGAAAAGTCTATGAAGGTATAACTGGAGCATTTAAAGTAGGACTGCCATTAATAATTGATTGCAATCCTACTAAGGCAGTGTCTAAGATTATTATGATAGATTGGGACTCTCACATGTTCCAAACTATAGATGAAGACTGGTATAGTTTTGAATTTACGCCAGTGAAACTGCAGGATTTAACCACTTTGATAAATGATTAGAAAATTTACTAATATCATTTGTGTTTATTACAATGATAAGAATTATATACCAGCTAAATATAATTGTCCAGACTTAGAAATTGATGATGTAATTCTCAACCTGACTACAAATAAGGAGCAGAATTATGAGAAAATTTCTGAGATTATAGTTGATTATGCTTTTGCCTTGTTTTGTAATAAGTCAGATTTAAAAGACTTTGCACAAGACCATAAAAAGTACAAGAGGCAAAACTGGAAATTGCTGGATTTCAGAGAAATAATTAAAACCAATGAGATAACTAATAAACAAAAAGATCCAAAATGAAATACGGAGTTATTCTAGCTAGATTTCAGCCCATTCATAATGGGCATCTAGCTTTGATTAAGAAAGCGTGTTCTGAGAATGATAAGGTTCTCTTGTTAGTTGGTAGCGCTAACAAAATAAGTAAACGTAATCCTATCCCTGTTAATATAAGGATAGAATTACTTAAGACTACCTTAGAGAATGAAAACTTACTAGAAAAATGTGTTATTCATTCCCTGAATGATTTGACTGATGAGACTGATAACTCTCAAGATTGGGGATTCTATTTATATGCTAATATTGTTAGTATTATAAAAGAGTCCTCTTTTAATATCTACTATAGCGACGGATATGAAATCATTACCACATGGTTTCCTAAGTTCATGCTTAGAGATTATATATCTATGACTCTTATGGCTAGAGAACAGGTAGAAGAGGGAATATCAGCTACTACTGTTAGAAATGCCATAAGAAATGATCTAGACTTAGAAGGACTAGTTCCCAAATGTGTTATAGATGCCAAGTTTTATTTAAAAGAATTTATCTTACTCCATGAAAGTATCAATAATTAATAAATCAAGACACAAACTTCCTAAATATGAAACTCTCTTCTCAGCAGGTATGGACATCTGTGGAGACTTTAGCAGAATTAAGTTGGTAGACAATAAGCCTGAAAAGAATTTCTTTGATGCAGATGTAGTAGCAATACATCTTATAGAAGCTCCTGATGCTCCGTTTGTCCTTGATAAGGAAGGGAATCCTACTGATAGAAAAATTCCTACAATCCAGGCAGCTTCTACTATAGAAATTAAACCAGGAGGTAGGTGTCTAATTCCTACTGGACTGTTTATTGCTTTACCTCAGGGTTATGAAGCTCAAATTCGCCCTAGAAGCGGATTAGCATTGAAGCAAGGACTTACTGTCCTAAATTCTCCTGGAACCATCGACGCTGACTATAGAGGTGAGATAGGTATTATCTTAGTTAACACTTCTAATCAGCCTGTGCGAATAAAGGATGGAGAAAGAGTAGCCCAGATGGTGATTGCTAAGCATGAGACTATCGAATGGGAAGAGGTGGAAGAACTACCCTCCACTGAAAGAGGAGAAGGCGGATTTGGACATACTGGCGTATGATATATTTAGTATTAGCATTAGTAATAATTAATATGTGTATGACTATTTTCTTAATTATACAAATTAAGGAGGTTAAGCATCAAGCTAAGATTAACTATACATATATTGATGATACAAGAGACAAGGTTAAATATGTAGCGTCTTCTATGATAGCTGTAAACTCAATACCAGATGAGCTTGGCAAACAGTTAGAAAAAATGAAGAAGGAAGTTGTTGTTAAAAATGTATTAAAAGTACCATGACAAAAGAAGAACTAAGAGAACGTATTTTGGAACTTAGCGCTAAGATACAGAAGGAAGATAGTAAGTCCGCTATCTCAGAAATGGATAAAGAATGTGAAAATCTTCTAGACGAATTAGAGGATGTTCTATTTGAAGAATTAAATAGCCTAAAAGTTATAATCAGAACTGAAGTAATAGTAAACAGATACGATGTAGATATGGATTTAATAGTTTCTGATTATATAGAAACCGGAAATCTAGAAGATACTTTCAAGGTAATATCTGGAGAATGCGATTGTGGTTGGAAAACGGAGATTAAAAAAGAAATATTAAAATGATTTCATGTTATGACTAAGGAAGGATTTGTTAAGCTGATTGAGAATGCCCAGAACTATTCTAAAGAACTAGATAGATGGTACAATTTCGGCATCGAATTATATGAATTACCAATATCAGAGTTGGGTTGGGGATTTCTAAACATCACGTTATCAGAACTTTTCTCCGATGAGGGAGTAGACTGGATTAACTGGTGGCTGTTTGAAAAACCAGGATTTGGAGGAGAGCCTAACCAGGCATACAATGAAGACGGTAGCATGATTCCTACTGACACTATAGATGATTTATGGGAGTTAGTTAAGGAATATCAGAAGTAAATGGACATGGATAAAGGCGGCAAAGAAATTTTTGGAGATAAACTTTCTATAGAATTTTATAATAAGACTGAATGATTAAATATTTATTAAGTAAAGCCTCAACTGGTAAATTTAGAGTTGCGTATTTGTCTACTACTGAGGAGTGGGATGAAGAAAAAGCTGGATTTGTAATTAACAGAGTTACTGGTCAGCTACATGGAAAGATGACAGAACAGCCTGAAATTGTTATTACGAAAGGTAAGGCAGGTAGAACTCACAGAGAACAACTTGAGTTGCAGTTTAAGTCTGAGCTTAAGAAATATTTAGATAAGGGGTATAAGGAGATGGAGAACGATCCTGAAACTTATAGTGAAACACAATTAGAGGAATTTTATGGAGAAATCAAGACGGATCAGAATGGATTTGCAAAGCACATGCTTGCAAAATCTGCAGATAAAGTTAAAGAATCCTCTATTAACAAGATCAAGTATTGGTATGCTAGCCGAAAAATTGATGGAGTCAGGTGTTCCTTCTACTATAAGGATGGTGAGGTTTTATCTGCTTCTAGAGGAGGGGGAAGTTATGACTATTCAACAGGTCATATCAGAGGCAATGAGAAATTGCTTAAATTCCTTGAATCTCATCCCGCTTACATTCTTGATGGAGAGTTGTATAGACATGGTAAGAGCCTCCAGCAAATCAGTGGAGCAGCTCGTCTTGAAAAGAACGCAGTTGACTGCGACTGGCTTGAATATTATGTTTACGACATCATGATTCCAGGAATGAAGTTCTCAGATAGATTAGAGATTCTTAAGCAGTTGCAGAAGGAACTCAATCTAGACTTCGATCCAAATAAAGAATGGGAAGAAGGGGAGCTTCAAATGCAAGTAGTTCCCCAAGAAAAGGTTTCTGGATATGAGAATATAATGAAACTCCACGATCAATATGTGTCAGAAGGTTGGGAAGGAGTGGTATGTAGAAATCCTGACAAAGAATACGGCTTTGGGAAACGTACTAATGATATGCTTAAATTCAAGTTCTATAAGGATGCAGAGTTTGAAATTACTGGCTTATCAGAAGGTCTTCGAGAAGAGGATATGTGTTTTACGTTGGTAACTGAAGACGGTATAGAATTTAAGGCTAAACCTATGGGTTCTAGGGAGCTTAAGCAACAGTATAGAGAAAGACTTAAAGAGCTTATTGGAAAGATGGCTACTGTTAAGTATTTCTACCTATCTGATGAGGGAACTCCACTACAACCTGTATTGAAATGTATTCGCGACTATGAGTGATGTAGAAAGAAGACTTTTTATGCTTTGTAGTAATCTGTTTGTCGATCGCTTTAAGACATATAAAAAAGGTGAGTATTACATAGTGGGAGGAAATAAGTGGAAAATTAACCTTTATAACGAAGCATAAATTTAGCAAATATATTTAAAAATGAAAAAGATTAACTATAGGCAATATTACTATAATGGGGACTATTATAACAAAGAGCTTCTAGTTCCAGAAGAGTGTAAAATGTACGAGGTCGGGCTTGTAGCAGTATCCCATCAAGTTAAAGACAGAGAAGAAACCTGGGCTAAAACATACGTATTGATTTGCCCAACGGAATTTGAAAATGCTATTCTTCTGGGAAATGTATATTTTAACTATTTGGATGATATATTCGTCATAGAAACTGAAGTACCCATTTTGGACGTCGATACGGCTCCAAGATTTAATAATGTGTATTCTATAGGAAAATATAAAAATCCTAGTGCGGAATCTAAGTTACGAGATTATTTAGGTAAAATAGGGGAGCTTAGGGAAGCGACGGAGGACGATTTGAAAGAAATGACTAAATTATATCAGGAATCGACAGGAATTGGTTCTATCTGTATGTTAAGAAGATTAACCTATACAGGAATAGAAGCTAGTAACATAAGCTTTAAGAGCTGGATTGATGGTAGTGATGAGGCTATTATGGCTATTACAAAAATAGGATACGGAACCCTACTTTCACATGATTTTGTTGCTGATCCAGATGTAGCTAAACTATTCCAAAAGAAGTCAGCAGAAATATATAAATCTATTGTCAATAATGAATGATGTAGAGAAACGTTACACCTGGCTAATTAAGCATTTAATATGGAACGGCTCGAAACAGACTGATGGTGTCTACTGGGTTAAAATTACCCAGGAAGATGCCTCTACCCTTAAGAAAAAGTACGAGGTGAAAGATACTCGTACTTTGAAAGGAGGGATTAAAGCAGATGTTATAAGAATGTGTGATAATTTTATTGTACTTGATACACGATGAAATACGAAAAGTTTGATATTTTAAAGAAGGCTAAATTCTCTGCTATTCCAAATAATAGAGAATTATACATAGTATATGTAGAGTGTGATGCGAACGATGGAGATTACATGAGAGATACTCTCGAATTTGATAAAAACTCCTTTGAGGAAGACGAGCTTCTTTTACTAGTGCTGTCCTATGTCAGTAAATATTCTGGCAAGTTCTCAGAGGGAAAAGGTTGGAATGATAGGCATTATGGACATCACGTGGATGAGAATGAGGACTTCCCATGGTTAAGTGACTACTTATCAGAGAATGATATTCTAATCTTTGCTGGGATGTGTGATATGCCGTGCCACAGTGTAAGTGGTATAGACATTGTATACTATGATGATAATGGGATAGCTAACAAAGTAAAGCTTCCAGATGTGGATGATTTATTTGAAAGCAAAGGGGAGTTTGTAAATTATTTAAACAAGCTATATTCAGCTTATTATGACGAAATTGAATAAAGGAGGGAAGCTTCCAAATAAGTTTAAAATAGCTAATCAAGAAATAACTGTAGTCATGGAAGACTCTCTTCCAAATAATGACTATGGTTATTTCTGTGATGCTACAAATACCATTAAGTTAGCTAGAACTATTAACTCTGAACATGATGGGGAAGTTATTTTAAGTGATGAACAAGTAAGAAATACTTTTTATCACGAATTATTCCACGTGTTTCAATTTTACTTTAATAATGAGTTTAACGAAACACAAGCTCAGGTGTATGCTAACTTTATGTGTGAATTTATAGAAACTACAGAAGAACCATTTTAAATAGAGAATAAATGAAGTTATCTAAGAGTAAAAGAGCCAACGTAAATTATTTGGCAAAGATTGTAGACATTAAGAATTTCAGAGCGCATAGTAATCCAGAGGTTACTAGACTTAAGTGTTGTACCATTGATGGTTTCAATATCATTACTGGGATTGACTCACAGCCTGGATTGTATGTATACTTTCCAACAGCCTGTTGCATAAATCCAGACTTTTTGAGGTATTGTAATCTATACCGCCATAAGGAATTAAATAACGACCCAGAACAAACTGGTATGTTTGAGGACAATGGTAGGGTAAAGGCTATCAGACTAAAGAATGAATTGTCTGAAGGATTTATTCTTCCAGTAGTTCAATTCCAGAACTATATAATGTCGGTGACTAATAAGGAGATTGATACTGAAGCAGGTACTGAATTTGATATTGTAGAACATGAAGGCAAGGAATTTTGGATTAACAAGAAATATATCCCGAAAAGACAGCAAGGACAAGGAGGGACTCCACGTAACAACCAAACGAAGAAAGTCAAAGGAATCAGCAAAGTTATTGATGAACAGTTTAGATTCCACTACGACACAACTCTTATTAAGAAATGTCCTAATGTAATTCATCCTAATGACCTAATTAGTATTACTGAAAAAATACATGGTACCTCTGGTATTTCCGCATATGTTTTGTGTAAGCAAGATTTAGACTGGAAACAGAAGATTGCTAGATGGTTGACAGGAGAAGAGTTTAATAAGTATGACTATCTCTATGCCTCTAGAACTGTCATTAAGAATCAGTTCTATAACAAAAATGTTACTCCAGGATTCTACGGGTGTGATGTTTGGGCAGAAGCTGACAAAATAGTAAAACCTTGTTTGTCTAAGGGCATGACAGCATATTATGAGATAGTAGGATTCTTACCAAATGGTGGTTATATCCAGAAGAACTACGATTATGGATGTATGCCTCCAAAAGAGGGAGAGTCATATACTCACGAAAAGCATTTCAAGGTTCGTATCTATCGTGTAACTATAACTAATGTAGATGGTGTAGTTCATGAGTTCTCTGCTCGCGAAGTTCAGCAATGGTGTGCCAAAGTTGGACTTATTCCAGTAGAGGAATGGTATTACGGAACTGCAAAGTCTTTATATCCAGAACTCAATGAAGCTGAACATTGGAATGAAAACTTCATGGAGAAGCTAGCAAATGATACACAGTTCTATATGGAACGCAATTCTCCGTCTTGCGACAATAAAGTACCTCACGAAGGGATTGTTATCAAGATTGAGAATATGAAGTCAGAAGCCTTTAAACTAAAATGCTTTAAATTCCTTGATAAGGAAGGTAAGGAATTAGATAAGGGAGAAACTAATATTGAAGACGAAGCTTAATTATGCAGAAACTAGCTATAACATATGAGGTTACTATGTCTCAACATGCTGACATTGATATTGATGAAATAATTGAGGCAGTTATAACTAATCTTAAAGTCGAAGGGAAAGCTATAAACTTGGATTATTTAAGCTATGAATTTGAAGACAATGTAGGGTATTATTTAGAATCTCTCAATATGATAAATGATGCAAGCTTACTTAGTGAGTCTACTGTAGAAACAATTTGTGAAGCATTTCGCTATAGGGCTGCAAGAATACATCCTGAATATGCTGGAACGTCTATTTAGTAAAAAGTATGGAAGTCTGTATTATAGGATTTCCTACTTTTTTCATAGTAAGATTCCGTTTATCTCTCCAGGGTGGAATGAGTATAGAAACCCTTGGTATCACTGGTGGAAGGTTAGAAAATATTTTAAACGTCCAAAGACTCATTTCTTCTTTAGGAAAAACTTCTGGACATTTGGACTTCCAATCAGGAGAGACTACTATAACCCTATCCTAGACATAGGATTCCATGCATTAGGGTGGAAGGATAAATGGGATAGTCCGAGGCATGAATGGGACCCCATGATTTGCATAACCTTTTTCAGAACTTGGCATTTGTTATGGATATTTAACTGGGTAATCGAAGAAGAAAAGAATAGTATTACAAAGAGCATGGCTACTTGGGAAGCTATCTTAGATTATTCCTACTATAACAAGACTATAGACCAAGCTATCGACAACCATGTTTGGAGTTATGAAGAGGATAGTGAAAAGAAATATATAACTATTATTTCTAATATGACTAAAAAAGGATTAAAAGAATATGAACCCAAACACGCTGAAGAAAATACAGAGGTTGAAGAATGGTGAGTCTTTTGTTACAAGCGAACCAGGAAATTCAATGCTACCTCTGTATAAGAGTAATGAGAAACATCTTGTCACGCCTATAACTTGGCAAGAATGTAATATTGGAGATGTTGTATTCTGTAAGGTTAGAGGTTCCTGCGTCACTCACAAAGTATACGCAGTGGATTCTAACAAAGGATGCCTTATTGGTAATAACAAGGGGCATATGAACGGATGGACTAAGAATGTTTATGGTTTAGCACACAAATTATGAAAATATGTGTTTTGAGTGATTTGCATGGATTTCTAATTGATTATATTCAGCCATGCGAATTAGTGTTAATCTGTGGGGATATTGTGCCGTTAAGGATGCAAAGAAACAAACCACAGTGTGAAAAATGGCTAAAGACAGAATTTGCAGACTGGATAAAATCTCTTCCCTGTGAAAAGGTTGTATTTGTAGCCGGGAATCATGATTTTGTATTTGAGAATAGAGAGCTATTATGGATAAATTCTATAATTACTCATCCTACAGAAGGAAAAGCAATCTATTTAGAGAATCGCCATTGTGATTACTTAGGTAGTGAAGGAAGGGTATACAGAATATATGGAACACCAGCTTGCCACATATTTGGTAATTGGGCATTTATGTATTCAGATGAAAAGCTTCAAGAACTATACTCAAATATTCCAGGAAATTGTGATGTATTAATTAGTCATGACGCTCCCAAATTAAATAATTGCGGTTTGGTGCCTCCTAATATGTGGCATTCTGACCCTGTAGATGCTGGAAACAGTGTCTTGGCTTCAGCAATCCTAGATAAGAAACCGAAATATGCTTTTTGTGGACATATCCATGAGGGAAATCACCAACTGACAGAAGCTGGTGAATCTAAGATTGCTAATGTATCTATACTTGATGATACCTACAGTATTAATTATGAACCTTTATATTTGGATATTTGATACTATTCTTGTGTATTTATTTGGAGGAATAGTATTGTTATTAGTAACAGTTGGAATTTATGAGATAATACAGGAGGAAACTAACTTCCTTAATGCCTACGGGTCTAGATTCATTTGCAATATTAAAAATTAATCAAATGGAACAAGCTGTTTTTCAAAGAATGTTGGGAGAATTTAACGAGGTTAACGAACGTGCTACAAAACTAAGAGATTTTATTCTCAGTGATAAAAGCAAGGAGATTGATAATCTTAATCGCGACCTATTAATTGCTCAACTAAAAGCAATGGAGGCTTATGTATCTGTACTATCTATTCGTATAGGACTGAACTCTCCTAAAGATGAAATACAAGAGGCAGAGATTGTAAAGGAAGGTGAATAAAAAAATCATTTTCACAGACCGTTCGGACTCTCTACTAACTAGTTATCTCAAAGATATATCTAGGTATCCAATCCTAGATAGTGATGAGATAATTAGATTAATAGGAGAGGCTCAGAAAGGAGATGATATTGCTAGAGAAAAGATTATCAAATCAAATCTTAGATTTGTTGTAACTATTGCTAAGCAATTTCAGAATAGAGGTATTCCGTTGATGGATTTAATCTCTAGTGGAAATGAAGGTTTAATGAAAGCTATTGATAAGTTTGACCCTACTAGGGGAGTAACATTCTTATCTTATGCTGTATGGTGGATTAGGCAAAGCATTTATAATTCTATATATTGGCAGGCTAGAGAAATTCGCTTGCCAATGTCTCAGCAATTGCTAGTAATTAGCATTCTCGATGCAACTAATAAATTCTTACAATTACACGATAGAAATCCTAGCTCGGAGGAATTGTCCGAAATAACGGATATTCCAAGAGAGCAGATTGATTATCTAGCACAATTTTCTAATAAATTGGTTTCTGTTGATGATTTTATAGGAGGAGATGAAGAGAACAGTCAGGTTTGTGATATTATTCCAGATGGAGATGAACTCCTAGATGAGCAAGTAAACAAAAGCTATGTAACTAAAGAACTAGAGAATCTGTTATCTAAATTAACTATTAGAGAACATGATTTATTATGTATGTTATTTGGTATAGGAATGACTCCGGTTAATCCTAAGATTATAGCTGATATGTATGGTGTAGGGGGAGAAAGAATCAGACAGATGAAGGAAGGAGCGTTAGCTAAATTGCGACGCAGATTTTCTAACCAACTTAAAAATTTATTATAAAATGAAATTCGAGGAAATTTTACCAATGTTGAGAGCAGGAGAAGTAGTAAGAAGAAGTGTGTTTCAGCGTAACCTTGTAATATTTATGCAGATTCCTGCATCAATAGGTTTTCAAGGAATAGTTACTATGAAATCTATCCCAGATGCAATGAAGGCGCTTATGTTGCTAAATTGCGCCGGAGTGAGATATCATGATCAATTTATCATGTATGATTTCTCAGACCAGTCTTGTACTTACTATCCTTTCGATGGGGAAGATATGAATGCAGATGATTGGGAGGTAGTAGACGTATTACGCTATAGACCATATGGTAACTAACAACTATCCTATTGGAGCAGCTAATGATCCTACAGCTCCTTATAACGAACCTTTACTTAATAAAGTAAGAGCAGAGGTGGGAGTTGAGCTGGGATTATTTGTAGATATTGAAGTAGTAGATGAAGATGATATTATTAGTGCAGTTGAGGAAGCTATTATTGATAGGTTCAAATCTGAAGATGTTGAAGTGAATAATATCAAAATCTATCAACATGATTTACTTAGTAAGTCGGAATAAAACTTTATTTAGGTCTACAAAATATCAAGATGTTAGTTTTGAAGAGGCAATGAAGATTTTGTTGCCTCTTTCTTTGGTGCAATTTGATACTGAAACTAAAGGATTAGATGCTCATACTAAAGACTTATTAACTGTTCAATTAGGATGCAAAGAAAATCAAGTCGTCTTTGATTGGACAACTATGTCTGCTGAGGAAAAAGCGGAACTAAAAGACTATTTTGAATCTGATAGAGTGTTTCTTGGTTGGAATTTAATGTTTGACTTAGGATTCTTATATGTTCAGGATATTTGGCCGAATCATATCTGGGATGGTATGATTGCTGAAAAACTTTTGTGGTTAGGGTATCCAGATAATATGAGAGAGATGAGCTTAAAAGCTGCTGCTTGGAATTATCTGAATTATGATTTGGATAAGTCTGTAAGAGGTAAGATTATTAATGATGGTCTTACTGAGGATGTAGTAGTTTATGCCGCAGGTGACGTAATGTGGCTAGAAGACATTAAAGAGAAACAAGAAATAGAACTTGCCAAGCAAGAATTAAAACTTGCTATGGAATTTGAATGTGAGTTTATTAAAGGCTTAGCCTATTTCAAACATTGTGGTGTTCATCTAGACGTCACTAAATGGAGAAATAAAATGGCTAAGGACCGTATTAAACTACAAGAAGCAGAACAAGAACTCAATGATTGGGTAGTAGCATGGGACTCAGAGAAACATCATGAACATGATGGATGGGATATACAATACCCAGAAATGCAATTCTACAACCAATTAGAAATAGAGGAAGAAACTGCTAGACTTCTTAAAGAGAAATATATTAGGTGTCCGCAAGAGGACCTTGATACTCCAGCAGGAAAGGTTAAAGCTTATAGAAAGAGAGTAATTAGTCAATTTACTAGAGTAGATAACCAAGGTGATTTATTTAATGGTTTTGATACTAAACCTAAATGTACAATTAATTGGAGTAGCTCTTCACAAGTTATTAAATTATTTGAACTATTAGGAATTAAGGTTAAGACTTTTGATAAACACACTAAGAAGGAGAAGAAGTCGGTTGAGGCTAAGTTATTAGCTCCTCAAGCTAATGATTTTCCTATTATTCCTATCTATCTAAAGTATCAGGAAGCTGCAAAGGTGGTTTCTACTTATGGAGAAAACTGGTTAAAAGCTATTAATCCAAAAACTGGTAGGATTCATGTAGACTTTCACTCTTTAGGAGCTGATACTGCTCGTGTAAGTTCTGGTGGAGGAGTATATAAGCTCAATTTGCAGAATTTACCGCATGATAAGGAAACTCGAGCATGTTTTACTTCTGAAAAGGGTAATAAGTGGATTTCTGCCGATTACCAATCTCAGGAAAGTAGAATTATTGCTTCTGTGTCTAAGGACAAGGCAATGATTGATGTGTTTGAAAATGGGTGTGGTGACGTGCATAGTCTAGTTGCTAAAATGTCATATCCTCATATTATTCCGGCTGATTGTCCTATAGAAGAGGTTGCTATCAAATATAAGCCTCAAAGGCAAGATGCTAAAGGTGTAGAGTTTGCAATCAATTATGGTGGAGACGCTAATACCATTATGAACAATAAGGGTATTCCTTTAGAAGAGGCTCAGAAAATCTATGATAACTTTATGAAGGGTTTTCCTGGAGTAAAGCAATATCAAGATTATTGCCGTAAGGCAGTAATGAGAGATGGATATATTTTATTAAATCCCATAACTAAACATAGAGCACATATATATGATATTGAGGACCTCTGGCGTATTTCCAAGAAATTCAACGATCCAGAGTTCTGGGATTATTACAGAGAGATGAAGAGAGATTCTCCAGGCTGTGATACTGTCCAAGACGTTAAAAGGTATTTCCAGAGAAAATCAGCTTCTGAAAAGCAGTCTATCAATTATCGTATACAAAATAGAGGAGCTATGTGCTTTAAGTTGTCCTCTATAAAACTCTTTAATTGGATTAAGGAAAATAAACTTCTTAATGTAGTTAAAATGTGTGTTCCAGTCCACGATGAATTTAACCTAGAGTGTCCAGAATCTATCGCTGATAAGGTAGCCGAAGTTCTGGTTAAATGTATGGTTGACGGAGCCAAACCATTCTGCCCTAACGTATTCTTAGGTGCAGATGTTGATGTAAATGATCATTGGGTTCATTAACAAGGGGCTATATTACCGATGCCAAACCTGAGCCCCTGAGTAGGCTTAAGAGTAATCAGCCGAACAGCCATCCTTGTAATGAGGTAGGAGTGCAGTTAGGGCATCATTTTTAATTCTAATTTAAGTACTTATATGAAAAAATTATTAATTTTATTGATTACAGTGTTAGCTTTGTGCACTGCGTGTGCAGATAGTAAAACCTTTGAGAGAGCAGACGGAACTAAGTTCGTTGCCGAACCATATGGATGGGCAAATTATCAATCTAAGAAGATTGAAGGAGTAACATATGAAGCATGTTTTGAGAACATTGTTTGGGATATTGTTGCTATAGAAACCGTAATTGTTCCAGTATGGTTAACTGGCTGGGAATTGTACGAACCAGTTTCTTATACCGAACCAAATGTTACTAAGTAATTATGGATACTTATACACCAATGAGAGCTATGATTGTCTGTGCTAATGGCACAGGCGATTATATAAAGAAAGAGGATGCAATTAAGGCTTTACAAAATATTTTTGAAGAAGATTCTCAGAAAATAATAGAAGTTTTTTTAAAAGAATTTGGATATGAAGATACAACTACCGGAACTTGATGTAATAAGCTGTAATGGCTCTTGGACGGGTTTAATCTTAAAGAAACATCTTACATTCGACGAAGCTCGTTTTATTGCAGCATCAGCATTAGGAGTAAACATGGATTTACTCTTAGATGATTGGTGGGCAAGAAGTATTGATGAGGAAGACGATATTAAGGATGAAATTGATGATTTTACTAATGATGTAGAAGGGCTTCTTACTGGTGAAAATACTTGGGATTATTTTACTAATAGGTGGACTTTAGAGGAGGGCCTAGAGGACATATGCCCTACAATGTTTCTCCAAATGGTTTATGAAGCTAATTATTTAGGCTTATTATGAAAGTAATTTTCTTAGATATTGATGGAGTCTTGAATAGTAATGATTGGTATGTCAAGACTCGTGGTGTTGGAGGATACAATGGAGGAGACATTGATCCAGAATGTATTGAGCTTATAAATGATTTAATAGATGCTACTGGGGCTAAAATAATTATGTCTTCATCATGGAGGTCTGATTATGAAAATTCTTGTGAATATTTGTATGACAATGGCTTATATTGTGATGCAATTATAGGAAAGACTCCACACTTCTGCTATACTTGTCAGAATGACGATATCAGAAGCACACTTTGTAGAGGAAATGAAATACAATACGTATTAGAGTCAGAGTATATAACTAATTATGTTATCTTTGACGATGATCAGGACATGCTATATTCCCAGAAGGATAATTTTATCCATATAGATTATATGCATGGTATTACGAAAGAACATATTGAACAAGCAATTAAAATATTAAACAAATGACTGTAGATTTTATAACAACAGAAGTATTAACTGATGACCAAATTCTTAGAGGGTTTGGTGAGACACTATGTTATGGAGAAGGTAAGTTTACTGAAAATGACTTCTTTGAGTCCATTGGAAGTTCTTTAGATACCTATGGATCATGCATGACAGAATCCTCAAAGGGAGAAGTTATTAAACAATTAAAGGTATTACTAACTAAACTATTAGAGGAACTATGAGTAGTTATTTAAATATATATGGAGTTCCGAAAGAAGGAGAGCCAATAAAGATTGTTAGCTTTAGTAGGTCACATTGTGTATATTCTCCATTCTGCGATACCCTAAATATAGCATGGGCGGGAGAAAACAAAGTCTACACAGACTTAACTACAAGCGACGTAGAGCAAGTTATTAAAGATATAAGCTCTGATTTGAAAAGTGCTAATAGTAGATTGCAAATATATGAAAAGTATGCTTCCCAAAATCCTGAATATATTCAGGAAATTATAAGTCTGCAAGAATATATTGAGGAGCTTAACACTACTATACATTATTGTGAAATGATAGGTATTATAGTGATGCACAGCTCTTTGTCTTTTTCGGGATTTAGTAAAATCTGCTGTAATATATCATGAGATTTAAGTTAGAATTTACATTTGATATTTCTGACAGCTCACTGCTGATAGATGCCAATGACGGTAGAGATGAGGAATACACTAGCCTAGAAGATGTACCAGAGGATACTCTAATGGATGTAGTATACCATTATTTAGATGGGGTTGTAGAAGGTATGACTTACGATGAAGTAACAATTAAGAAATTATGAAAAGGTTTCTAATACATGTTAGCACCTACTGGTGTGGAATGGACGACACATTTAGAGCAGTTGCGGAAGATGAGACTCAACTATGGGATCTAGCCGAAGAGCTAGCTTATCAAAATTTCCAGTCCTATGGGCTAGATGAAGAAATAGCTGAAGACCAGGGATATAACCCAGATGAAATGTCAGAGGAGGACTGGGATAAGATGTGGGATGAAGTAGACGAATCTGCTTACTACAGTCATAGTATTGAGGAATTTGACGGTAATAGTACAGAGTGGGAAGAATACGGAGGAGAGGTATATGGAAGAGAAGGTTAAATTCTATGATAGAGAAGAACTAGACTCTAAGGATATACTGGAACTTATTAGAATATGGGAAGGTGGAGCTGGAGAATCATTTACTGATTACTGCTGCTTTCAGCGTCAAAGTGATGCAGACTTTCTAACCTTTCTAAGTGTTTGGTATGAACCTCTATATGATTACTGTGTCAATCGTATAGTAGAGGAAGGTGGTAATTACTTAGAGTATACTATACAGTATGTAGCAGATTACTGTGTAGATTATTATACTAGTTGGATTCCTGGGGATAACCACGAGTTCTGGGATAAATCCTATGAAATAGGAATGTACCCATTGGCACATTTTATAAAGAAGAATGACCTAGCTTGGAAAGCATTTGTGGAGTTTTTCACAGATACTGATAATACATGCTCTGGGACTCCCTATATTGATTGTTACAACATTAGAAAACAGTTTGAAGATGACAGAAAGTTTTAAATTTTATGAAGTAGGTGGTAAGATACGTGATGAATTTCTAGGAATAAAATCCAAAGACGTCGATTACGTAGCTGTACCATCAAAAGAAGTTTTCGATAAAATCCACCCACGAGAATCCCAACCTAGTCCAGCTATGTTGGTGTTTGATGAACTGAAGGACTATTTAGAAAAACAAAAGTTTGAAATTTTCTTAGTAACTCCTCGTTGTTATACCATACGAGCTAAGTTTCCAGAAGGACATAAATATCAAGGTATAGCAGATTTCGTAATGGCGCGTAAAGAAGTAGGATATATTCCTGGTACTAGAACACCAATAATATATCCAGGAACTCTTTACGATGATTTATCACGCAGAGACTTTACTGTTAACGCTCTTGCAAAGGACCCTGATACTGGTGAAATTGTAGACTACTTTAATGGTATGAAGGATATATGGGGAAGTATTATAAGAACTCCTCTAGACCCAGTGAAAACCTTTGATGATGATCCTCTGAGGATTCTCAGAGCAATAAGGTTTGCTATTACCAAAAGGTTTACTATTGCTGATGATGCTTGGAGAGCTATGAGGAAGTACGATTACTTCGACAAGATGTCTGTAATATCAGAGGAAAGAATAAGAGAGGAATTAACTAAATGTTTTAAATATAATACATTAGGAACACTTCGTTATCTAAGTCAGCTTCCGGAGCTGGAAGAATATATCTTCAAAAAGACTAACTTGTGGCTCAAGCCAACTAATGAGAAATAATATGTATCATATTTTAGAATCTCGTGAATTAACTGAATCTCTAAACTCTCTTCCTACAGTTAGAGAGATACATTTTGATGATGTTATAGAGATTAGGAGAAGTATTGGTCAGGGAGCTTATATATGTAAATTGTTAGCTCAAAAAAGCTATACTAATGAAGATGCCGTTAAATTGTTTCACGATAAAATGAAAGAAATTTGTAATGATTGATTCAGAAAACTTATGCAGAAAGGCAATGGAGATTTACGGATTTCCAGCTCAGGCTGCTATGGTGGTAGAAGAGTGTAGTGAACTTACTAATGCTATCTGTAAGTTTAGAAGAGGTGGAGTTGGTAATGATGATATTATAACTGAAATTGCTGACGTTATGATTATGTGCGAACAGCTTTCTTATTATCTTGGAAAGGAAAAAGTTGAACTGGAAAAAGAAAGAAAGCTAGAAAGATTAAAAGAACGTTTATCAAAATATACTGATTAAATGAAAGAGAGAAAACTTATTATTTGTAGAGGTATTCAAGGAAGTGGTAAATCAACTTGGGCTAAACAATGGTGTCATGAAGACCCAGAACATCGTGTGAGATTCAATAATGATGATGTTCGTAACATGTTAGGAGACTATTGGGTTCCAAGTAGAGAAAAGTTAGTAACAGAGGCTAAAGCTAATATGATTACATTTGCCCTTATTAAGGGTTATGATGTAGTAGTTGATAATATGAACCTAAATCCTAAAGAGGATGCATGGATTCGTACTTTGTGTGAGAATATAGAGAAAGATACTGGTATTCATGTGAATATAGAATACAAAGACTTTTGGACTCCGGTCGAGGAATGTATTCGTAGAGATGCGGCTCGTCCTAATCCTATTGGGGAGAAGGTCATTAAAGAAACCTGGAGACGCTATAGGAACTTTATCATTAATTCTGATATTAAAGAAATGCTTAAGAATAAGGCTGAGCACGTTGATGGAGGAAGACCTGTGATATTAGTAGATATGGATGCTACTCTCTGTTTGAATACTTCTGGAAGACCATTTTATGGGGGAAAACAGTGCCAGTGGTATGCTAGAAGATACACCAGTAGAAGAGATTTGTCGTCTAGTAAGACAAATGGGAGAACATTGTTTGGTTTTTATAGTCACTGGTAGAGAGGGAACCACTGAGGTGGTAGATGCTACGAAGGAATGGTTGAAGAAGAATGAGATTCCATCAGATGCTATGTTCTTCAGACCAGTAGGAGACTATAGTCCTGGTCCAGATTGTAAAAGGAGAATCTATGAGGAAAACATTAAGGGAAAGTATAATGTACAATTTGTCCTTGACGATAGTTCAAAATGTGTAAAGATGTGGAGAGAACAAGGACTTATATGTCTACAACCTAACGAAGGAAAGTTCTAATATGAAACTTCTACAAAGGTTAAAGAATTTATTTCTTCCAGAGGGTGAAATCTCTGATGGATTTCATAGCTTCGATGAACTTTACCATTATAGAATGCTGTATAATGCAGCATTCTTTAACAGTTTAGAAGGTAAATATGAGGTTCATAAATCTTATAGACACTCAGATGGAGAGCTATGCTTTGGAGGAGGATGGTTCATAGTTATGGCTTATCTTCCTACTGGTCAAGTAAGTAATCATTACAGAATAGAGGATTGGAATCTGTTTGATATTCCTGAAAGATGGAAAGCAGATGAATGGGATGGCCATACTCCAGTTGAAGCAGCTAATAGATTATATAGGTTTTGTTTACACTATAATGAATATTATCCTATATGGGAATGTTAGTAGGACAATTAATTAAAATATTAGAGCAGTTTGACCAAGACAGAGAGGTTATGATACACACCTTAAGCGGAGAGACTGTAGAGGTTAGAGGCTACTTTGTGCAAAAGGATATAGATGATAATTCGTTTTATTTAACAGACTTGGACGTAATTCCAAGAGATTAATATGGCACTATTTTATATAATATTAGGAATAGTAACGATAGGAATAACTCTTTCCTGTTTGGATATAGTGGAGGATGTTACGACATCCAAAATTCTCTGGTTTGCTCCCTGGATGATTTTAGGGATACTTATGGGGCTAGTATGTCTCTGTGTTATTCCAGAGATAATGATGCTCTGGTTTGTATATGGATTTTCTCTATTAGTAATTGACGAAAAATTTAGAAACGATGAATATAAAAGAAGCCGTAGAGCATTGCTATGATAGAAGAGACTATCCAGAGGTAATATGCGACGATGCAGGATTAGACATTTCTATTCCTGGATTTATTACTAAAGGTCCTTGGGTAAGAGATAATTCTCCTAGAGTTATTACATTAGAAATATCTACCTATAGGGGAGTAAGTTGGGATGCTATACATTACTATGGTAACATAAGTGCTGATGGTGTATACTTTAGTCCGGAAGATAATCCTAACACAAGTATTATGTGTAAGGAAACGTGGGAGGCTGAGGATAAAAATCCACTAGCTGCACCTAATTATAAGATAGAACTAGTACGTCCGGTTACTCAAGAAGAAATAGATAAGAATGAATCTAGGTGGAGAGGATATGAAGCAGGATGGAATACTAATGCTTTTGATTCTCCTAAAGATGTGGTTGCTTTAGCAAAAGAAGTATGTAAAGCCAGATTCAAAGGAAATTGGAAACTGAAAATCACAGATTATAGTGATAGTAATCTTGATGATGAAGTATTAATTAGTGAGTTATGAAAAAATTCAAAATAGTAGAGGAAGTACTAGATACCTCTTGGCATAGATACTACTATGAAGTTCCGGCGAACACAAAGGAAGAAGCAGTAGAAATGGTCAAGGAAGGAGATGTAGATTGCTATGACTCAGAAGAATTATTTGAATTTGGACAACAATACATTGATCCTATGGATAATAACGGAGAACCTACCAGAGAAATATATGATGATGAATGGCATCTCATGTGGCAAAATGCTCAGATAGTTAATTATGGGCAATTGATTACAAATAGTTTACAGAACATTAAGAAGTACTTATTTCATCTTATGGAAGCAGAACCAGAGTCCTTCTCTGGAGGAAACATACCATTAGGATTGGTTAAAGAAGTTATGGAAACACTTGGGTGGGTAGTCTCCGACGAGATTGATACCAACGGTTGGGACGTAGACTACTGGATATATGCTACCAAGGAAGGTAAGGATTTTAAATACATGATTAGTGGGAACTTGTATTATAGTCATTTAAGTATATCAAAGGAGAAATTATGAAAGACGAATTAGGAGATAGAATGAAATATTATTATGAAAATCGTTCTAAGACTTTCTTAACAAGACGTATCCCAGTTATAATAAGACTAGACGGAAAAGCATTTCATACATTTACCAGAGGTTTTGATAAGCCTTTTGATGAAATTATGTGCAATGCTATGCAAGAAACAATGAAGTATTTATGTGAGAATATCCAAGGTTGTGTCCTTGGATATACACAATCTGATGAGATTACTCTGGTGTTAATTGATTACCAAAAGCTTACTACTGATGCTTGGTTTGACTATAATGTTCAAAAAGTGTGTAGTATAGCCGCGTCTATGGCTACGCTAGCTTTTAATCGGGCGTTTAGTAGTATACTTAATGAGAGTACATACTCTGGTAAAATATCGTCTGATGATTTAATCTCTATATACAAGAAAGCTATAAAAGCTGGAGCAATGTTTGATGCTTCAATATTCCTAAAGAAGAGGTAACTAATTGTATTCTATGGAGGCAGCAGGATGCTACCAGAAACAGTATCTCCTCTGCAGGGCAGGCTAATTTCTCTCATAAGCAATTAGAAGGATTAAATTCAAACCAAATTCAGGAGTTACTATTCCAGGAGAAAGGAATTAATTGGAATGACTATCCCACTAAGTTTAAGAGGGGGAGCTGTTGTATAAAGAAGTATCATCAGACCATGAACCAAACTCTAAGGAGTTACTGGTATATTGATAATGAGATTCCTATCTTTAAGGGAGAGGATAGAGAATACATTGAAAAACTTATAGTATGAGTAGAACTTATAAAGAACACCATCCAACTGCTCACAATCCAAAGAACAGATTTCCTTCGCCTTATCTAGACAAAGAAGGAAAAGTAGAGCGCAGGAGAAAGCATAGAGCTTACGGTTCTCAAGGCTGGAAAGGATGGGGCGGAGAGACCTACTTTAAAAAGTATGGAGAGGTATGGATTGATGTAGTAGACAAAAAGAAAACTAGGAGAGAATCCAAAGAATACATAAAAAAGGAATTATATGATTGACAATTTTGAATATTTATCTAACCTATTTGACGGGTTAGTGGACAAGGATGATTTCTACTTCGTTCAAATAATACAACGAAAGAAGGATGGAGTAGAGCTTCCGTCCTATACATCTGGAGCAAGGACTATTAGAAGCTTTTACTTCTTTACCAAGGAAGAGTTTTTAAGACAAGAGTCATACATAAAAGAACTATGCAATAGTAACAATGCTCGTGCTTATTTCTGGATTAATCCTAGAAATACTCTTGATATAGCTTGCGAATCTATTAAACAATTCTCGGACTTAATAAAGAATGGAAACACTAGACAAGGAGTAGCTGTATATGATAGAGCTACTGGGTCTTGTAGAAGTAGTAACTATAAGAAACTATGGATTGTTGATATTGATTCAAAGGATTACGAATATAGAAACAACATGGCTAAGCTGATTAATGAGTGTAGGGGTACAGAAGGAGAAAGAATTAAGCATGTCATTCCGACTGTAAACGGTTATCACCTTATAACTAGTGCTTTTGATAGACAGCAATTCTCTCAAAAGTTAGCACTTAATCAGTTAGATCCGATTGACATACACGATAATAATCCAACATTGTTATATTATAAACCAATATGTGGGAAATTATCTTAATAGTCATATTAGTTATGACTAGCCCCATTTGGATAGGCTGCATAATTATAGGAATATGTTGGTGTGCAGCAATCCTTTATTATATTATTGCCATAGTTCTAGGATTACCGTTGGTAATACTAAGTAAAATTTATAACAGAATGAAAAGATGAAAACCTATACATACTATATAGAATTTAAAGGAAGATTCGCTGAGACAGTTACAGTAGAAGCTCCAAGTGAGGAAGAAGCAAAGAAGTCTCTAAAGGAAACTTTTAGAAATCTGACCCTGATAGAGCTTATTACTGAGGAGTAAAATATTTTAAATAGACTGAATATATGTATTTAGAAAATGGTGACGAAGTAATTGAAGCTAGCAACGGAAGGTTGATTCTAGCTAATAGTGGAGCTTATTGTGATGAAGAGGGAAACCCAACTGGTGGTTGTATTGACAACGAAGAAGAGTTTGTATATGTAACTAAGACTGGTGGTGTTTATCATATTAGTACAGAATGCGCTTCCCTGAAAGCACGTAAGCCAGAGCTTAAGAAAATCTCTTTACTAGATGCTCAGAAACACGGATATAAAGCTTGCAAAAGATGTCAAAAGAGCTAGAAGTTTCATTAGTAAACTATCTATGTCCTATTTGCGGAGAAGTAGCAGAGGAGGGAATCATAATGAATTCCCTTCTTTCTGAAAAGGCTGCCAAAGAAGTAAAAAACTTACATGGAAAAGCTGTTGGATATGCGGACCATGTCTGCAAGGAATGTACTAAATATAAGGACAATGCTATCTTCTTAATAGGAGTAGATACCAAGAAATCTAAGAAAGAGCCTTGGAGAACAGGAGAAATTGCAGCTATAAAAGATAGCTGTTCATTAGCTTTGAAAGTAAAGCCCAATATAGCAACACTGAAAGATGGGACTACCTATTGCTTTATAGATCAAAATTTAGGAAAAGAACTAGGATTATGGAAATGAAACTGATTAGTAAGGAAGAACTGGCAGATCTATTGAGAGCAAGCAGCAAGCTTAGCTGTTTAGAAGCTGGAGGAGTGGATAATTGGACATGGTACGATGAAGCATTATCTGACTACGATAGTGATTTAGATGACGATATATTAACCGAAGACTATAAAGACGCATGAAGCTAGTTAAACCATCATTCGAAATATTAGAACAAAAACCAAGAGAAATTATAATTCCAGCAGATATGGAAATAGGTCCTAGGATGGCAAGAGAAGAGCTTATAAATTCTGTATATAGACAGATTGAAATAGCTGGAAGAACTTGTTATAAATCTGAGGATAAAATCACTCCAGATTCTGCTAAGAAGTTTGTAGAGAGAATGGTTAAATCAGGTCATGGTGCTATGTTGGAACATGGTACTGTATATCTGTTCTTGACTATGTCTTCCAGACAGCAATATTTTAAATATTGTAGTAACCCTTACTCAGTAGCTAATAGTACTGGGGAAGCGGAAAAAGGAACTTGGAACGGGTTTGTTACTACTAATTATAGAGTATTAGTAGAAAATGGTTGGCTTGAGGATTTGGAATATATCTGCAATCCTGGTAAGGAGCATGAGAAGAGAATTACGGTTCGATTTGTGTGTGATAGAGGCGTATCCCATGAGTTTGTAAGGCATAGAGTATTTAGTTTTGCTCAGGAGAGTACTAGGTATTGTAATTATGCTAAGGATAAGTTTGGAAATGAACTTACCTTTATAATTCCGCGTTGGTTGAGCCTTGGTAATGGTTTTTACACCTACGATTATCCTAATGGATTTACCAAGGATGGCAGTAAATGGGATTCTAAATTAGAACTTAATACCTTTCTTCTGTCTTTAGTTAGGAGTGAAGCTGCGTACTTAGAACTTATAAGCCAGGGATGGGTAGCCCAACAAGCTAGAGCAGTACTTCCTAATAGTTTGAAAACTGAGTTGATTATGACTGGTACTCTTACACAGTGGGAAGGATTCTTTAAATTACGTGACGCAGAAAGTGCGCATCCGCAAGCTAGAGAATTAGCGGAACCTCTACATGCAGAATTTAGAAAAAGAGGATGGTGTGAATGAAAGCTAGCGAATACTTTGGAGATTGGATGGATGTAATAGATACTGTAGAACTACGCAGGATACTATCTTGGGTAAGTACTATAGATAAAACAACTTTATGTCCCTCCTCTCCTAACATATTTAAGGCCTTTAGGGCTTGTCCTTTGAAAGACTGTAAAGTAGTCTTTCTGGGGCAAGACCCTTACCCTCAACAGGGTGTAGCTACTGGAATATTATTTGGAAATTCTGAAGACACTCCAGAACATAGACTATCGCCTTCATTACAGGTAGTCAAAGAAGCTGCAATAAATTATGAGATTCCTCATAATAGAATAGATTTTGATAACACTCTAGAATCGTGGGCTAAGCAAGGCATTTTAATGATTAATACTGCCTTTACTTGTGAAGTTGGTAGAGTAGGTTCCCATTTTGATATATGGAAGCCATTTACTGCCAAATTGATTCACAACCTAAGCACCAAGGATGGAGGTATAATATATGTATTATTTGGTAATCAAGCATCGTCATTTAAGAAGTATATTGTAAATAGTCCAAAAATTATGGAGGTATATCATCCTGCTTACTTTGCTAGGCAGAATAAGAAAATGCCATATAATGTATTTACTGAGCTAAATCAAGAGCTACAGAAATTATATGGACAGCAGATTGAATTTTACAAAGAAACGGAATATGGAAATTGTTAATTATGGAATATAATATTGGATTCGTAATAGGAGATCCTAGTGGAGATGGTCACGCTTGTACAACAGAGTATCATATAGTTGCTAATCATTCAGTAGATGAAATATCTGAGGCTTATAAGAAAACTACTAAACTCTTGGGTTTTGATTTCGTTAAGGAAGTTGGAGTAGAATTTCAGTCAGACCCGTGGATACCAGAAAAGTTTACTAAAAAGTTGTTAGAACTAGAAATAATAGACAAGGAATATGTAATAGAATCTGATTCTGAATATGGCACACCGGCTGGATGTTATGAGTTTGAATGTGCGGAAGATGAGTTTGTAGATATATACTTTGCTATAGCAAAATATTTTCTTCCAGACTTGACGTGGAGAGCTAGAAACTTAGAAGAAGAGATTCTATGGGATCTAGAGGGTGCAGCCTATGGCTTTACGTATCATGGAGAATAAAAGGATACCTAGAAAAATAAAGAAAGCTCTTAAGTATACTTTCCTACATCCAAGGGTATGTGGAAGGCTTATAAGATATGGAGCTGTATATACTATAGGAAGAAACTCTAAGTGGACTCGTAAGGCCGCCAAAATAAAACGGCAAAGGGATTATGCAGAAATGATACACAATATAACAGAACAACTAAAGGATATTTATGCAATTAATCCAAAGAAAGACTATTCTGAAATAGATTCAAGCTTTTACGAATGGGAAGTAATAACTAATTTTAAATAAATAAAACATTATGAATTTTTCAAATATTTTTGGTAGCAAGAAAGTAAAATCATTTGCAGAACAATTGGCAGAAGTAAAGAACGTCTTTAGAACATCCTATGACCAAGCTATAGCTTTAAACTCGGCTATTGCTGAAGATATAAAGGTTAAGCAAAACGAGATTGCTTCTATTCAAACTCAAATTGAGTTTAATCAGCAGGTTGCTGATGATAACAGTAAGTATATATCTAAACTTAAAGACTTAATTTCGTAATTATATGAGTGAAAAGAAATATAAATTTGACCCAGAACATACATTTTTCACCTCTGACACCCATTTTGGACATGCCAATATAATTAGGTTTTGTAATCGTCCTTTCAAGAATGTAGAAGAAATGGACGAAGCCTTAATAGAAAATTGGAATCAAGTAGTATCTGAGGATGATACAGTCTTCCATTTGGGAGATTTTGCCTTTGGTGGAAGTAGTGTATGGAAAAGTATTATCCCTCGTCTAAACGGTCATATAAACCTTATTATAGGCAACCATGACAGGAAGAACCTTAGACAGGGTTACATGTCTAGTTTTGATATGGTAGTCCCTCAACTTCAGATAGAAATCGAGGGAAATCCTATATATTTAAATCATTACCCATTTTTATGTTATGGAGGTTCCTATAGAGGAGTATGGCAACTATTCGGACATGTTCACTCAGGTCCGAACGCCGAAGGACTGGACATTTCCAGACTTGAATCATTGTTTCCTACTCAATATGATGTAGGAGTGGATAACAATGACTATGCTCCTATATCCTATAGGGAGGTTAAATCTAAGATAGCATTTCAGAAAACTAAATTCTAAGCATCTAATAAGTAATGGAACTTTATGAAAGAAAAGCTGTGAATGACAGCTTAAAGAAATATGACCACTTAGCAAAGGATTCAGACTTTATAGAAGTGACAGAGTGGGCAAATGGAGAAGGTTGGGATATTAGCTTAAATGATAAGCTGATATCTTTAACATATGGACAGCTAGAAGCAATTAAATATTTAGTTAAAGCTTTAGAAGTAGAAAGAAATGAAAAAGTTTAACGTAATAATTTGGGACGTAAATCTTAAAGTATTCAAATATTATAATGTAATTCCTTATTTAACAGATTGTTATAATAAGGAAAAGAATAAGCCAGTAAATGTTGAAGATTTTAAAATTTTTATCGAGAGGCATAGCAGGAATCGATGGTGGGCTAGGCATGAATACGAAATAGTATTGAAGGATTGCTCTGGGGAATCCGAATATAAGATAGACGTCCACGAGCAAATAACAATGAACATTGATATTATAGCGAAGATATTGATGGAAAGTATTAACAAACAATAAGAATATTTAATATGAAACTAGAATATACTGATGGATGTATTTGTACGTCCCTTACCGTTGATGGAAAAGAAACCGCAGATATGACCTCTGAGGAAATAAAAGTATCTATACAAGCTATGCTAGATAGGGAGATAGATTTTGCGGTTCTTCAAGACATATGGACGACCCTTATTGAATCTCAGGGAGAATATAGAGACCTTGGGCATTGTGAGGAATGTGGGGATTGGATCTCCAATTATACTTTGGAGTTATAACTACTAAATAATTAATAAAATGATAACAGCAAAAACTGCTAATAACAAGGCCTTTGAGGCTAAAGAAGCTAAGGAGTTGTTGAAAGAGAAGCACTATCTAGAGGTACTTAAGCACGTAGAAGATAGAATTATTGAAGCTACCAAATCTGGGTATTTCAACACAGTTTTGAGAACTGACTTTATGTATCCTTTTAGAGATAAAGTAATAGGAGAACTTACTAGTAATGGGTATAAAGTCAAGTTACACCCTGCAGGAGGAATATCAATTAGTTGGGAATGAGTTATACAGAACTACATACAGGAACTCTAACTAAAGTTGATACAAAAGGGCTTACAGTAGAAGAATACTGTGAGCACCTTTGCAAGAAACATGGTTATGAGATAGCATATGAAGAAGATACGTATGCTACAACTCTAATGGATACAGATGATACCTATAAGATACTTAATGGTGAGTTATATAGGTGCAATGATACTAAATATGAAGATAGTTCCTATTTAGTTAACATTAGAAGTAATGGAGATGGAACTTACGAATACGTTGCGCAATTCTACAATGGAGGTACGTGGTTAGATGAAGTTTTGGAAGAAGGGTTAAACAAACTAAAATGATAAACATAAACGAACACATAGCTAAAGCAATGAAGTCTAAAAATCAAGTAGAACTTCGTGCATATAAGAATCTGAAGGCAGAAATTCAGATTCTACAAACTGCTAAGAATGCTAAACCTTATGATGAAGCAGCTGAGATACAGCTTATTTCTAAAATGTGTAAGAAATTAGAGGACAGTATTTCTAGCTTTATAGAGGCTGGTAGAGAGGACTTGGCAACTGAATATAGGGATGAATTGGAAGTACTAAAAAAGTTGCTTCCTGAGCCTGTAAATGAGCCAGACATACATTCTGCATTACAAATATGGTGTGAGGGAAAAGGCTTTATTGAAGATTTCTATAATGAAGAAAATTCAATAGATATGGTTAGTTTCCAAATTCCAAAGAAAGAAATGGGAAATGCGATTAAATATTTGAAATCAGAATTTCCTCAAGCAGACGGTAAGATGATTTCTGAAATTGTTAAAAAATATATAGTATGAGCCATTTTGTAGGATTAGTATTCGGTAGTAATATTGAAGAATTATTAGAACCCTATAACGAAAGTATGGAGGTAGAACAATATGTTAGATATACGAAAGATGAAGCGGTAGATAAGGTTAAGGAAATACATGCTGCTAATTATGAGTATGCTGTTGAGGTAGTAGAAAAATATAAGAATCCTGCTACAGACTGGGAGAGAGGTCAATTAAAGCAAGCAAATGAAACTCTGGATAAAGGGCTTACTATTTCCTATGAGGAAGCCTGGGAAGAAGCTAAGAAATGGGGTTATGAAATAGACGACGAGGAAAATCTCTTATCTACATATAATCCTGACTCGAAGTGGGATTGGTATTGTGAAGGAGGTCGTTGGGGATTCTGGCTCTTACTTAAGGAGCAAGGGCAGGATGGAGAGCCTTTAACAGAAATCTGTGCACAAAAGAAAGATATAGACTGGGATGCTATGTTTGAGAAGGACAGAGTTCCATTCTGTTTTGTAACCGAGTTAGGAGATTGGCATGAGTCAGCTTCTATGGGTTGGTGGGCTATTACTACTAATGAGAAGGATGAAAATGATTGGATTAATGAATTTAAAGATTATCTAGACACAGTGTCAGAGGATACTTTTGTAACAGTAATTGATTTTCATATCTAATGTCAGAAAAGAATGATAAGTGGATGATGTTCAAGAATTATATGCATAATGAATTGGGCATTACCAAAGACGATATAAGAGCTTGGCTTAAAGAGGCTGTTAAGTCTCAGCCGAGCTTATGCTACAGAAAACATTTGACGATTTTGATATGGATAAGTTCGTTAGAAATCACATATCAACTCAAATGAGATACTGGACTACAGAGGAGGTTAGGAGACAGGTAGCCTCGCTTTTAGCTGACAGATTAATAATATTAAGTACAGATATGGAAAAGTATAATAAAGCGTAAAGTATGATTGCAAGAATCGAGAAATTTGGAGCATCGTGGTGTGGACCATGTAAAGTATTAGATAGAACTCTAGAACAGTTATCTGGAATAGAGATAATTAAGCATGACGTAGACGAGGAAGAAGACTTAGCTAATGACTTAGGAATTAGAAATGTTCCAGTTTTAATCTACTATGATGAGCATGATAATGAAGTACAGCGTACAGTAGGTGCTGTTTCTTTGGGAACTATTTTATCAATTATAAACGGAAAATGATATGTATAGAGTATTATTAAGCAGAACTGGAGTAGCATACGCTAAAGAGTGTGATGATGAACTTGACGAATTTGATTTCGTAGAAGTTTTGAGAGATTTTGTAGATTCTGGAGATGTAATTATATTTGTAGATGATTTAAACACTTTGAAAGATTCTATGGAACTTGAATACGAAATAGAAATTGTTGATGGAGACGAATAAAGACATTAGGGAATATAACGTAGGAAATTCAGATTATAGTAAGCACAAAATACAACCATGGGATATTTGGAGAGAATATGACTTGAATCCGTGGGATGCTGATATAGTAAAACGTATTCTTAGAACAAAGGAAGAACCAGGAAAGTCTAAGGAAGATTCTAGAATAATGGACTATGAAAAAATTATCCATATTTGTAAGGAGAGAATTAGACAGATAGAGGAAGATAAAAAGGCAGTAATTAAAGTAGGCACCAGTGGGATAACTACTGGAGGATTCTATATTTCCAGCTCTGATAATCTTATAGTTAAACCACAAGTACCAATTGTAACTTACAGTTTAAATAAGAAAGAAACAGAGGCTTATCAAAAATTCGCCGACAGTCATTACAAAATTCATAATAATCCAAAAGGGTGTTCGATGAGTTTTAGAAATTCCGCTATAGGAGTAACTAAGACAGCACAGTGCAACGTATGTAATGAGAAAGAAGATATTACTGATTACAGTGGTTGGTAAATAATAAAGGGGAGCTTAGACTTATGTCTAGGTTCCCCTTATTTTTTTTATTCCTCTCCAATACCATTTATAGTATCTCTTTTATACATTTTATAAGTGTCTTGTAGAGATCGTGGTAATGCTTGAGATTTGGTAACTAATTCTCCAAATGTAGTATCTCCAAATAGAAATCCTCCTATATCGCTGTATACTTTTACTCCCCATTTAACTGAGGCAGGACTTGTGTTATTCATTAGATAATCCAAAATAGGAAGAGGTCCTTTAAATTCCTCAAAACTACTAGAACTACCTTTATACAGTAACTCTATAGCAGCATTAGTTAGAATATCCTTTCCATCTCCTTTCTTCTTATGTTCTTTGTATGCTGGACTTACTACTTCATCAAAAAGCCAGTACAGCAACAATGCTACAAGAAGGTCAGAACCTATTCTTTTCCAGTTTCTCATTTGCATAGGGCTGTTTATAATATTCTCTTTTATACCTTCCCACCCTCTACCGTGATAGAGTTCAGACATAGTATCGTGTAATGTTCTCCATACTCCCTATACTATCAGAGGAATGTCAGTTAAATACGGAACTCCAGTATCTTCAGTAGTAATGTTACCATTATCATCTATCCAGAGTTTATTTCCATTTTCATCTTCTTTCTAAACCTACTAAGTCTCATAAGAAGATTCTCTTCTTTTTCCCAGATATACGTCATAAATACCATTCATCCAGGTAGAGAATACACCGAACTAAGAACCTAAAGCTAAGTTCTCATACATAGCTTTTGTACTTCTATTATAAGAACCGTAAATAGTATCTCCCAAATTCTTGATTTCATCGATTTGACTCTATGTGTATCCGTCTGGCAAATTAGTATCTAAACTTACTGGTAGATTAGCTCCTGGATTTTCCTCATTGAACTTCATAATCTAGCTTAAGTATAAAGCTTTCTATTTGTTATAGGCTTCCATATTACTTTTATCGTTAGAAGCTAGTAAATCAAATCTGCCATCCATCCTCCAATTATATACTAATTTACCATCCACTATAGAATAGGCTCTATGGGAATTATCATGTTTTAACTTACCCATAAATAAGACCATTCTGTTCAGAAAGTCTGGCTTTCTAAGGGTAGCATACGCCCAGTTACCGGCATTTGTGATACCTCCCCTATTTGTCTTATATCCTTCCTGCTATTGTTCTATATTGATATTAGATATTAAATATTTACTATTTAATTTATCTAATAAATCTATAGTCATAGCAGAATGAACTCCCTGTCTCAAAACAAACTAATATGCCCACATTACATCTTTAGCATCTATGTCTGTTCTATATTTAGTCATACTTCTAACTACATTGGATAGGAAACCACCAAAGGTATCTCGAATAGCTGCGATTGGACTGGCTGCAATGTATGCAGTGGACACTGCCTTTCTCAACGGCTGTAGTCTAGCTATGATTCTTTTGGAGCTTTCTTCCATTATACTTCTATTAAAGACTGCAGTTTTTAGATAGTCGTCTATGTGCTTAATAGTCTTAGCAAACTTGTCTGGGTCATTTTCTCTTACCCCAGTAAGCTTCAACTATAATAAGATACCTTTAGCTCTTGTAAGCATTCTATTCATTTCCTCCTCCTATAGGTTCTTGTAGGAGTAGTCAATGACCAAGTTCTATAGGTTAGTCTCGAAATAGTCTTTACCGTACATTTCAAATAAACGTTGTCTTCCTTTGCGAGGCTATCCAGATAATGTAGGTTCTGCTATTCTAAACCTATTATAAGCCTACATATTTTCTATGTCGCTATTTATTTTTTCTTCGTCCTCTTCGCTTAGTATATCTTCATACATTTCCTTAAAGAATAGAGTAGGATTTTTACAATATCCCTGAACTCTTCTTTTGAAATCATCAAAATATTTTCCAGGATTACTCCATCTAGTAGACGAAGATGCCTTTTCTAGAGGAACCCAGAGATATCCAGGAGTACTTTTAATGAAAGACCTTAGGGCTGGATCATTTTCAGACTTATATGGGAAGTTATTATCCTTGAATCTAATCTTGTTTATTTCAAATAAGGCTTTTTTCAAGAACTTCCTATCATCAGCATCCAAGTCTGATGCTGGATCGTAAGGGTTTTTAAAGAATAATTCATCGTCTATTTGCTAGTAAAGATGTTTGAATACTCTAGACTAATCACCTATTATGGCATTTCTAGCTTTGCTATATCCTTTGGCTTCGTAATATTCTAAGCAGGCCAGATTAAAATCGGAAACCTAAGGTTCTAATTTATTAGAGATACTATGGATAGCGTCCTGCAGAAGCTTACTAATTATTCTTACCTAGCTATTAGATATATTCTAGGGTCTTGCAAAGAGTCGCTCAGTTTCAGACAAGTCCTTCTCAGAAATTCTTATTATTCCTGATAGTCTATCTAATGTTATTGAAGCATTTAACAGCAATTTGCAGCAACTGGTTACTAGTTCATTTCTTTCTGAGTCGGCTAGTTTATCCTGCCCAGTAGCATAATTTATGATAGTATTTGGAGATAGGGATATCTACTGCTGAGATAAGATAATATTTAGTTTCTTAATCAATTCCTCTAATCTCTATATCTATACGTCAGTAGACTCTGCAGAGGCTAAAGAATCGACTGCTGTTCCATTTATAAGGTGTTGTAATCCATCTACGTCTGAGCCTGATATTAATTCTTTTAATGATTCGAAATCAGTATTTCCTAGATTAGGAGACTCATGTAATATATCCCAAAATTCATTAATTAGTAATGATACTGGAGATATATGCTCTATCGTAGAAAAATTATTACCTATATTAAGATTTGGGTCCTTTTTATTAAGAACTTCCTAAGCTTTAACAAAGTTAGAAACTACTAGTTGTATAGGGTATTGCTAGCTTTGTATAGTTCCGCCTAAGCCTCCTATAATAGTTAAATCTCCTAGTTTGACATCGTCTCCAAGTTGAGGTATAATTTCATTTATTAGGAACATAGTTCTCATTGTTTCTATGTTGCCATATGTAGCTTTCATTAACTACCTCCCCTGATTATCCATACCTTGCAAGTCATTAAGATGAAATCCCAAAATATTGGTCCTTCCATCAAAGGAATGCACCTAATCAAGATTTAATCCAGAGAGGGTAATAAAGTTTGCCTACCCAGTTAGAGAATTTTTAAACATAATAATATTACAATTATCTAGGGTATCATTCTTAACTACCTGCCATAGATAATTATATTTATCCTTTCCGTTTACATTGACTACTGATTTTTCAAAATAAGGCAAGAATAATCTATCTAGATAGTCGTTTCCAAACTTAGGAAAACCAAATCTTCTAAACTCCCCTATCTAGTTTACTATACCTCTAGCGCTTAGTTTCCCACTATCAACGCCCAACAGCTTATCCTAATTCTGCCTTATTATTTCAACAGCTTCTTTGTTTCTACTTCTAACTTCCGAACTTTTTACGTGATAGACTGTGCCATCTATAGACAAGTTCCAACCTGTATCAGGCTATTCACCCTGTACCCAATAAGACCAATTCTTATCAATATATTCTTCTATAGTAGAGGTAATACCATCAGCCTTAATATCTCTCTTAGGAAATACCGCACTTAACTGTTTATTTACAGTATCTACAGAAGAGTCATTAATAGTTATGGTTTCAGCATTAGAAGCTATAAATCTCTGAGCTAGTTTCATAGATTCTTGCATAACAAATGCTCCCTTATTATGACTGTAGCATTCTGCTCTGTTTACAACAATATTATTTATGTTTTGAAACTAGTCGTCATATTTAAAAGTTACTGGAATAATATTAAATCTAATATCATTGGTATTGATTCCATTATATTGTAATATCCTAGATAGCAAAGCAAACTCATTTCTATATTTTTCTTTCTTAGCCTAATCCCAGAATGCAGGAGACTCGTGCGAACTTTTAATATTAAATACTTCTACGGAACCATTAGGTTTAACTACTATATAATCAATATGTCCGGTAATAGTATCATCTCTACCTATCAATTTGGCAGATAGATTTATATTTTTTAGAATTACTGGAGAAGAATCATCTCCTAGTTCTCTAGACTCTCTTCCGTTTCCTAGATATACCTAGCTGAATATATCATTATAGGCTTTATCATAAATCACATCACTAAGATGTTCAAATGATGTCCCTTTAGTATTATCTTCCGTCTATGAATAGGAAGTATCTTTTCCCTATTTTAGAATAATTTTATGAAAATCTCTACCATCCTCTGCTATTCTTTTCCAACTATTCTTTAGGACAGAAATATGTTGTTTAATCTCGTCTTTAGATAATCCTTTGGACTCATATAAAGCTTGCATTCTTTCTATATAATCATCTATTTGCAAGACTGGCATTATTTGGTTCCCAGATTGGTCTGTGTATAAACCAGAATCAATAAATGACTACGTTGTATATCCAGAAGTATTAACTTCTGCACATCCATTTATAACATCTACCCTATCAGAGAACTCTTTTTTAAATTTTCTTTTTCCAGACTCTTTTAATTCAGATAGTCTATCAACCACCCTTGTCTAACGATTATAATCTTTCGAATATAAGATGTCGTAGGCTAACTACGGACTCTTCTTCAGTATTTTGATTAACTCATCATAAGAGTGGTTGTACTATCTTTTACCAACTAATGTGTAATTACATTCTTTCATTTACAATTTTCTAATATTAAACCTTTTTCTATTCCTTTTTCTATTAGATTGGAAATAATACGGTTTTTCTACATCTAACCTATCTACGAAGACACCAAAGCATTTACACTGGACTAGAAGCCTAAATCGCTATCTAAATCAAGTTTAATATTTTTTCTAATATTTTGTTTTATATTTAGAAATTGCTATCTAAATAATTCTAGTGCCTAATCCGTTTTATCGTTATAGTAAAAAACATCACCATTCTCAACCTATCTAGCCAGGTATCTTACAACACCTTCTTCTACTCTATCTATTTGTGCTAAGTTTTTATAGAGATCATTAACTCTATTCTTAGTCATCTAAGATACTTTTTTGTCATAGAAATTCAAAATGCTTTCATAGTTTTTGGTTCCCTCATTCATATCCTAAGCCTTGATAGCTCCCAATACTATGTGAAAGGTTTCGTGAAGTAAGTCATTAACATTTGCATTGCTCTAGTTTATGTATAAATTATTATTATAAATAAAAGCCCTAACATCGTTAGTACCATTAGGAAATATCCTATTTCCATCAGGATCTTGGAGCTAAGTAAGCTAGTCGTTATCAGTAATAACAATTTTAATTGGAGTATCCTTGAATAAGGTATTTTCTAGAGTATCTTTTAGATTAAATAACGTGCTGGTTAGACTCTATGTAGGAGGATTCCCAGCTACATCTACCCCAGTAGAATTAATAGTAATTCCAGAATCTGTTAAGGATTTTATATAGGCTGTGTAGTTACCATCAGAATTCTTATTACTTCTCTCTACTAGATACTGTTTTACTGGAGCATTATTTATGTCGAATATAATCTTCTTGATATTTTCCATATCTGCCTCTTCAAGAGGTTTATTTTGTATAGCATTCATAGAATATCCATTTTCTGTCATTGCGTATAGAAATGTTCCAATTTTCTCCGGAAGGTCTAAAGCAGAAATGTCTATTCCCTTAGATTTGTAGAAAGACTATATCTCGGAAGATTTTTTGGTAGTAATTAAATTGTGTTCCTAAGCAAAAAGTTTAGTTTTAGGATTAATAGGATATGCTATAGAACTAATAGTCTATCCTGGATTTGTAGAAAATTCCAAATGGACGTATCTCTTACCATTAGAGCTTCCAATCATTTGTTTCAATTCTACTTTAGTTTGTCTACTTATATTTGCAGACCTGTTAAATCCCTCTACGGCTAATTTAGCATCTTTTAAAGATTTGAACTTAGGAGGGTCGTATAGATTAGGACTAATAACACTTCCACTAACTATAAATAAATTTTCTCCATTTTCATTAAGGTGGTTATATATATAATATCCTTTGTAATATCCGTCGCTTACTCCGTCTTCATTTACCGGAGTAAAGATGTTCATAGTATCATATCCAAAATTAAACTCGTCCTTTAGCACCTTTCCTTTTCTTTTGAGCTTAATCTTATCATCGTTAGTAAGCTTTTTTCCCACATAGCTATATACTATCTAATCCTTGTCTTGAGATATATTGAGAGTGTATAACTCTCCATCAATGTCTATATTAAGATGCCCCTAAAAGAACTATTGAGCTTCTTCTAGAGAAGATATGTTATCTTCATAATTCTTAGACAGTTCTAACTCTCCCAAAGATTTCCTCTCAGAATTTTTAATCGCTAAGGTTTTATCAAATATCTTTTTAACCTAAGACTTAGTTAGTCTTATAGACTGAGGAATTGACCTACCTACGGACTCTACATGATAATTGGAGAGAATTATATCATTTTTAAAGTACTTCTAAAGTAGTTCTTCCATTCCTTCCTGGTTTAGATTTATGAATTGCTGTTCGCCTACCTCCTAAGCAAACTCTGGAACATAAGTAGCTAATCCTTTATATAACTCAGACTTGCCAAACTATTCTCTCTTCCAATGAAGTCTTCTTAAATATCTAGCTAGTTCTGACTCTGAATCTTCGTTAATAACCTGCTACTTGTTAAGTTCTCTGCAGAAGTCATTTAGTACTGAACCAGCGTCTATAATCTAATCCCCATCTTTAATTAGTTTGGTATAATCTGAACTATTATTTAAGTAGTCTAAAATCAAATGCTTTATAGTAAATTGTTCTGCAGGAGTAGAATCTACCTCCTTGGTGATTCTTTCTAAATTACCTTTATAACTACTCTTAATAACATTTAGTTTGTCCTTATATTTTTCTGATAGATATTCATCAGCAATATCATTATCAGTTATAATCTACTCTACCAAATGTTTCTTATATTCAGTTTCAGCGAAATTCTAAACATCAAATTTGTTTCTAAATACATAGCTAACTACTCCGTTTACAACTACTCTTCCTTTCAACATATCTCCATTAGAGTAGGCCTTATCAACTAGAGTAATAATATAGGGTTTTTCAATATCTTTAAGCAACTCAGTCTCCTAAGGAAATCTGAGCTTTAGATTCTCGAAAGAACAGTTCCCTATTAGCTGTTTATCCAAGAAGTATTTTTGTGAGTTCTTTACTCTTGTAGACGATGTCTATAAGTCGTAAATTAACTACTTCAATTGGTGTTCCGGAAGGGTATCTAAGTATTCTACAATATCTTGAAGTGAGTCCAGCTCTTTTTCGCTGGACTCTCTATCAATTTTAAAATCACTTTTTCCTCCTATCTCTAGAATTATATCACACTCCATCATATTAACATAATTTGTAAATAAGCAACCTGTTCTATCTAATATACTGTGCTAATTGTAGTGCCCTATCTCTCATGTTAGTTTCTCCAGTTCCGGAGAATATAGAGTTTTCTCGTATTCTCTTGTGTAGTTCTGGGAACATTACTAAAGAGTTCTATGCATAGTTATATGTTCTCTCGTCGATTTCTCCCTGTGTTAGTCCTAAGTGGTCTAACTATAGAAGAGATTCTGGTTTACTCATATCATATTTCCACGTAAAATCGGACCTATCATAATATCTCTTATAGACATCATACCCATGTGCGGGGTTAAGAACCTTAACATAAGGTTCAGTTCTATAACCTAATGCATAGGTAGAATATACCGTAGGAGCCATAGCTATTAAGAAGTCTCTCTTAGTAGGGATGATGTATTTAAAGTCATCATTATAGTCCTATTCCGACATAAACTTGTAATAGTCGTACAGAACATTTCCCTCACGAACCTAATCTCTAAATATACCAGTCATATACTTACCTCCCAACTTAGTTCCATTTACTGCCAGATTATATAACATCAATATATCAGCTACAGTATGATTCTAATCAAACTTTTCACTAGCTAATTCCTAGATGCCTATTAAGTATCTGTTATATGTCTACTTATTAGGCAGACTCTAGTCAATTTCGAATAGATTAAGAGCTGTCCTTAACATACTCTTTCCTCTATTAGAACTCTATACTAGCTCTTTAACTAAGAAGTTATCTGGATAGGTATTCTTTAACCATTCATAGAAATCATTTTCAACAAAGTTCTTTAATGAATCAATTCCGTTAAGAGAGTTCAAATAAAGCTCATCAGATCTAACTAAATCATAATTAGAATCATAAACCTTAGTATTATCTACCCTTGAGATATCTATAGGATCCTCTTTGGACAAGAAATAAGAAGTTATAAGTATCTTATCAGCATACTATATAATATTCTTGTAATCTCTATCAGATAAAGCACTATATGATAGTTCTCCTAAAGAGATTAACTAGTCTACAATCTTAGACTTATTAGCAAATAAGTGTCGCTATTGTAATGTATAATTTAATAAATCTAGATTCATTTTGTAATGAGGAATCCTGTTAACCATATCTAGGATATTCCAACTGGATTTAATCAGATTATAATAAGTAGCAGCTAACTCTCTATAAGAAACCAGGTCTCCTTGTCTAGTATTATAGATAGTTCTAGAACTTTGAGGAACTATAACCTTTTCATCGTTTAAGAATTTATATAAATCAAAGTTTCCATATAAATCAGCATTAACAGCATCGTTAAGAATAGATACTATTTCCGCTAAGGATAATTCAGGATTATTAGCCTAAATACTTTTTATGGTCTTTATTAGTCCTTTTTCTACTCTATTCTTAGAGGTATCTGGTACTGCAGGCATCATAGAATACTACTCAAGATATGATAACAATTCTTGTTTAGTTCCAGAATTTCCAAAGGCTCCTTCCTCTTCATCCTACAAATTAACGAATTTATTCTTACTAGAATCTGAAGGTTTTCTTATTCCCATCCTACGCTCCCTAGTAGAGACCGTAGCATACATCCTTTTAATCAGTTTAATTAAATCCATATCCGTTTGAGGAATACCCTGATTTAATTTAAGCCATACTGATGCTAAGGTAGATGTTTCATTAGCCTCATCAGTAATCCTCTAAAACTCGTTAAGGTCTAGTTTGAAGTCCAACATAGAGTAATTACTATTAGGATGAATCCTATTATAATCAGCTATCTGAGACCTAATATCATCAACAATCTAATTGATATATTTGAATACGTAATTAGTGTTCATGTTAGTTGTTTTAGGAAACTCGTAGTTAGCTAACTTAGTAACATACTCCGGACTATTAGCCGAAATCGGTTCAGTCTTCGCTTTAATATATTTCTATACAAAATCCTTTAGAGATCTAGCCTCGGCTACCTGATATATATTTCCAAGTTCTCTTATTACCCAAGAATATTCATTATTAATTCTTCTTGGTGTACGCCCTTCTGCTAATAATTCCATGGTCATTTCCGCTTCAGCTTCCATAGCCTCCATCTAGGCTTCCATGGCTTCTAATCTTTCTTCCGGTGAGAGGTTATCCTGAGGTTTAACGATTAACTTAGATAAGTCTATATCTCCATTCAGAATCTTAATAGCATTAGTCACAGAACTTGCTTCATTCTTATACAAATCGTTTCTACTATACTTGTCTATTAACTCAACTACTGGACTAGTCATGAAAGCTACTATGTCTTTAAGATTGAATCCCATCATTACTAAATGTAGATGATATTTAGCTAGGTTAGTTCCAGCATTAATTTTCGCCAAGATTAACTCTTTAGCATTATCCGTTGCAGCAGAAAGAATTTGAGAAATTAACTGGTCTACGTACTTATCATCAGTATCTATCTGCCCATCATATGTAGAGTAGAATTCCTCTTTAATTTTCTGAGACAATTCAGGAGAAGCATTCCACAAGTCTGGGATATGCTTAACTACTACATTCATTAACTAATCGGTAGCACGTCCAGACAATCTACTATAAGAGTGGTTCATCTTTAAAAAGAACTTGTCTTTTTGGTTTCCATTTCTTAATACGTTATGGTAGTAGTAAGTGAGATTAAACCAGTCTTTTTCACCGTTAGCAGCAATACCAATTACGTTCTTACCAACTAGGTTCTGATTCTACATTACATATTTAGTAAGAGGATTCATCATATTTAGCTGTTTAGTCTTAGCTCCCTTAGGAGATTTATCAGCCTCTTTTTGCAAGTCTCTCATAGTAATAGGAGAATATGCCTAGTCTCTATTTCTGATATTATGAACAACGTTTCTAATATTGGCACTAGCAACATTTTTGTATGCCTACTCTCTCTACCTGTAACTTACCTTATAGTTCTCATGCTTCTAGATCTGATTAATTATTTTCTACTTATCATCGGCATTCTACCCTGGAGCATAATTATATCTACCATTGTTGGTATCAATCTTATATATAAGATTAGCCATCTTTCTTAGTCTTTCTGGACCAGAAGATGATAGTATATCATTAAGCTCATTCTCTATAGAGTACTACTATCCTTCTACCACAATTAACTTGTTGCCTCTAGGTAACGGAAGAGTCTTACTAGCATCCACCATCTATTCTGATGAATAGTTAAATAAGGGACTCCAGCCTATATACAAAGCATCATCGCTAAACGATTGTCCCATGACATAGGCTTTATCAATATCATAGTCGGAACCCTATAGATATGTTTGTATATAACTAACATATGCGGTATTAGAAGTATCTGATGTCCAACCAACACAAGTCATAGGCATGAATGATTGTAGGGACTGTGCAGGGATACGAGAAGAAATAAAGTGGAGAGAAGTTAAGAATGATGAATACTATTTCTTATACTATTGAAGATATTCATAGTACTATGTTCTTATTTGCTTGTACTACTCCGAGAAATTATTTCCTATTAAAGCGTTTCTTAGTTCTATCATATGTTGCTAGAATCTAGGGAGCTTCTATATCTCCTCTGGGGTCATTAGAACTCTTTTGTTAGATTTCTAATCATACTTGGTATCGTTTCCAAAATCTACTAAACTGTTAGCAATGGTTCTTTGTAGTCCTGGATTTAGTTCAATACCAGTATTAACCTAGATGTCTATATATCTGTCCTGAGAGTATATATTATTTAGTATAGAAGAAATCTAGTGATATGCATCAGAATTTAAAACGTCCTAGTCCTAAGATTTTTTATCTAAGGCTCTCTTTATATCCTAAATAGGAGCTATCTTATATAAAGTATAGTTGATTAACTGATTTTCGCCATTAACCAATTCTGACTTAGTGTACTTGTATCTTTTAAGGTAATCTATCCTCTATAGAACGTTCTCCACATTTCCATTTTTATCCTGAATAAGTCTGTATCTTGACTTATCTATTTCCTCATTATTCTAATCTAGAACCTTACCATCTGTATACTTCCAAGAAGATTGTATATACTTTCCAATCTTTATCCCATCCTAGTGGGTATATATTTCATTATTGTCGTTTATATATTCCTATGTATAGTCAAATGGATCTTCGTATACATTAAGTGTTTCTAATAGATTACTAAAAGACACCAATGTATGTTGTCCATTATTCTTTACAAAAGCTAGATTATAAAAACCTGCCGGAATCTTTGGAACTTCTGTTTGTCTTCTAAAGAAGTTTTCTCCCTAATCCATAATATCAGCAAGAGTAGCATCGCCAGTTTGGAAAATATCCTTATACATATTACCAAGGACTATTTCAGCCTCAGTATTTTCTAAACTTCCTGGAACTATGTCTAGTATTTGTCCGTTTAGCTCAAATTTTCCCTTATCTAGCAAGTCTAAAACTTCCTATATCTAAGTTTGTTTCGGTCTCTCAGATTTTGGTAAGTTCCAAGAACCTCTGATAATTGGATGGTCGTATATAGTCATGTACTTAGTAATCCCATCAACTGGGTCTACATATTGCCATCTTAATAATGAGGGTTTAAGATTATTGGGTTTAGTTACACACAGTTTAAACTGTGTTCCTTCTAATTCCTGCCTGTTCTTAAAGTTGTAATATGTTTCCATATCGCTTAGGTCTATAGTCTAGCCAAGCTCTCCAGTTGGAGTAATAACTTGTACTATATCAGTTGGCATAAACCAAGACTTATCCCTTACTTGTTCAGCTTCTTGCTTAGAGGCTAAGAACATATTAACAAGCTATCTATTGTATTCTGTAGTATCTTGAGATGTAATATTAGAATATGGAATAGTAGATAAATCTACTTTATCAGCTGATTCCTGAATTAAAGTAGCTAAGTCGAAATTTGCTATTCTTCTTTTACGTTCCCCATATTTATTTGGGTCTATTCCATTCTGGGCACACCATGCTTCTAGCCCACTTCTTAATTTATCTTTAAAATCGTTTCTTGCTCTTTTCAGAGCATCCTCAAAAAGGAACTTTCTGTAGGTTCTAGTTTTTGGGTCAAACCATTGAAAGTATTGTACAACATTATATCCAGGAGCCATAACATATCCAGACCCAGGATGCTTACGTTTAATAGACTTAGAATTGATTACAGAAGTAATATTAGTAATAAATTGTGTATAGATACTAGGATCACTAAAAGGAATCTTTAATCCAGAGGATGAATTATCCTTATTTACCTTAAACTCCTTATTAATTTCCTATTTTAACTTTTCTGTTAAGTCCATATCGCTATTACTCTTGGACTGAACTATAAGCTTTCCTACTATCTTATATAGCTAATATTTAGCCTTACTCGGGTCTTCTGCGTAATCCTTAAAGTATCTAGAGATATTTGTCAATTCCTATTCAGAAGCCTAAAATGCAGACTCGGCAAGTCCGTAGTATATCTCGTTTACAGACTTAAAATCTTTACCATATGCAGCACAAGCAGCTACTACCTGAGAGAACTCAGTAAGTTCTGAATCTACTACATCATGGTCAGCATTAAGCTGAATGCCTAATCCTTGTATATTTAATTGGAACGTATTTAGGGGAGCGTTATTAGTCCATACATCCGCACTATTTATGTTTTTAGCTCCATTCTTTACAGCTGAGTTGTTAAACACATAAGCTACAAACTTGTCCTTAAGAGGCTGAACTATATCTTTAACAGATGTTACTTTTGGGTTAACCTTGTGCCCCACATTAATAACAAAGTTAGTAAGTACCTAATTGCTAAATTCTGATGTTACTCCTTTAGCATTAGTACAATTAATTCCTCCTAAAGCCACAAATAATTCATATAGACTGTCTATAGTATGGAATCCTTCTCCTCCTGTAGTACTATGTTCTGAAGTTGCATCGCTAAAGTAGTGATAAACCTTATTGGAGCCTTTTCCTAAAATAGTTTCTACAGTAAAATATCCGGAATTATCCCTTCCAAAGTCGGTTACTTGTACTATTTCTCCTAACTAATTTTTATAGAACAGTTTTTCTCCACCCAGAATTGCTTCTCTAAACCACCTAGAAACTTCTTCCTAGTCATACATTGTTTGTTGAAACTAGTTTATGTTCTTAGTTAGGTCTATAGTTCCATTCCACCGTATATTATGCATCTTCTTAAACATATTATACTGTGCAGAATTAGATTGTAATGACTACAACATCATAGAATTAGTCTAACCAAATGATGCAAACTTAGCTAGGAATGAAGTTAAGTCATTAGTCTAATCATCCCAAATAGGCTTTCTATTTGTTCCTACCCTCTAATCTCCAAGAGAATTATTCTCTAGAATTACCTAGATTGGAGACATAGTTGAGCTACCATCCTGAGAGTCTATCTCATCAGATTCTCTTAGATTATTTACTGGAGCTGACATATCATAAGCAACAGCTGCATTAACCTTATTGGCAACTCCGTTTATCATACCAGTAAGAGGATGCTATAGAGTAGCTGGAATAATAACGTTACGCTTGAACTATGTTCCTTGTGCAGTATTTATAATCTCTATAATAGTTTTATCATATATATCCTACATGTTAGGGTTTCCGTCCAAATCATTAATAGCCCTAGCCTAAGAAAACTCCTCAATAAACCCATCCAGGGATTCAAAACCTATCTGATTGTCAATCAATAAATTCTCTAAAGCTTTTCTAGCTACATTGACCTTTATAGGATTATCGGCATCCTTTATGTTTTTAACTGTAGATACTATTTTGTTAAATAATGTTCCCTTTGCTTTGTCTGGATGATTTACCTCTGTTCCAGATAAACTCAATCTAAGATTATTACTAAACAATCCTTCTATATAGAAGAACTTCTCAAGGAAAGGATTCATCTAAGAATCTTTAGATAATATTAATTCTCCAGTCTCCTTGTTAATCCAGTTGTCAGCAAAAGACTATCTATCCTTTACCTATAATAATTTGGTGTCAGATAAAAGTCTTACTACTTGGGTAGCTACCTTACTATTTAGCTTATCATTAATCCAAGAATTAAGATCCTAAGTAGAGTCAAATAGTCTGAAGTTCACCCCATACTCTCTAAGGTTATCTAGGAATAATTCTTGCTGTTGTTTAAGGAATTTTCTTAAACGGGTCGGGTCATTATATAACTTAGCATAGAAGTCAATTACCTCGTTAAGGTCACAGAATCCTTTTCTAGACCTATAATCCTTGTCCTTTTCTAATTCTATCTTTTCTATATTATATTGATTGTATCTAAATACAAGATTAGTCAAATCGTCCTCTTTTCTATTTCTTAGGAAAGTTCTAACGTTGTCAAGTCTATTAGAGGTAAAGACATCTCCTTCTTTTCTAAATTCAGCTCCCTATGCGGTAGATAGGAAAGCCATAAGTTTTTCCATCTTAGTTACTACACTAGCCTAGATTTTATTGTGGGCAGAAAAGAAAGTATTCTTATATAGGTCTATAAGCTCCTAATTCTTATCTGTCATCAAATCCATAATGTTGTCACTGAACATGGATAGATTAGACATATAATTTAGGAAGTTTGTCTTGTCAGAATACACCGTAGGCTAGAAACATACCTTTCCAGTTTTCAAGAAGGAGCTATAAAATTTGTCTAATATAGCGTGTTGAAATAGCTCAGATGAGGACATATCCCTAACTGACTTAACGTCCCCTATTGGGGTAGTTATTTCTCCATCAATTACAGGGTCTATATCAATAGAGCTAGGATTCTATACAAATAATAGAGAGGTAGCAGCGCCTCCTTCTTGACTTTGTTGATGCAGACGCCTATTTAATTCAGAACCTAGCCTAGATATACTGTAATTAGAAACGCTAGAGCCTGCCTTGTTTAAAGATGTAGACCTAACGGCTCTACCAGATGCCTCTACAAAACTCCTTGCTAAGTCACTCATAGCTTTATCTCTAGTAGTTACAGGCTTAAAATAAACTCTATTAGCTTGAATATCGAAAACATCAGATGATGGTTTCTTAGATTCTCTGTTAAACAAACTGGTGTATTTAGAGTTCTCCATTAAGAACTATTTCAAATCCTAATCCCCAGCTAATTTAATTTGATTATCAATGTCAGCAGTTCTAATAGCCAGCTTCAAGAAATGGTTAAGGTAATTCTTAGAAAACAAACTGTTTTTTGGATTGAACTCGTATTTGTCCTTATAACCCTGTAATGCTTCTAATCCCTTATCTGATAAGAAATTTGTATCTAGGTAATAGTCAAACATTTCTAACAGATTATTTAGAACTGTCTCATATTCATTTAATAATTCCTTATTTTGGAGAACTTTATTGCTAAAGTCTCTAAGATTTATATTAGCTAAGACGTCCAGTATTGGAACTTCCTTTCCATTAATTTCTACAGTAGAGTTTTCTAGTTCTAGATTATCCATAGTAGAGAAAAGTCCTTCCATATTAGAAGCGCCTTGATAATATCTAAATCCAAAGGTATATGGGGTTCCTTCTTTTCCAGCAAGTTCTACTTTAGATACAAATTTTCCTGTAGAATCTGGTACAGAAGTATAGTTATACTTAGTTAATCTATCTTCTCCTAGTTTGTTTGTTTGTCTTGTCTTACTTCTAAAAGTAATTCTTTCAACTAAGTCAAATAAATCGGCATCCCAGTTAAACTTCTACTTAACAGTAAATGATGATTTAGAGGATTGTAGATTACAATCTATATAGTTGTTATTTACGTTTCTGTAGATAATAGCACACAAATCTGAAACTGTTTCCAAGAACTTGGTTCCGTATTTCAGATTATCATTAACTCTACTCAACTCTATAGAAATGTTTGAATTAGGATTATCTCTATTCAATACCTCATTATAGAACGAATATAATATATTCTTATGCTGCTCAGAGAAAAGATTCTCATTTCTCATAAAGTCAATCATTCTACCTCTAGAGTTTTGAATAGCCTAAGGTTTGAATAATACTTCAAGAATATCTATAATATTGTCTAGTACGTTAACATTCTAGGTATTAATAAGATCTTTTAATACACCTATAACTGCTTTACTGTTACTATCACTTATGTCAAAGTTGATATTGTTATTTAGCACATCAGCTAAAAGGGACTGCCATGCCTACATTAGAGATGTCATATCTAAAGTCTGTGGGAGTAACTGATGAGATTCATTATACTTATAAATAAATATAGTATCTAACATATCTTTCACTCCGATACTAGTATGAGCTTCACTACCTTCATTATTGGCAGTTTCCCATCCTGCCTTTTGGTGAGAATGAGACTCTCTTAATGTGTATTTCTTAGCATTCTATCTTTGAGGCTCTACATTATTTAGGAATCCTCTTTCTATACCTATACTACTTCCTAGTTTCTGAGAAAGTAGATCATCAAACTGCGTAAGGGATATATAATCATTTACATAATTCAGTAAATCATCCTTTGGGTTTTCTATTTCCTATATTATAGGTAATACCTAGTCACCATAATCAGCACCCCTTTCTATTTCCTTTAGAAGCTTATCCTTAATCTCTAAGTAATAGTTAGAGAATCTATTAGCTAAAAACAGCTAATTTTTAGCTTCTGAATTAACATAGTTAGTGTTATATTTGTTATTAAACCATATATTTAGTTTAGGATTATCCAACACGGTTTTTATCAACTGTCTGTATAGATATTCCTACTATATTTTATTCTTTTGAAGAATTTTATCCTCTAACTACTAGTTGAACTTTGTGTTTCTATTAGGGTCCTATAGCACATATCTCTTGAATGCGTCTATGACATAGTAGTACTAGCTAGAGTTTAACATTCCATTACTATACATGGTTGTAATAGATTGTAAAACAGAATCGTTTGGGAACTATTCTTTTAGGTGTCCAAGGATGTTCTCGAATTTTCCCTCCTTATAGTCCACAATTCTCTTATTAACTTCCTCTGAAGTTAATTCATATTTAGTTTTTAGATAGTTATTATAGATAAGCTTCTATTTAAGTTCTCTACCGAAACTATCTGTCACCTCTTGGATTAGACCTGTATTTATCGGCCCGTATATTTCTAGTAGAGTATCTTCTACTTTCTGTAATTTTCTTGCTTCCTGACTTTGATCCGTCTCCATTTCCTTTTCAGTCTCAGAAATCTGAGTTGTCACTTCTCCGACACTATTCATGTCGAAGAAGGTTGACAACACAATATTTCTAAACTTCATGGCTTTCTCTGGTAATTTGTCTAAGGAAGAATTAGCTAATCCACAAACTATATTATTAACATCATCAATAAAGTTTCTAGAAATTTCGTCTAGATTTTCGGTATCGGTTAGTAATAATCTCTTATCCTAACCATCTTTAGATTTGTATTTGAACTCTAAAGTCTTTATAATTCTATCTTCTATTCCAGGTCTATTGATTTGATTATATAATAACTTAAGGTCTGAGGCTAATTGCTAATAACTCTTTTTGTCATATTTAACATTACAAGCTGCCATATTCATTTATTTTTAAAAACATGTAGTATCTACATATAATAGATAATCGGATAAACTCCATTTCATATCAGAATCTTCTAATTGCTCTATCTTATTATTTAGTGTATCTTTCATACTTACTAACAACTCCAAATAACTTTCTACATTAGAGGAATTAGATAACATTTGAATATCTGTATCATTTGGGAATGATTCCTCTAACTAATTCAAGAAGTCCTAGTGTGTCATTATGTCAGCTCCCATTGGGTCTACAACCATTGAGTTAAAGGACTGCCCAGTAATTTCTTCTACAGAATTAGTCTTATTAGGAGTAGCAGTTATATACATATCTCCAGTATCTAAACTCAATTCTCCAGTTCCGTTATTGTTGTCAGTATATATTACTTTTCCATTTTCGTATTTAACATCTTGTATAGTAGTTCCTCCAAGTTGGAGATTAATTAATTCTACTATGTTATCTACAGATGTTCCATTTTTAAAGAAGTTGATTAATTTCCTATTATTCTAGATAGTAGTATATTCGGAATAACTCTACTCATTATCTTCTTTTCTCTCATTAAGGAGGTAGTTCTGGAATCTTACTTTATCCTATTCGTCAGTAATCCTAGATGAGTATCCTATCTACTATTCTATAGGATTCTATACTTTAGTTTCTTCCTTTAGCTATCTTTTTCCTCCATCTAATAACTTAGAGAGATTAATTGCTATACCTCCAGAGACCACATCTACATCCACATCGAAGAAGACCGGATTAGTTCCACATCTTAAGAATGCGTAATCCTATCCATTCTATCCTCTAACGTTTATTTGTTTATAATCCTAACTAGTTTCTAAATCAGGGTCAACGAATATCCCGTATTTAAATGGAGCTTCTTCAGTATAAGCATGAGGAGATTCTAAGCTCTAAACAGTTCCGTGGAAAATCAAGTTGAACATATTAAATAGAGTATTGTCGTTTCCTTTTCTCTCTAACATTCCTGTTCTAAACATAGACGAAATGTCAAAATCAAACTTATCGGTATTGTTTTTTGTATCAATAGTAGTAATACTAATTAATCCATTAACGTTATTGTTAGTTTGATATATTCTTGATTTGGAAGCTATAGCAGAAATAGCCTTCGGGAAAAAGCTAAACATTGACTCTGCCGGGATAGTTGAGGTAGCTATAATATTACCACTGTTGTCAGTTTCTCCTATAACAATATTCTTATTATTAGTATGAATAAGTCCTGACAAATTCCTCTTCTACTCATTCTTTCCTATATACTCATTTGTAGCATAATTAGAACCATCGGGTTTAGCCAGTCTAGTAGCCATAGGCTTAAATTCTAAACCTACTGTTTTAAAAGCTTTAGGAGGTTCATTAGCAGTTAACTATTCTAGTATAGAAGATAGAACAGAGTGATATTTATGAGCATACTCTTCTTCTATAGCCAACATGTTAGCCTCATTCTTTCCATATACTTTAGAATTACTTACGTCAAAGGCTCTTACATATCCTCCTACGTTTGTATTAGTTAGGTCAATTCCCAGCCTAAAAGTAGGTATATCTTTGCAGTATTCCTAGTTAAACTTTATTAAGTTTTCTAAGTCAGCAGCGGTTACTTTATATCTATTTAATAAAGCTTCTACCTTTGAATTTCCGGCATTTAAGTGCGTTGTCCAATTTTTTCCATAGCTATCAAATAGTTCTGACTCAACTTTAGTAATATCTAATATCTTTTTGCTTGTGTATCCATTCTCCTGTTTCCACCTGTCTAATTGTGATATGAAATTTTCTAGACCAGCTCTAAAGTTCCACATCGCTGTAAACATTCTAACCCCTAAGGTATCCATCCTCCAAGGTTTTTTCTATTTTTCTCCCTCTCCAGTAAGCTAAGACTAAATTCTATGAGTTATTAACTCTGTAAAGCTCAAACCATGATTATTAAGAACTACCATTCTCACCTCTGGGGTATGGGCATCAGGATTTCTCTTTTGTTCTATATATCTATCTGGTAACTCCTCTGGGGTAAGATTAGTATTAGACGACACAAATACTACAGCTTTACCAAAAACTGATTCTGATACTTTTCCTTTTAGAATATCAGATTTGTTTCCAACTATATATACTGGAGATACAACCTTTCTTTTATCAGTATCTAGGAAATTGTTATAATCAGAAATATAATTTCCATCCTAGTCTACTCTATTATTTTCTATAGTAGCTACACTAAGAGTTCCTCCTAATCTTCTAGGAGTTTTTCTCTTAACTAATCTAGTAGTCTAGTGGGATTGGTACATATCAGGGGAAAGTTCTATAGAATGTCCTTCTGGATGTTCCTTAACTATTCTCCTAATAAATTGTTCATACTGTTTAACTGATTCACTTAGATTATCTCTAAATCTTTCAGCTTTAGCTCTATTGGTTCCAGTGATTTTTCCGTCCCTAATCTTCTGATTTATTTTGTCTTTAATAGCTTGCTAAACATTGGGCTATTTAAGATTATTGAAATCAGAAAGTAGGCATATGTCAAATACTGCCGAGAATGGAGTATCCTAAATAGTCTTACTTAATCCATCTAATCTACAAGTAATAGATACTATATAAGGAGTTCCATCAATATCTATATATGTAGGTTTAAGATCAGTTCCTATTCCGAAATTATCAGAGTCTGTAGCTTTTCTAACTTCCAACTAGAGCTTTCTGTTAGTCCAAGCCTCACTAAATCCTAATAGAGATGTTAATGCGGGGTCTGTAATATTTCCTCCAAATATAACAGAACTCTGAACCTTAGTAATAATATCCTGATATCTCTATTTATCAACTCTTTTAGTAATAGGATCTGTACCATCATAGATAGCATTAATATTTCTTCTCACAGAGGTCTTTTCTCCAGGAAGCCAAGCTGGGTATCTTCTTTCTGTACCATCTGGATTGACCATAGTTTCCTATAGTCCGGTAATAGGTACTACAGTATTAGCTTCTATTAATAAGTCAGAAAATTCTGACATTTCCACATCCTATCTCTCTGCCTAGTTCTATTCAGTGAAGTCATTATAAATTTTCTGTTTACTGTCTTCTAGTTGCTGAGTCACCTATTCTATAGTAGCTTCTGGATTGAACTCAGGAGTATTGTCTACCACTGGAGATATAACTAATTCAGTTCCCTCCTATTTAACCTCTGGTTCTTCTTTAACCTGTGGTACTTCTTCCTATGTAGCTTGGGACAAGTCTAGATTTTCCAATGCTTTAGAGTAATTGTCTCTAAATAGCTAAACCTGATTAGCCAAACTAAATCCTATGGATTTTATATCATCCTAAGTATTAGCTCCTACTAACCCAGCTAGACCTCTATCTAAAAAGATGGAAGCTGTTTTACCTCTAGACATTAGTGTGTAGAATCTTTTTAGGAAAGTTACCTTCTTATATGAATCTAATCCATCTAAGTCTACAGATAAATCTATATTGTCTATAATAACATAGTCAAATTCTTGTCCCTACATAAATTTCTTCCCTGGAACAATAGTCTCAGTTAATGGTTCTCCCAGATTGGTAAATCCAGCATCTTTAAGTTTTTGATATGCAGGAGAGTTAGCATCTCCAATGAACCCTATACTAGCATTCTTGTGCTTATCACTAAGCAATGTTTTTATTACTTCGTCTATATTTCCGCCAATAAGGTCTCCGTTTATATCATCTTCTTTATTATAAACTCTAAGATTTAATTTTCTTATCAAATTAGGGAGTTTACCTTCTAAATCACTCCACGCCTAACTGTCTCCGGCTTCCCAAATATCATTTATAGTATCTAGTAATGCCGAGACCTTATTGTTATTATTCTATTTCTACACGTTAGAAGTCCTCAAAGATTCCTACAGTTTAGAAGTTCTAGTAGCAAATATATCAGAGGTTTTTAGGTTTTCTATCTATCCGTTCTAATATCCTGATTGATTGGAATCACTGGCCAAGAAAACAGTACCTCCAACTCTATCAGCATATTCGTCTAGAAGTGCTATCTAAAGAGTATTCATGTGTGCGGCTTCGTCTACGAATATTAGAGGGGAAGTTATATCAGGATTGAATTTTATTTTATTAACCTTTAAGTCAATCTTTGCTCCTGATAACTCATTAGGTCTATCCTAATTCTATATTACAAAATAATCGGTTTCTACTTTATAATTTTTCTCTTTTGCATGCTTATTTATTTCAGAAACAGCTTTCTGGAAGGACTCACTAATATTATCCCACTCAGGAAGTAACTTACTAAATATACCTGTATCTCCGTCTATAGTATAAGACATACCCTCATTAAGAGAGTTCTGCAGTTTAACAGCTTGAGAAGTAGTCGGACCTATTACCAAAGCATCCTACTCATAAAATCTTTGTCTTATATTTCTCAGTACTACTTCTGTTTTACCAGCACCAGCTACCCCATTTATATATACAACATTTGGAGTAACAGTTCTCTTAGGATTAATTAATTTAGCTAAAGCTTTAAATCCAGCTTTATAAGCTTTAGTGTGTGCAGCCTCCCCTAATCTAGATATGTTCTACTATACAGTTAGCGGAGCTATATCCTCATTATCTTTAATGAAATTTTGTACAGATTTGTAGTAATTAGAAGGATTATCAGAAAGGATTGATAGCAAATATAGTGCTTTATCATACTTAGTAAATTCACTAAGACTTTCATTTAGCTTACTAGTTTGTTGCTTTTCTAATTCTGAGTAGCTGCCTAAATACTTCTTCCAGAAGTCTGAGTTATCAAAGAACTATTCTGGAGTCCATCCAGTCTCTTTTAATATTTTGTTGAAGTTGCTGTAAAGGGTTTGCTCAAACTAAAATACCTAACTTAATTGATTGTCTGGATTATCAGTATCAAATGGAGATAGTGAATCTAGCCCTTCACTTAAATCATATTGTTTATCTCCTACAGTAAACTGGAAAGATAGATTTTTTCCCAGTTCATAATGTAGTCTGTTAACAATACTTTCAGTATCAACAAGCCGTCTTAACTTATTCATACTATTATTCTCCGACATTCTCTTCCATATTTCTATTTCAGTATTAAGGTTATTTACTTCATCCTATAATACCTAAGCATACTCCTAACTTATTTCAGGAAGTGGCTCCCATTCCCTAGTTAATACGTCTCTATGAGAATTAGCAAACTCGTTTATCTACTTATTCTATCCAAAGTAGTGAGTTCCATCTGGTGATGTAGAAGCTGAATATATGTATGCTGACATCAACTCTAATGCCTTCTGTGCATTGTCTAGTTGCTTAGACTATGTATCATTTAACTCGAATGCATCTAGCTTATCCTGAGCAACGTAATCCTTGTAGACCTAATCTAGAATATAATTCATATTAAATATTTCTTCCTGATTGTCTGACATTTCCTTAGTAATAGAAGACAATATATTTTCTAGAGGACTGTGAGAATTAACTTTTAATTTATTGTAAAATGAGTATACGGGGTTTTTCTGTATTCTAGATGATAGAGTATTAGTATATCTGCTCAATGTAGATAACTGTTTTTTTACAGTATCACCTACTGAATCAACAATATCTCCTCCAACTAATATTTTCATCTTGGAATCTTTTCCGAACTACATTGGAGTATTTTGTAAAGCAGCATTTAATATTTCTGGTAATGCAGAAGATTTTTCAAAGAAATATTGATATGTAGAAGACGTAGGATCGTTTAATCCCTTGATTACATCGTCTATAGTAAGAACATCTCTAAGCTACTCATCTTCGTTTACAACTTGGTTTCCGAACCCGTTAAAAATCTCCTATATAGTCTATTGAGAAGTCTTAAACTAAATAGGTATAGCATTATATAACTCCATCTAAGCCTATTGCTCTATTTCTGGGCTTTCTGCTTCCTAATACCTCTACCTAGCAGATTCTATATTTGCTATTATTTGTTCCTTATTCTCTATATTAGATTCTGATATTGATTTAAGTACTTTTTTTATATTTACTGGCTAAGTAGCTTTACCTACGCTTACTAGAGTTTCTAAAGGTGGGATAATATCATTCAGCGTGCTCATGATTTTATTAGCTTCTTCCTTTACTATAGTATAATGTTTGTCCTATAACTACTATTGAATATCATCAATATTGGATAAGTCTTCTCTTAACTCTGACAGAATATTTCTATAAGGAGAAGCATCAAATCTACTCCCCTAATCTAGGAATGGATACTGCATTTCTTTTTTTATGATATCTTTAAGCCTATATCTAATATTCTATACTATAGTTCTATTAGTGGAGCTATCTACGGAATAGTTGATAGGTCTTAATATATCATCAAATTGCTATATATACTGTGCTAAAACCTAGTTGTTTAAATCAAATACCTTCTGCTATCTTTGATAGTATTTCTGTATTTCATCAGGGGTTGTAGTGTTATTTCTAGCATTGTATTCCTCCTCAGATTCCTCAATTCCATTCTGGTCTACAAGTCTAGAATCCATTGTATAAAATGGTTTATCATTAAGATACTTGTCTAGTGACAAGTCCTCTTTATTATATAGTTGACTTAACGAATTAAATATACTTTTATACTAATTAGCATTGTCTTGCTAAGCAAGCATCTAAGGAGCTATAGTCTTTTCAAAAGCTTTATATGCTAAGAAAGCTTTGTCTAAGTCTTTTAGCATTACTTCCTTTACGTGGTCATTCCACTAGTTATTTAAGTCTATCTAATCCTTTATAGTAAGTTCCTAGGTAGGGTCTATCTTATTAAGTATCCATTTAGTTCTATCAAGTCCTAAAAATGCAGAATTTAAAACTGGGTCAAGAGCAAAGTTAAGTTTTCTGGTATAATCAAGAGACATATCTCCAGACAAGAAATCATTTATTCTTTTCTAAGCATTATCTACAGCAGTTTGAAATGGTTGTAGATTGGCTACCTTTGCCTACTTTTCTGCATCTGTTGGGGAATCAGTTAATCTTCCAGTTAAAGTACCGTCTGCGGTTTCTGCGGCCTTATTGTAAGTTTCTTTGGCCTATAGTAACTAGTTCTATAGTTTACTAAATTCCTAATAGTATCCAGTTACATGTGAAGCATTTTTGTATTCTTGATACCTAGCTTCCTAAAGAACCATCTTATCAAATAACTAATCCTAACTAAGTTTAGTTCCACTTCCTACTATAGCTGCTTCTAAAGAGTTAATTTTTTCTATTACTCTATTACCTACCTGTTGATTCTGAGATTCTTCATTCTTATCTGTGCTAAGCCAAGTAATATTACCCGCAGCATCCTAGGAATACTGAGTCCCTGAGATTTTAGTATTGCCTGCTTTTCCCTTGGATACATATCCTTTGACTAGATTTCTTAGCTCCTAGGCCTTTCCTTCATTAATAAGGGTTACTAGATCTTTGTCTCTGGTTTTATTAAAGCCTTTATACTTTTCTACTCCGTAGAATAATCCTCCACCAATAGTACCTCCAAGTAGAGACATTGAGTATCTCTCTAACATATTCTCAAAAGCTCCAGTGTCTTTAACGCTCTTATCATACATCCCTAAATCTCCAAGTAGAGAATACGTAGCCTTAGTTAAGTCTGTTACTAATTCTTCACTTACTTCTTCTAAACCTTCTCCAAGAGCTTTACCTACTCCACCTAGATTGTGGTCTTTAAGATTTTCTACAAATGTTTCTGCAGCTCTCTTTCCAAAAGCCGCACCTTTTTTGTACCAGTTGCTAGGACTATCCTTAGTTCCGGGTTTATATATAGTATCGAGAGCATCCTTTAGTTCTTTCTTTACAGCCTAGCGTCCCTACTTAATAGATTCAGCAGTAAGATCATCATAGAATACTTCACCTAGATGTGCGAATCTATCTACACTAAACATAGCAGCAGTACTACCCAAAGCTACCCAAGCAGCTTCCTTTTTTGTAGCTCCTCTTTCTAACATATCAGAATATACATCTGTATTAGAAATTAATGCCATATAGGCTAGTGCTAAATCAGCCCCTAGTCTTTGTTTCTTTCTCATTGTTTCTACTACTGGGTCATAGTATTTTTTCATACATAATTGGCCAAGAGTAGACTACTTCCATAATTCGTCAGATGGAGCTTCTAATCCTTTTAAACTTCCCCCAACTTTAGATTTGTAAAGTTCAAAAGCTTGTTCCTCTGCTTTCTTAAGAGCCTTCTTGTCACCAAACCAAGTTACTGCCTTTGCTATTTGTTTTTGCTATCCCCATTGTAAAGCTATATCAGAAATCAAATTAGCCAGGTTCTCAAATGAGAATGTATGCTCACTGCTCCATACAGAGTTAGTAGTAGATAATGATTCTCCTACAGCTGCTGCTCTATTCATCCATTTAGGAGTTTGATTATCTCCTGAACCAAATAGGTTAGTCACCACGCTATGTAACATAGGTAGTGTTTTAGTTAACTCTTTAGCTATTATGGCTTTATAATAATATGGAGCTGCGGGAGTAAACATAGGTGCTATTAATGCTATATTTTTAGCAATTACTCCTGCAGTACTCTTTTCTAAGTCATCAGAATCAAAGAAGTCTATTTTATTTAATGCAGAGTCCTCTTTAGTAAGAATGTTAGCAGCAGATAACACTGTCTTTCCCAATGGGGAACGTCCATTTAACTTTTCGTAATAATAGGTTCCTTCAGGATTAAGTTTATATTCTCCTTTTTTATGTTTATTTCCCTATTCATCTACTTCGTCCTCTTCATACTGCGCTAATACTAGAGGATCTTTAAATAGGTTGCTAACCCACTTTATAGGATTACTAAATAGGGCATAATCCTCAGGAGTAGTATTTTCATACTCTCCAGTCTCCGGATTGAATATTTTCTAAGATTGAGCTAACTCCTATTCTGATTTAGTTCTCTTACTAGTGGTTCTCCAACCTTCCACACCAATCTATACCCTATCAGGATTATAAGTTGGCCCTAATGTAAATTTACTATCTTTGACCTTTGCATCAGCTCTATTACTTGCAGTATCAAAAGCATCTAGTTCTATTCCAGTAGGAAATTCATTATTCTAAAAATCTCTCCATCTGGATGCTTGTATTTCGTAAAATTTATCAAACTTTTCTCTAGAGAAACTACCGTTCGTATCTTTAAATAGAGCGTTATCTTTTATAAAGTTTGATTTCAAATACTAATCCTTACTTAGAAACTGAGTATTTTTAGTATTTAAACCTCCAATGGAAACTAAATCATCTATATCTAAGGTAGGATTACTTAAGCTTGATAATATCCAATCGTTTTCAAACATAATTAATTATTTAATAGTAAAGAAGGATCTGCCTTCTGGAAAGTTACATCTCTTCTCTGATATTCTTTTTCTAGCATCTATCCAGTGTTTGTATCAAGTTTTTGATTTCCTCCTAAAGCTGCAGCCATTTTATTCATATTAAGAGGAATATAAATATTTCCCTTAAAGATATGGTCGTAACTGTTTATAAATTCCGGCATTAGCCATTCTGTCCAATCATACTCATCAATGTCTGGATATTTAGTATCTTTACCAGAACCAACTGCTAAACTTGTTTTTAGTTGTTCTACTAAATTAGGAGTTTGTTTAACTTCTGTTACAAACTTATTTTGTTTTTTGTCAATGTCTATCATGTTGTCAGTAGTCATTCCTGACGCCACAAGGAAAGGAGCAAACTTAGACATATCCAGCTCCCCAGTAGGTTTAACTAATGATGTAAGCCCTGGATACTTCTCAGTATCTCCGAATATTTTTAGTCTATCTTCGTCTGTCTGACTACTTAGTAGAAACTCAGCCTATGCTTTAGAATATTCCTCTAACAAATCAAAGTTAGGAGAACCATCGGAATGAACTGGTAAATTTACTCTTAGTAATCCCTTACCATCATATGCTATACTTAGTAAAGAGTCGAGGTCAACTTTCTGATTTCCGAAATATACTCCATTATCAGCATTAATAATTGAACGTAACCCAGAATCATTAAGCATATTTTCCATAGATGTTCTGCCTATATGATTTCCTTTAGTATCTTTTACCTATTCATACGCTGTACCTTGTACAGTCAATCCTACCCCAGAGCTATTATCTAACTAATAAATAGTATCATGACCTCCATGACTAGCCTATATCTAAGTTACTAGGTCAGCATCTAGATTTTCTCCAACGCCTTCCTTACCTTTGCTTGAACCATTAGAATCATCTAAGTCTAAAGAGAAATCTGTAGTAGAGCTAAGCCTAGAGTTTATTAATGTCTGAACTAATTCTATTGCTTCTGCATCAGTCCCATTCTAAGTTTTTGTCTTTAGCAACGTTTTAGCATTAGCTGGTAGAGTAGAGTATATATAACTAATAGCAGCCTATGCTTGCATAGCCTAATTCTTAGTTAGTAGTTTTCCTTTATATAAGTTATCTACAGTAGCATTATAGTTTCCGGACTGCTATTGAGCATTCATAAATTCTTGTAATCCATTAACTAATTGACTTGCCTAAGTCCTAGCAAATCCTTCATTTGATTCGGAAGTAGCACCTAGATTTCCTATACTATCTTGTATCATTTTAGTAACAGACTCTATTCCGATTCCATTCTTTACTACCTTAAGTAGTTCATTATTATTTGCTAACTAGGGAGACTATGCTCTATAATATAACAATTCTGAGTTTGTCAAAGGTTGGTATTCAGGGTTCTCCTTTAGTTGGTCTAAAGAGAGAAGTTGGAAATCTCCCTCGCTATTAGAGCAGAAGATTTGACCCCTATCAGTAATTGCAAGCTCATTAATTCCTCCATTATCACTAACAGTCTTAAGTGCATCCTTATAAACTTCGTGATTAAAATTAGCAGTTTTCATTTGCTACAAAGCCTATAAATATCTAGATGCAATATTGGAAGTACTAGGGAATGGACTATACTGTTGGTCTATGTAAAAATTCTGTAGAGTTTCTGTTAAAACAGCCATATCACTAGGAAGTCCATCTAGCTTTTCCAACATCTTTAATAAGTCTTTATCTGTTAAATCAGTAGTTTCCTGATTGTCGCTAGGAGCTGCAGAAGCTCCAGTAGCTGCCCCACCAGTAACAGTTACTGGCTGATAAGAAACAAGAGGGGGAAGGGCGTTCCCCCCTTGCTATAGTCTTAGTATCATTTTATCATTGAAGCTTTTATAATTCCATACAAACTCTTAGACAATCTGTCTATTGCCTTTTCATTTCTATCAATAGTTTCCTTTATTTGTTTCTGGAACCTCTCTGCATCAGCAGTTTTGGCTTCTATTCCAGCTACTGCTATTTTAGAACCATTCTTAGCAGAAACTACTCCTCCTTTTTTGATTATGCTAATCTATTCTGGAATACTTTGCATAGATTTTCCAGACCATCTTGTATTAGGAATATTATAGTGCTATCTTAGCTATTCATTTTCTACCCTAGATACCTTCTGCATAGCTAATCTATATTGGTTAAATTCATTAGGTTGTAAGCTAGAAGGATTAGTTCCGGATAGGACTTTATTCCATACCGATAATTCTTCTGCACTTAATCCAGCACCATATTCATTTGGAGCATAATTGACAGCATTATGAATATCAGAACGGGCAAAATTATCTGTGAGTGCTTTATTTTCCTACTGCTTAACTCTTTCGTCATATTCTAACTATTGTCCTACAACATCCCAAATATTAAACTTCTTAGATAGATATGCCTATTCAAATTTGCTCTTATCCTATTCTACACCCCACTACTATGCTCTATTAAACATAGCAGTTTCATGTCTATTAGCAGCATTTTCTTTTTCCTACTACCAAGCAAGTTCGTCATATTGTCTTTGAACTTGATTACTTTTTTCTTTTCCTAGAGTTCTAGCCTCCTAACCCTGCATCTCAGCCTGCAGCTAAGTGGCAGTCTATAAACTTCCATCTGAAGTTATAGGTCTACTAGCTAATCTTCTTAAATCAGCATAGTTTCTTTCTCCCTACATTTCAGCATCTAAGTCACTTCTAGTGTAGCGGTGTACTTCAAAAGGATCTTTTAGAAGAGGAGTTAATGATTCTTTAGCTAAATCAGTAATCTTTCTATTCATTCTATCAGCATACATCGCTCTAGGTATTCCGTGAGTAATAGTAGGACTTAGTTTACTGAATATAGAAGATATACCTTTCTTTCCGTCGGCTTTAGGTTGTGGGGTATCTTCAACGTCTATTTTTGCCGGAGTTGGCTCAGAAGGCTTCGTCGAGTCTGTAGGCTCCTCCCATTTAGCTATATCTCCATTAGCCTTTTTGTAGACATATCCGAAATTTCCATTTCCCAAATCTATCTTGTGGATTCTCTATTTCTTCTCCTCGTCACTTAACTAATCAAATTCCTTCTCATACCTATCCATACGTCTTAACCAAGTAGATGAACCGACTGTGTCCTCTAAATTGGAATCGTATCCGATATTCCAGGCATCTTCAGAATTTCCGCTTCTACTCTTGAACATATTTTTAAATAGTTGATTATGTCCAGAAGCTCCAGATTCTCTATAAGCTCTCTCTGAATCCCAATATCCTCTAATTTTAGCTGCGTTAGCATTATATTCTGCAATATAATCATCTAATGGTTTACCATTAAAAGATGAACTATAGTATGATTGTAAGTCTGAGCTTACTAGATTAGGATTAGATATATAAGAAGCGTTTTTATTATAAGCCTCATTTAAGTCTCCGGCTTTAAAGTGTCCTGCATTCTTATTAGTAATAGAAGGTCCGGCAGAAGAGTAGTCAAGATTAGTGTTCCAATCTTTTAACTATGAAAATTTATAAAGTTTAGAATACCACTCCGGAAATTTCCCAGCATTCTAGAACTTTCTTATTTTAACTAAGTCTATAGTTCCTCCTTCCTTTCTAAATACATAGTTAGGATTGGTATCAAAATGTTTCTAAATAGATTCGTCTATTTTATCTCTCTTTGATTTAACCTTTTCAGGTTTATATAAAGGATTTTCTTTTCTCTTAAACCAAGAAAACCTCTCGTCTCCAATCACACCATAACCCTACTTCTTAGAAATCCAAGCATTAGATAATACTCTAGGTTTAACCTATCCGTCCTTAACTGTATATCCAATTGGTAAATATCTTACTTTAGACCAATCCTAAGAATCATAATCTACACCAGATCCAGTTTCAGGATTCTAATGAAGAGGATGTCTAAGTCTATTGAATTTACCAGTAATAAACTCTTTTCCCAATTTTTCTCCAGGAGCTACTTCCTATAACGCTCTATTCTAAGCGTCTATTCCACTAGCTTTACGAACCTTATTAAATTGTTCCGGAGATAACTTAACTGTATTACCTGATTCAGTAACTATAGTCTTGTATGGAGTTGCGCTTTGCTATCTAGATAATTCTCTTTTATTAGCAATTTTTGCTCCTCTATATCTTGCCTCTCCTCCTATAGTCTATAAGCCAGTTATTATATGTCTCCAATCGTCCGCAGACATATCTGAGGGGTTGGACATTAGTTTACTAAATGCTCCAGCGGATTGAACCATTCCATATCCCTAAAGTGACCTCATTACAAGTTTGGATACTGGTTTTAATATTCTAACTATTTTAGCTGCTTTACCAGAAGCTCCCCATCCAGGAATTAAACCTACTATATCCATACCTAATCCATAGGCTGCATTTTTAACAACATCTCCGGCTGACATACTATCATCTGCTATATCAGCACCGATATTAGTTAGAGTACTTCCTACTCCTAATATCCCGGAAGCTGCTGTACCATACCCAGGTACGAAAGCTGCAGCAGCAGCAGTAGCATCCGCTATAGCAGTACCTAGTCTTACTTTATCAATAGTAGAAAAACCTTCTTCAAAAGGCTTCCGCTCTCCAGCCTCAACCTATTCTCTAGTTTTACCAGTTTCTTTAACCTTGGTTTGTAGAGTCCGTTCTTTCTATTGAGCTTCCTAAGCTTTCTTTTTATTTTCCTCAACCCACTTAGCAAGACCTCCATCTTGGAACATTAATACTCCGCCATTCTCTTGTTTTGGAGTTTCTTGCTTGGTTTTATTCTTAGTTCTATCATATTCTGCATAAGCCATTCTCTTTTTTAATTCTTCATTTAAGAGCATAGACTATTCCTAGTACTATCTTGTATTTGGATTATATGCTATATATGACCAGTTCTAGTAATCCTCAGAGCCTGGAACTATATAATAATCAGAGTCTCCGACTCTATCTGTGAGGAGATTACTTTTATATGCCCAATCTAAATTGTTAGCAATATGAGCCTATGTTGTATCCTATCCTCCCACGTTCATCTTGTTTTTTCCTCTAATAAAAGAAGCTAGTTGAGGGAAGTTTATATAGGATTTAATAGCGTGCTACATACTAGCTAAGTTAGTTTTGTCTGCTTTGAATTTGTCAGCTGCAGCAATATTCATTGCCTCCCAATTATAAGAGGGGGCTAAGACTGTTCCCTATATAGAACTTTGGAAGGGATTCTAATTTAAATAATCGCTAAAGTATTTATTCCTTTCCTACTCATATCGCATCTAGTCTCTCTGCTTAACTAATGCCGCAGCCTATTCTTCCTCTTGCATTTTAACAATGTCTTCTGCGGCCTATTCCGCCTCTGTCTTAGGCTTATCAGTACCTCCAGTAGAAAAGAACTAGCCTAAGAATTCATTACCTATTCCTGCCTAATTAAGAGCTATAACATCCTCGGAATTATATCCGTTTCCTAAGTTATCAGCCGCTGCACGCAGTTTAGAAATGTAAGTCTCTCTATCTTTAAACGGAGTTCCAGAGAAGTCATAGTTCCCTACATTATTTAGATAATTTTCTATCTACTCCTTTAGGTAAGCTGCCCGATTAGTAGTACCTCTTAATCCAGTTGTTTCGTCTAAAGTATCTTTTTCTAAATACGGACTTAGATCAAATTTTCCTCCAGCAGGATTGTTAGCAGTCTCCCAATTAGCTAAAAATCCATGCTTAGATAGATTAAAAGCGTTAGATTGATTCTGTGCGGCCGGCTTATTTTTTCTTGCATCTCTTAATGCCGTGCCAACCTTATTAAAAAATGTTGCTACCTATCTATTAGCCGAAAATGTACTATATTTTTTCTACTAACGTTTTCTCATAGTATTCAAATCGTCAGTAGTTATTCTGTCTCCTTTATCGTTATAATAATATTCTGATCCAACTGGGTCTATATCGTCATTGTCAGTATTACTTAGCTAACTAGTTGAATCTATTATTGATCCAGAAAAGTCAGTACTAAATCTGTTAGTGTTATTAGCAAGCTAATCTTGTAACCCTTTTAAAAAGTTATCATACGCGGAACGAAACTCCTATCTCTATCCCTCATTCCAATTCTAGGAATTTACATATGACTAATAGTTATGGTTAAGGTTACGAATGTAATCATTTAAATCCAATTCATCGTCTCCAAACTTATATTTCACAGAAGCCGACTTTTGATTTGTAATTGGTGTAGCCATAATTCGTATATATTAAAAAGAAGGGGTACACCTAATTATATTTTAGATATACCCCTACGTGTTAAATTTGTTAAGCGTTTATACGTCTCACTAAACGACCGCCTCTGCGATAAACAGGTTCCCCTTCTGCTGGAGCTGGGGCAGCTTCCTGTGGGGCAGCTTCCTGTGGACCACCTCCACCTCCCAATGCTTCAATTACCATCTGGCATACTTGCATAGCCATCTGACAATCTTGTCCTTGAACTGCTTGCTGTGCTGCTTGCATCAACATAGCTGTTGGGTCTTCACCACCCTAAGGTGCTGGAGCTGGTGCTCCTGCAGGCATTGGTCCGCCTGCCTAAAACTTTCTTCCTAACTTCATAAATAAAAAATTTAAAATGTAATTAATGCACTAATTATCTATCTCTCTTATGTACTTCAATACTACATATTAAGATCTTCATAACCAAGAAATTTTGATACGATGTGTATATTATGAATTTTTGTCGTCAGAATTTTCTTCTTTTTCTTCTGGCACTTCAACATATTCTGGAGGGCGAGTGTTTTGTCCTTTTATTACCTTGAATATATATTTACCAAGTGCTTTGCAATGTTTTTCATAATCTTTGTCCCTATTTTCATAGGCTCTTTTAGCCTTACGAATTAAGGTCTTTGTTTCTTTTCTACTGACAATTCTTTCCCCTCCCTAAAGATACATCTAAGTACTGCCATCTGGAGCAAGTACTTTCATTACGTATTTGTCTAAGTCCTCAGAATCGTCTATCTCGAAGTCATCTCCTTCTACTATTCCAGAATCTTGATTAACTTCAAGAATGTATTTGGCATTCATAAAGGGAACTAGAGTCTCATCTTCTGGTTGAGCTTTATATACTAGTACTACCTCATCATCATTATTGATAGCTATCTAATCTAATGGAATTTTAGTATCTTTCATCCACATTTCCCTGGTATCTTCATCATCCCAAACAAATAAAGCTCCCCTGTCGGGAGGAAGATAGTCTATATTCATAAGACCCTTCCTCTTGTCTTCTTCAGACTCTAGCAAATCACATATATAAGACTTATCTCCTATATCAACTTTAACCTATTTCATACAACTTATTTCTATCCTCCATATATTTGTATTCCCTATATTTTCTTATATCTATCTGGATAGCCTTTTGCCAATTTTAGTGCCTACTCCTTCTATGCTTTAGCATCTCCTTCAGCTACAGCTTTCCCCCATTTAGGAAATGATTTCTTTAAATTGCCATAATGGTATCTCGCTTGAGCCATTAGTAAGCGAGGTCCTTCACTAATAGTATCTGGACGAGTTGTATAATCCTTCATATTATCCATTAGTACTTTATCATGAGTTCTCATATCACTAACAGCTTGGTCCCTAGCTTCTTTTTCAGTCCACTTCCCTGCTAGTATTTTAGATTTTAAATGCCTATGAGGACCGTATGTAAAATCAGTACCATAGCCTGCTGTATCTTTATTGTAATTTCTAGCTATTCCATTCTCTATTCCTTTACTACGAGGATTTTCTAAATTCTTTATAAAATTAAAGGTATTAGAATAATCCAAAGGTTTCACCTGTCCTGGTTTTTCTTGTCTTTTATTAGATATATCCCCCATTATTTTATTTACAAGAGGAGACGGATTTCCAGTAAGTAGAGTTGAGATAAGACTAGGACCATACTACTTAGCTGTATTTACTATGTCTATACTTGATCCTGCATTTGGATTCCAATTTAGTCTAAACCCCTCTTGAGCTTTAATAACTCCTCCTTTCTTAAAGCTATTAAATACTTTAGTTAATGAGTCTGCATAATTAGTAGCTTCTGCATATCTTCTCTTACCTTTATTAGCACCAGTAAGCTTAGCGGTAAACTTATTAATATCATCATTCTCATTAAAGTCATATAGTCTTTTTAAGAACTGTACCTTATCTGCTGCATACTCATCCATAGAGTTATAAGACCTAAACCTCTGTTTAATAGCTTCACCTTTAGCATTCTTATCATTACCAGTTACATAATCACCTTTCCATTTAGCTCCAGTAGTCAGATTACCGAAATTGAATTTACCTTGTGCAGAACGTCCCCAAGCACTTTCTAAAGCATCTTGTGATACCAGCATTCTAATTGCATTATCATTAGTGATACCAGCCTTCCTGTAAGAATTAGCAAGGTCAGTCGCCCATTTATTCTTGTCCTTGTATGGACTATTCCATTTTGCCTTAAATCCAGGAGCTTGAATAGAAGATATATAATATTTAGTAGTCGGATTATCAGCTGTCTCAGTAAGTGGTTCTTCAGTCTTTACAGTAGGAGCTTCTTGGTAGATAGGCTGCTCAATAACTGGAATAGCTGGAATAGGTTTAGTAGGAGTCCTAACTTGCTTATATGATACTAATAAATCATTTAGGTCCATCTATTACTCCTCCTTTCTCTAACGTGCTAATCAGACCAGTTCGGTCTTCTGTATTAAATAATACTTGTTCAACTAATAACTTACCAGCCTCTATAGCTACTTCATCCTTTTCCTTCTAGGAATGTTCATGGTCAGTATATTTGGAATATAACTCCTCCAACTTTTTAGTAACCTCTAGGGTAAATATTATTTCATTCTTTTCTATTTCTGCCTATTGTTCTCCATCTTCATCAACCACTGGAATACCTTTCTAAGTTAATCCTTCAGAGTTTTCCATATGATGCTTATGAGCATGAAGAGCACCTTCTGGAATTATGTTTTTCTAAGTTGTTTCTTCTACCTCTGTCTTCTCAGTTTCCGTTTTTCCTCCGCTCTTAAACTTCTTGGGAACATATTTATAATAGTCTTTAGATGTGTCTAAATCATACTACTTTCTAAACTAGATAGCTTCTGGGTCGTCAGAATTATACCACTCCAATTCATATTTAAGAGTTGGGTGATTTTTAGACTTCATAAATTCGTATTCTCCAGTTTCTGGATTGAGATATACAGAGTTTAGATGATTCTTTCCGTCTTTTAAATCTTTTATACTAGATGTTCTCCATGCCTCTAATTCTTCCATAGGGGCTAGTTCAAATGCTCTTCTTAGATTATACTAAGTAGTATCATTTCTATCCTTTGGTATCAAATTGTACCAAGACTCAAAAGTAATCTTTGGTGCAGCTCCTGTAATCCCGTCTACCGCCTTTCCTCCAGATTGAAGGATAACTGGACTCCATAGTGTCCCTCCTTCTTCAAACTGCTCTACATCTTCTATTATCGTGGGTTGCCATTCTATCTCCTAAGTTTCTAAATTAACAGAACCATTAATCTATCCTCCAGTTTTGTATGTTGGTAAATTTAGTTTCTTAATTCTTTGTATCTTAGTTCCGAACTTAGCAGCTCTCATATATCTCTAATCATACCCACCATTCAGGTTGAAACTATATTGTAGATGATTTAGATCAGACATATTAGCAGCAATAGAAGCCCTGTCTGTAGCTTCTTTAGCTATCCCAGCCATAGTATTCTACTATGTTCTAGCAGTATCTATTTCCCTATTAGCTTTTCTCCTAGCTCCTCCGCTAAACAATCCATATTTCTTTCCAGCCTTATCAGAAGCATTCTCTATCTTCTTCACTGAACCTCCATACGAACCTCCTACATCTTCTATAGTATCTCTATCTATAGAGAACTCTTGTGTTTTTTTAGCACCGATAGCATTAACTAATCCAACAGGAGTTAGCTTTATAAAATTGCTATCTAATATCTAATCTGTAGTTGTCATTTGGTCCGTTCCAACTCCCATAGAAGATAGTGCATCTCCTACAAATCCTCCTACCTTCATAGCTCCTCCGATAATAGTGCCAACTGGGGTGAATCCCATTAATGAAGTGGAAATCGCATCATATGCAGTATTTAGTCCAGTGGTCAGTCCGGAATCATTGTCGTGTACTCCGCCAAAAAATACATTTCTAGCAGTGTCTGCGGCAGTTCCAGCTATTCCACCTATACCAGCGGTTTTATTAACCCCTTTTAATCCTTTCAAGTTTTTTATCTAATCAGATATACTTAGGGCAGTAGAACCTAACTAGCCAACATTCATTAAAGCCTGATTACCAGACATTGCCCCAACCATCTAAAAGCCATTAGCCATAGAGCCTAAAATCTATCCAGAAGAATAACCCGATTTTTCCTATTGTGGAGAGGATTGCTATAACTATTGGGTTACTCCAGGTTTAGGGGTAGTAAGTTGAGATATTTTCTACATCCATTGCTTATTAGGGTCATTAAATGCTATCCCTCCTCTTCCTCCATTTGCAGCAGGATCCCAATACGTAAGCTACTATTGAGGATATCCCTATAATAAGGGAGTCTGAAGACCACTTTGGGCCTTCAGAACTCTTCTTACTTTGTTTATATTCATATTAACTATAACTAATTCTGTATACAGTATTTAAGAAATCTATAATAGCTAATTCTTCTCCAGAGTATCTAATTCTCACTTTTAAGAATTTGTCTTTAACATCTAATTCTTTTCTATTCTAAGCCTCACCAAAGTTGTACTTATATATGTTAACATCATCTAACCAATTAGTTAAATCCAAAGGACTCCAACTTCCATTACCATATCTAGATAAGTCGTACAGATTATATAGGGCGTTGTCCTATCCCCACTCTGGATGAACTAAATCGTTTCCTGGGAAATCTATAGCTCCAGCTGCTAATACCTAATCAGGTATAGGAGAGTTATATATGGAGAATGGAGGTAATAACTATGAGCTATTCCTAGCCTAGGGCCAGGTAGAATTTTTGGGCTATATTAAAGGACCTGAGAATTTATTCTAATACTCATTCTTATAACATACTAAAATAGGGTTAATAGTTACTTTCCATCTATCCTCTAAGTATTGACAGTTGGCAGCTATTATAGATCTAGAATCATCCTAACTTAAATCGTCAAGGCTTACAGCCATTGCATGATTCCATATCCTATACTCCTATCTATTTGGATAATATACTACTTCTGCACCAGATAAATGACGATAATCGTGAGATTCTGGATAAGTTACGTGGATATAATAGTCCTCGATTTCATTGATAGTATCTTGTCTAGTATAATACTTGTGAGGTAAATCAGCAGATTTTGGCTATTGTCTAGGCTGAACTTTCAAGAAGTTCCTATCATAGGAAATATCAGCTCCATTGTATTGCCATAGTGCTTTCATAGCCTCCTGTCTAAAATACATATTTACCTTGTCTTTAGCAAAATCGTAAGACTCCCCAATTATTTCATAATGGAAAGATTCCGGTTTTGCCTTATTTGCTACTATTTCCAAATTTGTAAATATCTTATGCATAGACGGGTCATTCACTATTACACATTCAAACTCAAATGGATGTTGTTTTCCATACCAATAAGTTGGATAAATATCATCAGCTATATCTATTAATCCTGCCTAACCATGCTTCCAAAAATCCGTAGACAAGAATTGTAAATTCCATCTAGGAGCTATACCAACAACAGACTCATAGTAACCACCATCAATTAAAGATGTTCCAGACTAAAATCCTGCCTTCATATTATAATATGCATCACTTAATTTAGAAGCATTATAATCATCGACAATAGATATCGTTGCTTTAATATTCAATAGCGTTACAATTTTATCTGCATTAAGCATCTCCTCTCTTGGAAGAGTGGGACGTTTTCCTGTTATATCCTTGAATATTGGATATTCTAACATATCTTGTATCTCTAATGTCTTGCCATCAACTGTGTCTCCAAGCTTTATCTTATTAGTATCATAATCAGCATATACGTGTTTAGCCTTATTTCGATAATAAAGCTCTGACAATAAAGCCTTTGATGTATACAAGGGCTAATAAGTATAGAACGTATCACCAGCACCATCAGATACCTAAGTAAGCTCCTGACCATCTTTATAGAATACTGGAGTATATTCATCTCCTCCTTCTTTAAATTTAAGGCAGTAAAGAGGCATAAAGGCCCCAGCAAACATAGCATCATCTGGAAGATATATGCCACCTACACTATCTCCGCAGTTCAATGGTACTATTTCAAACTTTTTATAATTTCCATACTAATCCCTCTATAATGAGTAAGATATCTAGTAATGTAACTAAGAATCTGGAAGTATTCTATTACTTAAGGATAGTACTCCTATGTACTTCTTTCTGCTCTTATTATCATCGGCAATACTATAGTTAGTAGTTACCCATTCTCCCTTCTTATTTATATATGAGACTGGAACTCTAAAATTGGTTACTACTTCTCCGTTTTCATTTTCAAGGTTTTCTATGATAACATTTGATAAAGTGATACCATCGGCAAATGAACTTTCTGTATGACTTGTACCGAGTTTCGCTATCCATTTAGATGTATTTCTATCAAACGAAAATGGCATATTATTTATGTTTTCCATATAGCTGGGAACCCAGCTGTAGAAAGTGATAAATTTCTAAAGTAACTCATTCCAACATAGGTTCCAAACCTTCTCTTCAAATCCATATGTATTATCATAGAAGGTAAATAACACATCTCTCTTGAAAGCGTTATATACTGTTTTCACATTCCTAATACCTATTTTGGGAGTAAGCTCTCTTTCCCCTAGAGTAATATTCTTATTCAGAAATTCTTGTACTCTAAAGTCAGAAATACAAGTAAGAGTATTACCGTCAGTGCGCCAAATCTTCTTGGCAACAGTATCAACTCCGTAAACATATTGCGCAGAATCTCCAGTCTTTCCTGGGACTTTTAAGATACTTTCAGGCCACTGACTACCAAACATATCAGAAATAATTTTTGGGTTCTCTGGAAGCACGTTAGAGGTGTTTATATAGACATTTCCACCTGCACCTTCACCTGCAACCGCTCTTTCATTGACTGGTATCAAAGCAACTCCATGCTCAAATACACAAAGAAGATTCGATTCAAGTGATATTAATTTAACTATTTCTCCGTACTCGCGAGTATAGTCTCTATAATGAGTTCCCTAGAATACTCTAAATCCATTCTTGTATGCATCATTAACATGAATGTCGGAATACATAATGCGAGTACCAAACCAATTCTTAATATATGGGACGTCAGGAAGTTCGAAATTCCACCGTTCACTTAAGGATTTACTAAATCCCTTGTTGTATATCTGGGACTCTGGATGTTTATAGGTTCCTTCTACTGTTAAGTCATTGTATGGATAATATCCTCTAGGGTGTCCTACCATAGCGTTCTCATCTACACTTGATGCATCTAAGGTTCTTATATTAAGATTTTTAGAAGAACGTAGTCTAAAGGTAACCCACATTCCTAGTGGAACAGCATTAACGTCTCCAAGATTTATCTATTCATATTTTTCGGTATTATCAGGATCATAATTGTCTCTCCAAGAATTTTTATCTACTATATCATCATTATATGGAGAGGATGGGTCATTGAAGTTTCTATTTACTCTATGAGTAAACTAACAAATATAACAATCCCCTCTATACAATTCGTAGCGAAATCCTTTAGACCGATCTACAACTAACTTATTACTGTTAGCATCTGCTAGATACTTATCTTGATTCAAAATATCTATTCTCTCACTGATTGCAGAAAATGTAGAGGTGTCATCCATTCTAACCTAGAAATACTTTTGAATATTAGCTTCAGAATAGTCTGGGATCATAATATCTACTATCGTAGCTGGGTCTAATTTGTTAGAATTTGTAGCTAAGTATGGTCCGAAAGATCCTCTAATTATATCAGTATTCTCTTTCTTTTTAGTAGAATTTTCGTATTTTTTTCCAACAAATTCATATCTCCACGACTCTTCGGCCTCCCCAGCTCTACTTCTATACATACTATCTTCTATTCCTACAACCTTAACATTATCCGGAACTCCTATAATCTTAGCTACATCACTTTTCTATATATTAGAATCGTAGTAGGCAGGATGATAGAAATGTCTATCCGAATTAGTAAAATAGTTAGAACTATATGTCATATTAGAAGCGTTGACATTATTGACTCCCTAATTTTGAGAGTATCTAATGGTATGTTTGTTTCCTGTGAAAATTTGATTATAATAGTCTTGATTGACTTCGTAGTCTGGACATATAATGCCCTAAACTTTAACACTCTAAGGATCTTTAATTATGATTCTATCTAGGAAGTTCTCCGATAAAGTCCTACTTTCACTATTTTCTACTCTTTTGTAGCCTTTAGGTACCGTAGTATTTCTTCCACTATAAGAAGCTCCCTTGTTTTGACTAATAACTGTACTAATATAATCAGTACTAGATTCTATGGTATCTATAGCATTAGCAGATTTAGCAATTATAGCTGCTGTAGGAGTAATTACTTTAGACCCCTTTTCTACGGCTAATGTAACCTTCTATAATTTAGAGGCAGTACTGGTCAAACTTCCTAACTTCTCGGCAGTAATACTCATCTTTGCAGCTATCTTCCCGGCGTAAGTTCCCGCTACTGGAACAGCGCTAGCTAATGTTGCTAAAAATGCAGCCGTTTTAAACGATCCCTAGGATATACTAGATACTAAAAAGTTAGTAGCATTTAGACACAATGATGTAATCTATCCAACTCCAGGTATAAATGAAGCTATGAAAGCTACTGCTGACAACAAAGTACTTAAAAATCCCAAGAAAGAAGATTTCGCTTTTAGTGTATAACTAAATCTAGACAAAAATCCCTCTGATATATAGTTTACATCAGATATATCTTTCGTTTCTACATAAGTCTTGTCTAGATTAGACAAATCACTTATAACTCCTCCGACTGTAGGAAGACATGGAGTTTTGGACTCTTTGTCTATTCCAATAGTAATACCCTAGGCTAATATAGTCGGTATTCTAGTCTGTCTAACAAAAAAATATCCTTTTACATATTTCTTTAATTCTTCTATTACCTCTTCGTCAGCTCTTATATCTACTCCGTATATAATATCAGAGTCTGAGGTGGGGTCAAACCTAAGTACCCCCTTCACATTTTCTAATATCGCATCCTCATTTAAACTATACCTAGATGTACCATTCTTCTAGGCTTCTCCGTCCTAAATAAGTAAAAAACTTTCATTGTTATAATTAATAGGAATTCTCTGTCCCTCGTAATATACAGGAATATGTGTGTACTAAGGAGAATTTTCATTATACTCTCCTATTAAATCTCCCCCTCTTATATTAAATACTGGAGTAAGTTCTCCATTTGGTAGTATATATACTATTCCAAAACGATATATTTCCTTATTCCAGTAGCCAGTTTTATCATAAATAAACTTGGGGTCGTAATATCCCAAATTAGAGGAAGAAATATTATAATTCTAATCTATCTGCAATGAGTATTTTTCCTGTTTCAGATAAGGAAGAAATCTTAAGGATAAGTCAGCTAACTCGTTATAAGGAATCTCTGGTTTATGAACATTAGCCAAAAATAGCATATTCTAACAAGTAGCAGAAGTAGTAACACCATCTACTATGTTATATGACAAATTAATGTCTGAGGAATCAATAGTCTATACTTCTTCATAACCAGTTACTATTATGTTGCAATATCCAGTATTGTTTACAAGAAATTTCTTTTGGATCTTCTTATGCTCGATCTAGAAATTCTCATCCCCTTCTGCTGTATACCTAGAATAATACACATAAACGTTGTCGTAAGCTGAATCTATATTGGAAAGCTAGAAAGAAACACACTTAAAACTATTCTCATTCTTAGTCCCAGTATGAATACTATGAGGGTCATTAAATCCTACGAATACACTAACCAAACCAGATTCTCCAACAAAATCAGTCTCATTCCCATCAGCATCAGCTAGCTTAAAATAGAAATGATAGTTTCCTATTGGCATATTACCTCCAGAAGATATTCCACTAAACTAGACTTCTGGAATCTTAGTTACTCTTTTGTATAGAGAAGTATCTATGTCAAACTACTCCCCCTAGTCATATATATTAGTATCATTGTTTCCCTTTCTATCTACTATCTCATATGTATTTTTTCCAGTAGCACTAAATCTACTATTAATTAATCTAGGAATATTTATCCCATCGTTTATTATCAAGTTCACAGACCCATCGTAACTGTACTATGGAATTATGTGTACTGGATTATCCAACGATAGTTTTAACTCATCAGTTATAAAATCTACTAACTGTCCTTTCTCATAAAGGACAGGATCGGTTTCTGTCTAAGGAACCCCCTCCCATTTAGTTTTGTCATTTTGATTAGGAAAGATATTAAACTATTCATTCAATTCACTTAATGAATAATAATTTTCTTTATACCAATACTTATTTTCAGATAATCTGTAATTTCTAAATGGGTTATATTCGTATACTAGTTTTCCTTTTGTTGGAAGAGACTAAGTTAATACTTCTAAGTTTACAACTCCGTTAATAACCGGAGTCCAAGAATAATTTTCCATTATACTGCAAAATATTTAGAAATCTAGGTTTGTCTATTAAATCCCATGAAGATAGCTTCACTCCAATCATCTGATGATGGACAAGCTTTATATATATTATAGCTATAACTTATATCTTTAGCATAGGCAGTTTCATTGTTTATAGTTAGTAAATCTGAGATAGCACTGAGAAACAGAACATTTGAGTTGTTAGTACTGCTAAGTTTTATAAATTGAGAATTATAACCATTCTAAGGACCCCAACTATAATTACCTTCTTCGTTAGTTATTAACCTATGAACAGCTATCCCAAATGAGTAAGGCTGCAATTGTTTTGTTTCTAAATCTAGAAACATTCTCCCCTAATAATTAGCTTCCGACACTAATTTACCCTAAAAAATCCCAGTTATATCTGGTTCTATACTAACCATTTGTCGTAATGTAGGAGCATTATATAGTGCATTTAATTCGCTTATATCGTACTATAATGTGTGCTAAAACTGTACTAATGTTACCTACTTGTCGAAATTGCTTTCTATAGTTATATTAGCATCGCCTATCCCATATATTAGCTCCCTTGACTTATTATAATTCTGCTGTAATTCTTCTACATATTCCTAAAAGTTAACTCTTGATATATTAAACATTCTACGTACAAAACTAGCATCAATTTCGTTGTTATTTTTTGGAGTAACCTATATACTAATCACAAAGTCTTTCTTCCATATCTCTGAATAATCATTATTTGTTATAATGTCTGATACTATAGTTTTGTCTATTGACTTAATAGAATTAGCTCTATAGTAAGTCTATGCTAAGGTACTTGTAACAAGCTATGCCATACTGGTAAACCCACATACCCACGTTACTACACTACGATCACCAGATAATCTTCCAAATCTCTAGGTAGTTAATCCTCCTACAGGATATGGTCTCCAAAATACATTAGGAATCAAATAGGTACCTTTGGCTTTTCTTATCATTAGCTAATCTGCACCACTATCTGATCTGTCCATCTTCCATTGTTCATCTGTATAGGCCCATGCATTCTTGGTGGCCCTTTGGAGATCTCTATCTCCCGATCCATTAGTAGTTCCCCATGTTTCCCTCCAGGTGTTATAAATTACCTCATTACTGGAACCATTATGCAACTCCATAAGATTAGATATGTCTCCATTATGACTGGATGTCACGGCATGAGCTGATATCATAGAAAATATTCCAACGTCTGCCCCAGTACTCTCTACAAGAGTGCTTAAATCCCCATAATATTTACCTCCTTTATCAACGCCAACACCTAGACCTCCGCTACCCTAGATAGCTCCACTGGTTAGATTAGTATCCCCAGCTGTACATGAGAAGTGAGCATTTCTCTACTAACTACCTAGATTCATTACCTTTTTGAATACAAATACTCTACTAGATTCTATATTAGATACTCCAATGTTATATTTATCTAAGTCTTCTGTAGACTGTATAAATGGTTTATATACTGTTGCGGTTATCTAAGTCTGCTTAGTAGTATTAGCAGTAATTTTACTGTAAAACTATCCAATTAAAGACATATTTATCCCAAAGTCTCCTGATTCTGTATTTTCTGTACTATAAGTATCAGAAGCTCTAACAGTATAGTGCTTGAATCCATCCGTTGACTAAGTTGTTCCTTCAAAATCTACATATTCAGTAGAACTTCCATCAGTATCACTATCTAAACCAAAATAAGTAACTCTACTATTAGGGATTATATGTAAATTAAATCCATCCTTTAGGGACTCTATCCAACTTTCATAATCCTAGGTATTATTGTTGTCAGGGTACGGCAATTCCTAAGGAATAACTAATGAGGTAAGTCCATCAGTAACTGGGTTAGGAGCTATTTTGCCAGAATAAGGTATATATGAGGAATTATCGGAAGATATCTATCCAGGATCGGATACTGATACCCAAGTCTTCCCCTCTCTTACATGATACATGAGATTCTCTGCAGCCTAATCTGTAAATGTAAAAGTATTATAATCCTCTTCTATTGAAGGAACTAATGCCATTCTAAGATTTGGTTCCCCCTCGTCTTTAGACGATACTTCATATTTATTATACCCTAACGCAGATAATGAAATGTGTACATCTTGGGCATTCTCATTTTTTACATTGTTTTCTAACTTTTTATATTCTTGCTAGAACTAATTTCCTATCTCCTAAAATGCAGATTGTATAGAAAAATCTAGATTTATTTTTAAATCTTTGTAATCCTATGTATTAAAGTAATAATCATTAAACATAGCATTTGTCCAAAACCACCTTGTAAATGTAATAGGGGTAATATTATTATCGTCATCATATTCTCCTATAGCATTTTTACTCTAATAGTACACCTATATTTCTACTAGGTAGAGCAAATTTGGATATAGTATTCCGGAATCATTTTCATAATAGTATCCACTTCCATCCTAGATAAATATCCCATTATCTAACATTTCCTACAGGTTTGCCTAATCGGTACCTTGATCCCAAGTACCATCCTACGGTATTTTATATGGACCATTTCCTTTATGCTTTATAACAGTTCCATCAGAGTCTATCCCACTAAGATTTTTATTAGAAGCGCTATTAAGGGTAATTACTTCAGTGAATGACCCAGAATAAGAATTTTTGTCCTATAATTTTAAGGTAGCAGTAGCTCCATTATTATCAAAAAATTTAAGAATTACCTTACTTATGCCTTTGTTGTCTTCTGGATATGCATCTAGTCCGAAAGACAGAGTAGAGATATCTCCATCGTTATAATATCTCCATTCTGAGAGGTTTATTAATCCAGATCCTACTTTATTAAAATCTATAGAGTTATTAACGGCATACTCCTATAAATATCCATAAGGCATAGCTGGGCAAACTTCATACTAATATACTAGATTAGAAAAATCACTATAATATTTTGTATTATCCTCCTATATGAAAGAAGTTAGATTTATGTCAAAGAAGTGCTTAGTAACATCCTTAGAAAAGTAATTATGAACAAAAGCATCGTCCAACTCTATTAGATATTTATCCTTTATATCATTTAAATACTATGTCTCTCCATTACTTTTAGTAAAGCCAAAACCCTTCTCTTCAGAATATGTATATGCATTGATATAGTACTTGCCTAGTACCGGTAACGAATCTTCTATAGCTAAGGCAGCCTTTCTAGGAAGATAATTAGGGTCCTAAGAATACTATTTATACAAATCTAAATACTAGGAAACTTGGGCATTATAGTTCATTTCCTCCTTGAATTTTTTATATGAAGAGCAGTTAGTTAAATCATATTTGCTAGTTATAACATATTCCGCCGGAATATGTGATGTGTTTGCTTGAATAGGAATTTGTATAGTAGATTCTACTCCTTTTTTCTAAGAGGGGTCATAAACTAGATATTTAGTCTCTGAAGAATTATTTGCCCAAGAGGATTTAGTAACAACGAATCCTTTTGGGTTTATATTATTATTCTATGAATCCCATGACATGTTTAAATATACATGGTAGTTTTTCTATCCGTTGCTTTCGTCTGTTACATATATGTTGTGTGTACAGCTAAATCCAGAAATTTTCTCCAACTCTGCTAAAATAGCAAGCCTTCCAGACACTTTACTTTGGAATATACTATATGCTGATGATATAGTAGATCTATAGCTATCTATATCAATTTCAGGAGTATTATTTGCAGATCCGTTATCCTGAATAAAGTAATTATTATTATACCATTTTACTGTGGAATCTAGATAATTAATCTTTCCAGAATCCTCTATGGCAACTATATGTAATCTTAATAACTTCGGCCAATCTCCATAACTATACGCACTATTTCCATAATCTGTAATATTATTACTATTATCCTATAATCCAGAGCTATAAACTATATATTTATCTCCTGGATTTAGAGAATTATCAAAAATAACCTTTTTAACTGAACTAGATTTTATGGTTCCGTCCTGACCTACAAAATCAGAATTTGATAATATTTGATTCTTTCCTCCTATTTCTTCGCTACTTATATTCCTTTCTGGGCTAGGAAAACACCCTATCTAAGATTTGTTAGTAATTGGATTATAAGATACTATATAAATAATATCACCAAACTCGCAAGTTCCTACTGGTACATAACCCTCTGGAAGATATGCAGTCTCTACTCTACCATTACCCATGTCATTCTATAGAGACATTTCATTTCCATTAAATGTTAAAAGTGTAGCATTTAATGCAGATGTAAGAGTTGTGGCTTGAGTATTATCTGGAGCGAAATCCATTACTAATCCCTCTGCAAACGTGTTCTTTGCAGTCATAACTGTATTAGCCATTGTTTTCTTGTTTTTTGTTATATTTTCTTAAATTATCTGAAATAAATTGATAATTATAATTAGCCAGTAATATATCCTGAAATTTAAGAGGTTCTCTAACTAATACAAGCTCAGCCTAATCAGTTGTTAACTCCCTCTTATACATACTAATTCCAAAGTCAATAGGCATAGGCAATTTAAATATTGCTACTCTATTACTTTCCGATATATTACACTCATCATATATTTTGTAGAGGATGATCTTAGAAAAGGTAAATCTTTTCTTTGGTCGTCCTCTTTTATTTTTCTATTCTAAATATTCGTTATACTAGTTCTAGGTTAATGCAAAGTAGTAGTATCCGTCCCATGGTATTTGCTTTCTTTTATACATTATGCGTAATTTAATTCTCATTTTCTTTTTGTAATACTCAAAGTATTTCAAAGAATCATTCATAAGCTAGCCACAATAAAACCAAAACCCCTATCTATTGATTAAAGTGTCACCTCCGTAACTATTATGTAAGTATAACGATTTCCATCCGTATTGCAAAATCCTTTTAATATCCTACTAAGGAATGTCTGGATATTCTGCACAGATTGCTTCGTAGTAATCCTATATAGTCTTCTGTACCATAATAATTAATACTATTTACCTATATTAGTATTATCTACTATTCGTTGTTTGTCTTTAGCTGACAAGTAAATAGGTTTTTCTCTTGGAAGCCTCTTTTCACTTTCCATCCCTAAAGTTAATTGATAACCGCTAAAGTTAGACATGATGAAATCTACATCATTCCATTTTCCATTCTTAAAAGCTTTCTTAAACTTCTTTCCTTCTGTTCGTTTCATGTAGATGTATGCCTAGGTTCTTCCCAATCCAGGCAGTTTGAAATGAACGTTATTATCTATAATATCATCAACAACCATCTAAACACTTTTAGCAAAGATAGAAGCAGCTAAGTCTCTTTTACTTCCATCAGAGTATGTTTTTCTACACTATTCTGTATTCATTTTTAGTTTTTCTACAGGGAAATTCATATATAAGTCATGTAATGAAAAAGCATGACCCATTGCATAATTTTTATCACTCATAATCATAAACAAAAATAGGGAGACAACTTGCCTCCCTATATATTACATAACTGGCTTATAGCTTCTGTTATATTTTTTACGTCCCCAAGATGATTGAACATTAAGAATTTTATCCATCTCTTCTTGAGAAACATATTCAGGAACTCTTGCAGCATCGCAGTGAAATAACCACTACTGTTTAAGCTCCTAAGCCATCTTCAATACATTCTGATTGTTAGTCCGTATTGCTTCCTTATACTTATATACATAGGCAATATATTCAGCTATTGCTATCGCTTCCTTATCATTTATTTCTGGAAGACCATCTTCATCAAGTAATATTCCATGATATAGAATATTAATTCTTCCAAGTCCTTTATTAACATAAAGAATATCTCCTACTCTTTTATATTTAACGAACTTACCGCTAACATAAAAAGGATCTAGAAAAGCTTTTCTACTTTCTATGTAATTCTCCGTATATGAAGATTGTATATCTCCAAATTCCTTTGTATTACTGGTGTAACCCCAATCCTCCGGACCGCAATAAGTTACAGCTTCTATAATATCAACATTACAAGGTAGCTACACAGAACCATCTTCGCAATTTATATCTAATGACGCTCTATATAACCTAGTATTTTTATTTCCAATAAAGTTGTAGGCTATTAAACCAATTTCTTCTAAATCGTCATCATCTCCTTCAATATCATATAACATCTATGCTAAGTTTATAGCATAATGAAAGTTATTTTGTCCCATATTATCCTCCAGTTACATACTACTAATCGTTAGGAAGCGGCTAAGCTGCAACCTATCTATAATAGTATAGTTTTTCTTTAGTTAGTTTATCTTTGACTAGCTAATCAATAAAGCTATTATTTACATCAGGACCATTAAGTTCGTCGGTATTACAACAGCTATACTGTTTTAGTTGTCTAGGATCTTTGAAGGCAGCAACTACAGAAACTTGTTGTAAAAATGGGGCATTGAATAAGAAGCAATCTAACATGCCGTTAGCATTGGGCGCGAAGTCTATCCAGACATACGGTTTCTTCTAGCTTCTTTTTCTATATTTTCTATTATTAAATTCAGATAATGATGTTACTATCGTAAACTTATTTTGCCTATCAGTAGAACCAATATATTCAATAGCTTGCTTTCCGTACTGTGAAATGACTTGTGGAATTTCAAAATGCGCAGTTACAGTATCGTCTGCATTTTTTACTCCGCACCTACATCTTTCTAGAGATTCACAATCTACGTCGATGCAGTTAATTGCTATTAATAGGTCTTTAATAGGGAAGATTCCTCTAAGAAAATACTAATGTAATATAGCTAATCTACAGGCTACTATTTCATCCTCTAGCTAGTCCATATTCATAGATAGATTCTAATGATACCCTCTCAGCCCAGATACAACATCATTACGAATTTGGGATGCAAGTTTTTCTATATACATTATTCTTCCGTTTTATCAGGATTAATCATTATCCTATTCTTGCAAGTAAAGTTATAACATCTAATTCCTTTTAAATAAGTAACTTTAGATTTTAGAGAGGCAACTTCATTACATTTAGCAGATATGGCTTGGGATTTTTCTAACATAAGTTTGTCCATCTGCTCTCTTAATTCCTATATCTACTTTCTAAAATCACCTTCAAGCTCATGGTAATCCTTTATGTACTTATCACAAGTTTTCTATAAGTAATCGTACTAGTCTTGCTTGAGGTCAGTCTTTTTCTGCTCAACATCAACCATTGACGATTCTGCTTCAGCTTCCACCTGTTTCTTTTTGCTTTTAAATGTGCAAATATAAGTGACAACTGCGCCAATACCACCACCGCCTATTACCGCTAAGGCCCATTCTAAAATTGACTGTTCCATACTATATTAAAAATAAAGGCGGAACAGAAAAGTCCCGCCTCAGTTTTTATTAAGCACCTAGCTCGTCTTCTCCGTCTTCACTCTCTGTTGAAACAGAGTCGGTATCTACATCAACAGTTCCAATCGTTCCTAGTGCTGTTTCCCATGCAGAGATTAAAGCACTGTCATTTTTAACCCAGAATACGTGAGTAGTATGAGAAGTCATTCTCTGTCCTACAGCATGTAGTCCGTCATTTGAAGCAGGAGCTTCGTATTCTACAATATACTGATTGTAAATGGCACCTACAATAGGGGTTTCTACTTGGCGGATATGAGTCCATTGGTAATTTGCAGCCGTAGGAAGTCTTAAATCTTTTATGATTTGAGAATATGTACCAAAGCTATTCTTTCCTCTTTCGTCTAAAGTAATATCAGTAGCGTCTTCGTCCTTTGGATCTAGTTCTGCAACTTTTTCAGCATAGTCGTCATAAGCATCAAATGTGCTAATTTCAATCTTTCTGAATCTTTGATACTCTGTAGCTCCTTCAAGAACTAGTTTAGCACCATTTACAGATACATTGATTAAATCCTTATCACACAAGAATACGTGATTTTTCTTAAGCATGTCTGCTACATTTTTAGCAATAGTAGCAGCTTCATCAGCTTCTTTTACAGTAAACTCAATCCAGAAAGGCATACCTTTTTGAACCCAAGGAGTTGAATAAATATAAGGCTCAGCACCTTCAACGCCTAAGTAAATATCGAGTCTGCAATATGTTTTTGCTCCTCCAGCTTTTAGAGCTGCTAAGAGAGTAGCATCTAAGAAATTAATAGTTGCTTTGCAAGGAACTGAATTATATCCAGCTCTCTTTCTAATTGCTTTTACACAACCTTTAACAAATACGAAATCTCTTTTGATTTTTAGAGCATCTACTTCAACACCGTCGATGTTGGTTTTCCCGCTTTTGAAAAGATAGGTATTATCAGTACCTTTTCCATTCAGCTTACTTGAATCTGGATCCAGATTCGAATTAATAATTGTCTAAGTTTGAAAATTTAAACCTGTTGCCATAATTAATTAAATTTTAATTAGCCTTGTTGAGGGGCTGGTTGCTATTGCCCAGTTGGTCTAGCAATAGATTGTGTCATCTGAATATTGTTACCTAGTCTAGGATCGTTTACACGTTCCATTACTAAGTGTACCAACTCGTTTATAATCTCTTGGTTTACATAATCTGGGAACTCCATGATTTGAGAAGTATCTTCTGTTAAGTCTATCTGTTCTTGAGTTAAACGGATAAACTAAGGACACTTAACATAATCAATCTGCACTTCTACTAATTGGAATAAACTATCATCCTTACCATATCTAATCTCACAACGGACGTTAGAAGTATTTCCAGCTCTTAAGGCAATCGGTTTTTCAACTAGAGATACTTGGGTATCTTTTCCGTTTACATTAAGTTTAAATGTTCTCTGGAAGTTGGAATTTTGTTTTTCAATGTCAGTTCCACCAGTAGTTCCTGAGTTAATATCATTATTTTCCCATTCTCCACCGTCTGCATGAGTAACTTGGTAGATTCCATTCATATCAATACCAACTTCTTCTAATCCTGTACCAGTTTCAACAGAGGTACGAGGGTCAGTAGGAAGAACCTACTATTGGTTAAGATTATGAATGTAATAATATGGACGTATCGGAGATGGTCTATTATAAATGTCGGTAATGATTTGACTCCAAGAATCGGCAGTTAATCTTGTTGCAGGGATTTCAATATATGAGCCTGCATCCCAGCAATCTTTTTGTTTAGCAACATAATAAATGCAAACACAGTTCAACATGTGCAAGTAATCAATAGGCATATATACTTCATAAGTAGCTCCGTGCAATGATTGAATTGAACGGTGAGCTTTACTTAAGTAAGATGAAGCTTGTCCAGTATATCCTCCTTCTGGATAATCTTGATTTCCAGTTACCGCTGAAGTATTCTGGATTGCACTGTCTTTTGCTGCACTTGATTTTTTTCCAGCAAGCTCTACCTTGTGAGGAGTCAAGAAAGTTGTAGCTTTCAAGACTCTCAAATCATCAGTAGTTTGCTAGTTAATATCGTATACATTATATACCTTATTAATATACTAGTTTATAGCTTTATTGAATAAGTAGTTAAACTCATAAAGCTTCAGTGAAGGTGCTTGAATTTTACTAAGTTCTATTAGTGTAGCTTCAAAAACCTGTCTTGCGGTCATTTTGCATTATATTAAATAATTGATAATTAATCTTCAAACATATCGGGATATGTGTCTTTTCTAATTAAGGCTAAGGTTTTGGCATTTCTTTGTGTCTTCATCCACTCTATAGCGGCACTATCAGTAGTACCTAGAGCAACTTTACCATCATCTCCGTAAACATAAAGTCCGTCTTTCTTAACGATTACTCCTTTTTCGCGAGCTTCTATAAATAACATACGAAGTTGAATATCTCCACCAGTATAGCAGTTGATAATCTTTTCCGGAGTTTTTTCAGCAATAGATAATAGATAATCTTCAACATCGGCGTTTGGCTGATTTTTCATATCTCTACCTAATACTTTAGCAACCAGTAATCTTCCTTCGTATCCACGCTCGTCATTCATAATATAGTTAGAAGCCTCTACAATAAGTTTACGTCTTGTAACTCTACGTTGAGCTTCGAATCCAGGTCTATCAACATATAATTCTGCAGTACCATATCTAGGTCTCTTGGACCTTGGGTCCACAGTTCCATCAATTAGATATTCTCCCTTATCATTCTTAGCGAATCTATCAGGAGCTATTAAGTCGCAGTTTTTAATTGCTTCCCAAACAGCGTTCTCATAGACATCATCTAAGTTGAAAGTTTTACCATCTTCGATTACAAATAGTTCTGTTTCTGGAATATATGCAGCTAATCCTTTTGCTTCTCTTTCAATTTCCTCAGAAGTTAAAATAATATCTCCTTGGGAATTAACTCTTTTCACACATTCTGCATATCTACCACGAGAGTCTTTTTGTGGTTGAATATAATATTTTTGACCAACTTTGCCAAATACACTTCTTAATACAACGATGTTACTTTTTAAATCACCGTCTTGTACTTCATTAACCTTTTTTGCCATAATTCATTTTCATATTTTAAAGAATTAGGTAGGGAAGCACCTCGTTCCCTACCTCATCTATGCTATTATTTATCTTAGTTATTACTCTTTACAACGAAGAATAAATGAACGGTATGGATTGAATACGGCAATACCAGCATATCCATGGATAGTCATCATACCTCCAGCAACAGGAGTAGAAACTACACCACTATCACCACCTGAACGACCACCTACACCGAGTACTTCGTTAAAGATGTAGTCTTTTCCTTTTAGAGAATACATTGCAACTGGGGGTTGTGTAGAAGTCTTACCAGTTGTAAGGTCAATACATAGAGCGTATGGTTCTAAGAACTCTCTACTCAATGTTCTATCAACTTTGAATGATACGGTATTTCCGCCCCATTCATAAGCATCAAATGTAGCACCTACCTTGATATATTTTCCTTCTCCACCTCTAGACCACAAGTAAGCACCATCAGTCTTACGAGTTGACAGATAATCTCCAAGAACTCTCTGTACGATTCCCCACATTCTTTCATTTACCATGAATACAAAGTGATTACCAGTAGGCTTCTCAGCTTTCTCAACCATAGTAGAAATAATAGTGTGGAATGTATTAATAGTTATTCTATTAGCAGCATACTTAGAAGCAAATCTTTCGATTTGAGGAATCATACCGTCACCAATAGGAATTGGACGTCCAGTACCTCTATCAGAAATAGTAGCTTTACCATCTACTCCGATATTTCCTTTCGCTAATAGAATCATATTTTCACGAGCATATAAGAAGTTTTCAATTAGATTCTTCTTCATAGGCTCAAGTTTGTAAATCTTTTCAGTTAAGCATCCTTGATTTTCGCCTTTACCAACCTTAATGAAAGTATCTTCCATTAATGCATATTTAGAAGAGTAGCTATCGTCAACACGAATAGTTGTCATATAGTTTCTCATCTTTTCAACATTAGATTGATATTTAACGAAACCAGTATCATGCAATTCTGGTTTAGCGTTACCAATGAAACGAGTTGTATCACCAATCTGACATCCATCTTTATCCAAGATTGAGGAGTAGTCATCGTCAATTAGTCTTACCATTACAGACCACATATTGTCAGCCTTTCTAGTAGGACGAGATACAACAAAGCATTGCTGCCCAGTTTTCTCGATTTTAAAAATTTCGTGTAATTGATAATAGTTTTCTGGGAAAATCATTTCAATTTCAGAGCCGTCAGCTCCATCTTCAACAGGCACAGCTGCGAAGGGGATTCTCTTAATATAGTTAGTTTCTACTTCCCATTCAAAGTAAGTAGAATCAATATTCTGGAATCCAGTTGCTTTCTTGGTATCTCCATAGAAAATATTTCTTAGAGCTTCTGTCAAGAAAGTTGCAGTCAATTCTGGATAAAGACGAGACACAACTCCTAAACGGTGAGGTCTTTCTCCCAAGAATTTACTAAAATCTTCATAAGTTCTAGTATCACCCATCGTTGGGCGATTAGTTACAAAACTCGCTACAAGCATAATTATTCTTTTTAAATGTTAATAAATCTTTTACCAATCTTCATCATCTATAAACACATCGTCTGTGGTTTTCTTTTGTGAAGTGGGTTTATTGAATACTAATTTAGGCTTACCTTGTAAGTCCATCTTAGCCTATTCATAACCTCTTCTGTAGTTATCCTGAATCTATTGATTTAATTCTTCTACTATTTTATCTTCATTGAGTATCCAAAACGCAGCTCTAGTGAATAAGGAAGGATCATTCATAGCTCTACCAAAGGCACTTAGTCCCTGGTCGTCTAGCTCTAACATAAATGAAGATAAATCTTCTATATCATCATCAGAAAGCTACAATGGTTGTCCAGCAAATGAATCAAGTCCTTGAATTTGACTTTTAATCGAAGTAGCAAATCTATTATATGCTTCTTCTTCTTTTGCTGCTTTTTCATTAGCTATCTGTGCTTCTTCATCTTCCTAAAGTCTTATATATTCTTTTCGAAGACCTTCTACTGTTTTCTTAAACAAACCTTCATTTTGTTTAGCCAATTCTATCGCTTGGTTAATTTCTTCGTCAGAAATGTCCTACCCAACCTTATGTAATAAATCCAGAGCATAAACTTCTTCGTCTGAAAGATCGTCAACTTTATATCGTTTAGTCTGTTCAACTTCTGATAATAGAGATTGCAGATACTCCTCCGGAGTCATACCACTTTCTCTAATCGTATTAATTAATTGTAGTTCAGAATCATCAAACTCTTGTTGTTCTTGGTCAATTAAGATATTTATCTGCTCTTCCCTTGTAAGAGAATCCCAGGCTCTTTCTATAATAGCACCAGTTTCATCTTCAAATTTAATTTTTTCTGGATTAGAAATACCTTTAAGTTTTAATACTTCGGTTGTTAAATCTTCTTGTTCCTAACTAGAAGGCTATTGCTAATTAGCAGGAAGTATATCTTCGGTTCCTTCTTGTTTTTCTTGCTCGGAGGGTAATTCTCCAAACTCGTCGTCGTCAAAAATTACATCATCAAAATTTTCCATATTCATATTCATTTTTTAGTTAATCATACAATATATAAGTATTGATTAGTTATACAGCAATTAAAACATTATTAAATGTTAATTTCTGATAATAAGAAATTATAATTTCATAATAAATATTAAAGAATAAGAGCGAGGTTCTATCTTTATAGGATTATTTGGCCATTCTGAGTCTACTAATTCTTCTTCCTAACTTTTAGTAGAAGATAGAGAAACCCCTCCGTCAGTGTCTAACGATATTGAATGAGTATGACTCCCACCAGTTGCATTACCTCCTTGAGTCTTTATATTTGATACCCCATCTACTGTTCCAGATTCAGTAGTTACACCTTCTCCAGCAACAGAGGTTACGAAAGTCTTAGTAACTCCTTCTATACCCCAATTATAGTCAGAATAATCGAGTGATACTGTCAAATCCCCAGAACTACCTGTAGTTCCAGATATATTCCCGTCTAAGCTATGGGTATGTTCTTTATGAGGGTGACTATGTTTAGGAAGATGTTCTTGTGTAAGGACTAATTCATTACTTTCGTTAAGATCAGAAGGATTGTCTCCTATCTAGTCGACTGTTGCTACTGCCTTAACAAACTTTCCAATTAAGTTGGGTGTTCCATTGGTCCCATCACATACTGCCCACCCTACAGGAATATCAGACGCTCCATTGAACATAGTAATAGTACCGCTTGGCACAGCCCGATCAATTAATTCCTTAATCCATTCTATGTTTGGCACAGCCCGATTATATTTCTTATCATCAAAATCTTCTGGTATTTTAATAGATTCATCATACTTTGGAAAATCGCATCTTTTCTTAAATATAGTATCGTAGAGTTTAGAATTAAGTCCTATGAAGTTATCAGAGTAGATTCCTACATTTATTTCTTCCTATTCCTCTGGACATTCTTTAAGCTATTGAAAGTCGGTCTCCTTTACTGTACCGATTCTGGTATGAATCGTTTCGTCTGGCTTTTCTACAGTCTCAACTACTCCAGATTCGTTAGTTATTTCTTCAGTAATGGTTTTGGAACGGTCTAACACATCCATATTATTTTCCTATATCTTTAACAACTATGTATTAGACAAACAGATAACTGTATTAGGGCTACTATTAATAAAACTTTCTGAAATCTGTGTTGGGATACTTAATATAATTTCCTAATTATTGACCGAATATACCATACATTCATACGCAGTAGCCTTATCAAAAAATATACCATCAGGGGTCTAATCTTCAATTATAATATTATTCGGACCCTATATTATAGTTTTACTATCTATATTAAGAAATTCTAACTTTCCCAAATTTACCTCTGCGGATCTTTCCCCTTTCGGAATAGTTATAATTACTTCCTAACCGTCATTGTATTGTATTTCTACTGATATTAGTTCTGGAGCTATCTAGTCATTTTTCAGTATTGCTTCTATAGAATATCCCTACTCCTCAACATAGCTATCTATTGATAGAACATATTGGAATCCTTCCTATGACAGAAAGACGTATACTAATTGATCTGGTTGAAAGTAGTTAGTATACTTCAGAGAACAGGCAATTTGAGACTACTAATCTTCCTAGCTAACAATAGAAGAGGATAATATTATATTATTGTATTCACTATATACGATAGAAGAATCTAGTCTCTAAGTCTACTTAGTCTACTCAGAATCCTAATTCCTCCAGACAATAGAATCTACTTCTAAAACAGATCCGTTAGAAGTATTATATAAGCGAAATCCTTTATTCTAGTTTGATCCTTTAGACTGTATAATTACATCATCCTCCACCTGCATAGTCTTATGAATTTGGATAATCTCATCTTCAATTGTTACGTACTATTCATTATTTATAGAGAACATAAGTTTAGTAGAGGTATTAAATCTACTATACCCAGAATCGTTATATATTCTTAAATCTCCTATCAAAATTTCATCGAAAGTATTATCCTTTTCACTGGTTGTATTATTTATAGATGATTGCACTAAATAATAGTCTGAGAATTGCCCATCTTTAATAACGTATAATTTCTATTCTGAAGGAATAAAAACTATCCCAGCCTTGATTCCGGAAGCTTTAGCCTATTCTAAGGTTTCATAATAGAACCCTGCATTAGTTAATGCTGTATATTTCTAATCGGCAGTTACTTCTTTTTGTTCAGCTAGGAATGAGACATAGGTAGTTCCAACTTCTCCAGCTAAATTGACTTTAGTTCCATCTATTGAAATCCAAACTTCATTCCCTTCTTCTGTAGGGACTAAATAAATTCCATTACTTGAAATCTCGTCTGAACTGGCAGCAACCTTAAGTATATCAGCCCCAGCAGAAGCTAATTTACCATTCTTTATTATATCTATAAATTTCCCACCCCACTGGACTTTCAAATCTCCTTTTGTTTTTATCAAAAAGTTAGAATCGGTAGAACCAATAGTATTATAGGTTTTACCGAACATATTGGTTTTACCTTCTCCCATATCATTTTATAGTTTTTACTTCCCTTCTGTTCCTATTAGAATAACTTACATGAACCCAATCTAGGTTATGTTCGTCTATTAACTAATCGAATGGGAGTTTTAATTTCTAAATTAAATCGAATAATTTCTTGTTTTCTGCTCTTGTATCTTTGACAGTTCTTATATCTGCAGCCTATCCAGCCATATGCTAACTATTCTTAGCTCCTCCTATAGCCTTATTTAGGGTAGGACATCTGTAACCACTAGTCACAATAATTGGTCCTCCATACGCCTCCCTAAGAGGGTCTAGAATATTTTCTATAAGAGCAATAAGATTTTGCTCCTATTCTTTTGAAGGAATATTTTTAATTCCCTTCTACTAAGCGGTAGTGCTTTTTGTTAATTCTTGAATAGTAAAAAATTTCATAAGATTATATGTTTATATGTTTACAGTAATATATAAACATTATTAAGAATTTAACAAAACAAAAATAGGAGAACTTCCCACTCTCGGAAAATTCTCCTATTAATAATAGAGAGTTATCTAATCCAGTTTCTTAACTGTGCTTTAAATAACTTTTTTGCTAACTAACCACTTAGATAAGCAGCCTACTCGGAATATGGGTCAATACCAAACTCTTTACATATATGCATTTCAACATGATTTTTTTCATGGTTATAAGTATCTATAAACTCCTCAGCGGAATCTGGTTTATTTATAACTATGATGCTTTTGTGTTCATCTTGGTTAGTATATGTAAAACCTGAATTTTCATAATCTACTAACCTCGAAGTTGCTCTATGTAAAACATCGTCTGGACATCCCAAATCCTCTAATCTACTCAAAATGTATTGAACGTTGGGAGTTTCCACAACTATGCAAACTTCTATATCCCAATCGTATTTTTCAAACAATACTCTGAAATGTGTCATATCACATCCTCCCAGTCTACCATCATTCCGTTCGCTACCATAGTAGCGTACCATCTTCTCATGGTAGTACCATCTCCAGCATCTTCGTCGTCTATAGTATCTTTGATGTATAAAGCAAAGTGCTTTTCATCGGTTATACTACTTCCGTAATAGTCTGCCTTACACATATTGCCAACGAATACATAGTCATATCCAACATTATTTTCTAGTCTAATGTTATTCTGCTATAGTACCTTGTCAATATATTCTTTGGATACTGGCTCTAGGGATTTCCCACCCTTCTTCATAAGAGAAGTAGCGTATGAACACAAAGCCTTGTTGAAATGCCAACCGTAGTTTTGTAAGTACTTACGCATATACTTTGGCATATCGTCATACATATCCAAAGCTGCTCTCATATCAATAATATCTTGGATAGTCCTCGTCGTCGTAGTCAGAATCTCTCATTCCACCGCGTCTACGCTTTCCGTATCTTTCCATGTAACGTTCACCAGATTTACTTTCTAGTTCTGATAAACAGTGCATCAATTTCTTTCCGTGCTTTACAATCTATTCAGCGCAATCTGAAAGATGTTCAAATTTTGACTCTTGAATTTCAATTATTGTTGCCACTGGTACTAGATACTTTTCTTCTTCCCATATCTATTATTTTTTACATTTTCCACCTTTCTTTAGTCCAGCTTTTGGGACATTTGGTTTCTTTCTTCCCATATCAAGATGCTTGATTAAAGTGTTGTAGAACTGAATCAATAACTGAATCCATATAAGGAACAAATTCAGCTCTCTTAACTTCTGATACACTGTAGGAGACAGAAATCATCCCATTATTATCAAATGGTTTAGAATAGGTGCAATCTCCAATACTTTCTACTAGCTCTCCTGGTTTAGATACAGCAAAGCTGATAGTTAAAGAACCACTAACATCTTTGTTAGCAGTCCCAGTCATTTCCCATCCCTTTTCGTTGGTATCAGAAATTTGATAGGTTTCATTTTGTTTTACAATTTCCATAATTACTCTTTCACAAATAAGTCAAATACAATTTCCATTAAGTCAGCAGCTTTAATAGTATTTCCATTAATTTCTACATCATTTCCGGAATTAATATCTAGAATGTCAGAATATTCATCCATTGTTATGGAATCTTCTGGCGTATCTGAAACTTCTTCTAATCCTTTTTGAACAAGATATTCTTGATATTCAGCATTAGTTTTGTCATTCATTTCATTGAATCTAACATCTTCTTCTGGAGTTCTATCAGTCTTGTTTGCAAGATCTCTTAATTCATCAGAAATAATCTGATTTGCAAACTCTTGAGTATCTTCATCGAATTGTTTCTTAATCTTATTATATGCCATTCTAATGCGCATAATTTTTACTTTTAACTCTTTTGAGAGTTCTTTCTCACCATCTTTTAAAATAATTTTGGTGATTACATTTTGTTTAGTCAATACATCATTTAAAGTCATAAAACATTAATTTTTTTTGGTAATAAACTATATTATATAGTATTAGTCTATGTCTCTAGTTAAAAAGTGTTAATTAATATACCCAAATAAGGTAACTTGGATTCGCATTAAAAATGTAGTCCAAGACTCTCCATCACTTGTCCAGCTGTGGTTTTTATCATTTCTTTGACACCAAGTTCTCACAAAAACATAATTAGCTGCATTAGAATAAACAGCAAATCCGTAAGCACCATTACCGTGTGCTTTAACACCTACAGTAGAACTAGCAGAAAAATTAGTTGTCTGTTCCTATGTTACAACACCTGACGAGATCGTAGTTCCTGGCAACGTAATCTACATTCTAGCTCCAGAAATAGTTATTGAAGGAATTGCATCTACTACTTTATGAGTTCTGAGACTATCCACATACCATGTTGTACCACTTCTATAAAAAACTCCAGATAATAACACAATTGGCTAACGACTACTACCCTTGAAAGAATACCCGCAAATTGTAGGAACACCAGAACTCATATATACCGGCTAGTGAGTACTTCCTACTGTAGTAGTGTAGCTACTAAGTGCATTAGTACTACTATAGTAAGCTAATTTACCAGAAGTTCCTGAGTTTACTGTAGCATTCAAGTAATATGTCATAACGGTAGGAACACCAGCATTCATATATACTCCTCTATTGGTAGCCCCTACACTTGAAGTATATGCTGCTACTGTTGTAGCTGAGCTATAGTAAGCTAATTTACCAGAAGTTCCTGAGTTTAGATTGGAACTGAGAGAATAAGTCATTGCGGTTACTGTACCTCCGGTTACATATACACCTTTAGTAGCTGAGCCTGCATTACCTTTAGCAAAGTCTCCCAGACCCTTATAAGAACCTCCAGCTAGTAACACATAACTGTTACTCCCTATTGCCGAGTGATAAAAACCGGGAGATGATATGTAAGAAGCTGTAAGAGTATGATAGTAGGTTCCAGAACTATTATTGACATTTCCAGTTCTCCTTCCTATGTACATATTACCATCGCTGTTAGCATATATTCCCCATGTATAAGCACTAGTTGCAAAATTTATTCCTATGTGAGAACTGTGATACAGTTTCATAGCAATATTGTGTCCGCCTATACCCCAAGCATGAGCATCAGGAGCTATATACATCATAGTACCACCGTAAGTTTTAACCCAGTAGTTCTCGTTCATATATACCCCTCCTGCATACGATTGGTTACACCAACCAGTACCTCCCTAACTTCTAAACCAGTTGCTTGTGTAGCAAGTATTAAAAGTAGGCTAGGTTGCTGTACTAGAAGAAGCTGATACTTTAATATTAGCCCAATAATAATTCGCGGGATCTTTTATGTCACCAGAAAACGCTAAACTATAACTATAAAAGTTATAGTCAGTAGTTCCGAAACATATTGGTCTGCCACCTAGTGGATAATATATTGCTGATGAATATTTTGGATATCCAGTACTACTATTTACACCGCTGGTTCCATATAACTAAATCTAAAGATTTCCTATAGAATTCGGCCCACCAACTCCTATCAGTAGAGTATTTCCACCATGATTCTGATTAGTCCATATCCACTTAAGTATATTTTTCTCATAATCAAGAGTAGACGTACTGCTACCAAAACTAGAATATGCTGGAAAACTAACTATATATGGTATTCTTCCAGTAGCATTGCCTAGATGCCTTCCATCTAGCAAATCAGAATTAAGATTAGTAACTACGGTCGTACTAGTTACTTTCAGCGGAGATGTTCCCGTAGCTATAGTTGAAATTAACTACGTTCCAGTAACTGTAGCTTTAACAATCAGAGGACCAGTCATAGTATCTCCGGTAACATTTACGTAGCGTTCATCAGATTCTGTTTTAGTGTAGTAATTCTCAGCAAGGGCAACTGATTTCCCATCTAATTTAAGCACTCCCTTACTTATGAATAAACCTACAGTACCACCCCAAGGAGACGTTTCAGTTGGATAAGGAAGAATACAGATAGAGCCTTTTCCATCTCCGCCAGCATTATGCTAACCAATCTAAGGATCATAAGTTCCTTGGGAAGCTCCTCCCTTGTACCACTTAATAGCAGTTGTATAGTTACTAGAAAGATTCTAGTTCTAAATGAGTGAGGCACTCTTATTTAGGAAAAAACTAGCTGCGAATGTTTTAACTCCAGTTATAGTTTGAGCTGTATCTAGAGTTACAAACTTATTATCTATAATTGAATAAAATTGTGTCTTACTTATTCTTCTGATAAATGTATCAGAAGTATTTCTTACATATACGGAACCAATATCTGTTAGTGCTTCGTCCGAAATCTTAGAGTTAAAGTAGGTAGCGTATATATGCTAACTAGCATTTCTCTAAACAAGAGTATTGGCTTTAGTTGCAGAAGAGAACTCTAGATTTCCTCCATTACTCAGAAGTACCTATGTAGCGCTTCCCTGATATGTAGTTCCTATAAGTTTTGCATATCCATCTTTAACTTTTATCATATTATTCTCTTAAATTTAAATGTATAAGTGTAAGCTGCACCAACACCAGAACTTGCACTTATCTATAATTTTAGAACTCCAGAACTTTGCATTAGAGTTCTTAAGTATATTGTTTTCCCATATGCATGACCAGAGCGGTGTAGTATAATTTCATCAGCCTTTGTATCATTAGTATGATCTTTATACCAACTCATAACACCAGAATTATAACAGTTATACATAGCTCCAGTACTATTGTTAGCAGCAACATATACCTAAACTATATAAGTTCCATTAGCAGGAATATTATTGAAAGTAATCCCAGTATCCATCCATGCTTGTGTCACATTTAGTGACTTAGTAATAGTAGTAAGGTTGTTGGATAGTTCATCTGTTTTTAACATAAAATCAGACACAGCCTTATGTCCACCTCCGCCCAGTAAAACATAGGAATCTGAGGAGTTATTTCTAATAAATCCAGAGCCAGTAATTGTAGACGTTGCTCTAATAATACCGCGCATGTATAGGCTGTTAACAGCACTACCTGGACTAGCTAATGTTGAACCAATATTATAAGCTGATATACTTAATACCTAATTAGTAATACCAGTTCCATAAGACCATATGCTTATACCTCTATCTGTACCATTTCCATTACTATGATATATTCTCCATATATTATCTCTAAGAGAAGCATCTATTGACGTATTCTTAGATAATAACATATTAGTATAGTTGTTGCTTCCACTAACTTGTAAGCATCCTGTATTAAACGTTTTAACGCCTGTAATCGTCTGGGCAGTATTTAATGTAACGTAGTTAGCTAATGATTGATGTTCTGTAAGAACAGGTTTTCCACCAGAGTATAATTTATTAGCCCATAGACTACCAGTGCTAGGCTAGGCATATATAGTAGTAGTTGTATAAACCTACTAAGTAGTGCTAGCACTTAGGTCAGCAGGAGTATTTGTATTTGTATATCCTAATACTAAAGGTCTAAAATTTAAGGTAGTGGTAGCAGACTATAATACTTTTTGGTCAGTATTCATATCTGTATACCACCTAACCCAAGTTTTCCAAGCTGAGGAATCGTAGAATCTAAACCATATTTTTCCATCTGAGGTAATTAATTTCTAGTAGCGATAACCATTAGCATTTCTACCAACATATAGTTCATATGCACCTGCACCACTAGGTTTGTTGGTTGTGGTGTTACCATCTCCAGCATAGTACCACTTTCCTTCGTCTAAGTAATCATCTAGATCTTGATTAGTCAACCGGGTATAAATGAATGCCGCAGCCGCAGGTACGGACCAGGCGCCGTCTTCCCTTAAAAATCTAATATTAGTTGCAGTATATGAGGGAACAGGCACCAATCCGTTATAACCTCCACTCCCACTAGAAGTGTGTTTCTTAAATACTGAGTAGGTAGTATCTGTTCCCTTGAATCTCTCCCCTCTAACGAATATATTTAAGCCTCTAAGGTCGAAGGTTATATCATTATTAGCAGGAGCAGTCGTAAGAGCTGCAGCCGTTTTAGGATTGTATGCTATCTTCATAGGTTATGCTGTTTCGTATTTTTTAGTACTGATATTATACCAGCTTATTCCAAAACTAATATCTTGTATGTCGTCGCCATTAGAGTCCGTCTTTAAATAAACGTCTCCAGACGGTACAAAGTTTAATGTCTTATCTCCAATTGATACTCCGCCTATAGTAATAGGTCTCCAAGAAGTGTCTAGAGCAGATGGGTCAAATCCAAGAGCATTAACAACATTCTGTTTAGTTAAATAAATGCTTCCTGCACTAGTAACTGAGATAGTTTTATTGGTAGAATCTTTATCTACGATAACTCCTCCTATAGTAGTAGCAGTAGCTGCAACTAAGGAAACTGTTCTAGCTGTACTACCATTAAACGTAGCGTTTGCCGCACCTAATGTAAGTCCTGCACCAGCAGATAACGCATTAGCTACTTTAGTAGCTTGCCCTACCTTAAGATTACTTTGATTTGTCCATACAGGAGCAGCATTACCGTTACTTATCAATACTTGATTCTATGTTCCCCCTGAGGTAGGAGCAAAAATAGTGAATGTAGTAGTACTATTACTATAGACGAATATAGAAGTACCGTTAACAGTATGTTTTACCTAGCCGTTAATATTAGCTTCTACTGCAGTCCAATAGGCAGCAGTGTTTAGTCCGCTTCCAGTTCCATCTTTAATACATATAAGTAAATCTCCAGCAGAACAAGTCTATCCAGCATAAGTTCCCTAAGAGGTTACTCTATAAGTGTCTCCCACTTCGCATTTTGTCGGAAATCCTGCGACTTCGACTCCAGCAACTGTATGAGTAGTATAATTACCATTTGAATAAGTAATAGTTCCCTTATAGCGCATTGCATCATTAGCAGCGAAAGCCTCTCCTACATAGTTAATTATCTACTATGTATTTAATATTGTAGTATTGGTAGTTCCATTAGCAATAGCGTCAGCAATACTAGTAGCAATAGGTAAATCCGTAGTAGCTATCTCTGCCCATGTTCCGTTACCTCTTAATACTTCCGTTACCTTACCACTAGAAATAGGAACTAAACCTCTAACTCCAGGAGTAAATGTTGGAGTAAAATCTTTTCCATGGGAAATTATGTGTCCATCTTTAGAAAAGAATAGTTTTACAAAATCCCCAGAAGCAGATTCCGGTAAAGCTAAATTACCTGATATTTCAGCATAGGTATTGGCGAAATTTAATAGTGCCATATTATAAATGATTCCATTTTAATATAATTTTATTATCTTCATCTATTTCAAAATCATTCCCCAGAAGCAGATTCCGGTCTTCTGAACCATTATACTAAAGATAGCCTTCTTGATCTACTATTACAGTAATAGCGCTACTAGGAATAGCTTCTACTATATGCCCTCTACTATCATATTTTACCTTTACTGAAGAAGGAGATTCATTTGCAGTTATGGAATTGGAGTGGGTGAGAATTATATTTTTACCCTATTTATATGCCGATAATCCAGACCCAGCAGGTGTAATAACTTGCTCAATCTTTCTCTCTAACATATTATCTAGAGTAATAACTTCTTCACCGTCTTTAACTAAAACAGCTTCAGCAATAGTCTAAGGAATAAATATCTAACCATGTTGCTTAAGTTGTTTAATAGTTAATTCCATGATTATCCTCCTATTACTTGGTCTGTATTATCAGTATTTACCATACTGTCATATAAATCTGCAGGAATAGTATAATTAACTACTACCTTTGCACTTCCATCGGAAGTTGTTACATCTTGAGCAGTAATAGTATTAGCTAACTGCCCGTTGATAGTATTAATAGTAGCATTAAAGACTTCATTAGTTACATACCCAGATAAGTCTACATCGGTTTGTACTTCTCCTATCTTTTCCCAGATATATTTAGCCTAAGTAGTTTCATAGACGCAAATATATTCTACAAAAATGTTTCCAACTGTACCAGAAGGTGATGGGACCAGATATATAGAATTAAGGCAATCTTTTGATGCCGTAGGAAGGGATGTAACTATCTTATATAATTCTATGCTGTTAGTTACACTAATAACTCCAGTTGGAGAAATAGTAATACCAACACCAGCAGTAAGTTTATCCTATTTTCCTTCTAAAGCAGTATTAATATTCTATACAGTAGTCTTTAAGGTATTAATATCTGCAGCATTAGTACTTACTACCCCCATAGTAGTCCTTAAGACTTTATCGAGAGTTGTTATTCCTAGTGATGATAGTCCTGGAAGGTTTGAAGTATTTACAACTACTGCTTCTGCTAAGGTAATAGGAACGAATTCAGTTTTTGATTGAAATAATCTTTTTATTTGTGTTGTACTCATAATTTAAATAAATTATTAGGTATTTGGTAGTCTACATAAGATTTAAGTGTAGAATCTACAAAATCTAAGTCGGCTATCATATTCTAAACTTCCTTTTTTGTAATAAAATTGTTGTTATTATTTTCTACTATTTTACCAACAATCTTATCTATTTCTTCTTTACTATAAACTCCTAGATTAGTTCTGGCTAGCGTTTTCTCAGATTCTGTCTTAAACTCTCCTAGATAATTTTCTTTACATAAATGAGTCTTATATTGTGGTTTTGGGCAATCTATAACAAGTTGATTATCACATCCAAATCCTGTATCTATAGTCCCTATAACTGAATCCGGATTTTTCCGTTTCGGTAATTTACAGTTAAGATTAATATCAGGAGGTGGAGGAACTGGCTTGTCGTTATGCTCAAACCCTGTACTTATGGTAGTAATAACAGAATCCCCCTCTATAAAATCAATGTGATTTTCAGGAGGTGGAGGAACTGGCTTAATATCATAGCCAAGTTTTATAGTATTAAGCAATGATTTAGAAGGAAGTAGCTAGGGTTTTTCTTGCCCTAGCTATATTTTATCCTTTTCTAAATTCTCATTCATTTAACGTAATCTTATTTGGATACCCAGAAGTATAATCATAATTTACAACATCTTCAACTGTTCTAAGCTCTTTTATAGCTAATAAATGTTGAGTCGTATTTACGAAGCACTTTCCTGCATATACCTCCAACTAAGATAGAAATCCCTTAGCTTTATCTACAGTTAGTTCTACGATCTTACTTCCGAGAACTATGGACATATTATCAGAACTACAATTAGCTAAGTTCTACAGCCCAACTCTAGTAGCTTTATCTAACCAATACTCTTTTCCTTTATAATAAAATGAATTAACTTCTGGAGATTTATCATAAGCTTCTATTACAGCTTCAAGCGTTTGTAACATAAGCTTAAAGTAACATACTCCATCTTTTAATTCGAATATTTTCTTCCAAACACCCAGAGGGAGCTTTAAAAGCTCCTCTTGAGTGAGTAAAGTTTTCAAAGAGTCATCCTTATTAATTACATAATAACGATCTTCGTGACTTATTTGCATGAAATTACTAGCCATTCTTAGAATAATTAAATTTAGTAAATGGTACTCCTTGGTGTTTAGTTAATCTCCAAGCGTTATTATATTGTACTGTATTCCAATACGAAGGGTCATTATAACTACCTGTAATCCATTCATTGGAGTATGTATATCCTCCGGAACCTCCATCGTACTGCTATGTTCTTTGATAAGAATAGTTGTTAGTAGCAGACTAGTTAATTGATGTAGTTATATTGTTTACTCCAGCATTATCTCCGGAACCAACTATATTAGACCATACTGATGGGAACTAGTTAGTAGCTCTAGAATATGCTATAGAGAATATTGGAGTTGTTAATACTCCACCACCGTTAGCAACAGAAGTACTAATTGGCTATCTTACGGTGTCTCCAGTATTAAAGTCCCTTCCAGATACACTATAACCTCTATAATAGATAATTCTAGAAAACTCTGCTACAGATGGGGCATACCAGTTTCCTTTCTAATATGCAGAGTTAAGCGTTTCTCCATCACCAACCTATGGCTCATACACTTTCATACTGTAGAAGTATGGATATAATAAGCAACTCATAATGTCAGTTCCGGAAGCATTTGTCCATACAGTCTAAATAGCCTCGCATAGATTATTAAGATTAGCTAAAGACTCAATGTAATATTCCCAAGTAGTAGAACCTCCTGAGGATACCTGTTTTCTACTTATGTATGGTTTACAAGCAGAATTATTGTATAATGTAGGAAGTAGCTTACTATTAACATGATTAATGTATAACTCTGTATCTGTATTTCCAGCGAATGCTGTATTTACCTATGTTGTGTAGGTAGATACATTAATATTATTAACTAAACTTGGAGTTGCGGTTCCAGAAACTGTTTCGTAATTAGACACAGAAATATTTGCTAGATAAGCAGAAACCTAATATAGCTATTGTAGTATCTAATCTTGAGATCCCTAATTTCCATCAGCACTATATCCTAAATAATAGGATTTCTCTGGATCAGAGTATTCTTTTCCTATTATATAGACTGTTCCAGAAGTACTACTAGTCTCATCTTTAGCGTACACTAGACCAACTAAGGTTTTAGTGGAGTCATAAGAACTAGTGAATGTTCCGTCAGCATAAGCAAAGTCGCCAAGCTGAGGAGCCTTCCAAGTGAAGCTTACTCTAACAGTTTTTCTAATAGGAGTTACACTATTAGCTACTTTCATACTAATAGTAACTGTAGCTGTGCTACTAGATTCCTTCTTTAGGGTAATTGCACCAGTCTAATCAATTGTAGCAACATCTGTTGAAACTCCGGACATAGAGTAAGTAATATCTAAATATCCATTTACAGAAGGATTATATGGGTTTGCTCCAGATTTTATTTCTACATCATTACCAGATGATACCGTAATATCGAATAAATTCTGACGAACAATGGTTCCAGATTCTCCAGCTTGGTAATATACTGATACTTCTCCAGCACAACTAAAATCAACTATCTCAGCACTCTAGAAATGTATTCTAATCTTAGATTCAGAATTAGAAATGTCTCCAAATGTATTTACTAATAATTGTTTAGTAGCAAAGCTGATAGCCTTGAGAGTAGTGCTTCCTGCAGTATTTACAATATAAATATCCCCAGTCAAGTTACAAGTATGAGTAAGAATCATCTTTCTCAAAGCATCCTCTGTTATATACAGATTAGCATTACGTATAGTTACTGACTGTAAAGCATTACAGTTAATTAACTGCTCACAGAAATTAGCTACATCGAAGCTTCCTACATTATCACAGTCTATATATACTGTTGCAAGATTATTTAATCCTTCAAATGTAATATCTGTTAATCCTGGATTATCATAGATTCTAAATGTTTCTATTGTATCAGGAAGAATTACATTCTTCAACCTACCAGTTTGTGGGAAAACTACGCTCTTAGTAGTAGTTTTAGAGAAATCAATAGTTTCCAATTTTAAGAAATTAGATAGATCCATTTCCACTGGAAGAGTCATATTTCTAAGAGTTAAACTCTCCAACACTGGGAACGAAGGAGTAAACAAGCTGATTGCTAAATCTGGGTAATCACTTGGGAATAAACTAGTATAGCTGTCTAATTGAGCGTTATCAATCTAGAACTCTGTCGCCCTAGCAAAGTCTGCATCAATGGTAGACATCTTTAATCCCAAAATATTTAATTTCTTATAAAGAGTTGTTAAATATATACCCTAGTTAATTGCTGGGTCTCCTTGATTAATTTCAGCAACGTAATTATTACCAGTCTGTGCCAGATTCTTTATTGCATCGAAATTGGATGCATAGAAGTTAGACAAATATAGATTTTTACCATTATAATGATATACTGGATAGCAATCTTGATATGGTTCAAATTCCATTCTTAGTCTTAATGTATCTCCACTACCAGCAGAACTAGCAGTTCTTAATGCAATAGCACCAAGAGAAGTTTGAGCATAAGTAGATAAGAATGCGAATCTCTTAGTCATAAACTATTTTTCACAAGCTAAACAAGAACCATGGCTCTATTCTATAGGCTCAATTTCATTGTTACTGTAATATGAAAGTACCTTGGAGTTTTTAATAGCTTGAGCATTTTCATAATATATCTTAGCAGTATGGTTATATGCTATTGCTGGGAATGTTTCTTGAACATCAAAGAATACTTTATAGAAGTGGTTAGACTTGTCTTCCACGCTATTACTATTCTTAAATGCAGTATTTATAACACTTGCTAAATATGTTTTAATCTCTGACTCAAAGCATTGGTCAAACATATAGAAGAATATGTTATTAGCGTCTCCCCAATAAACAGAGTCAGATTCTCTATAAGAAGTTTCTAATAGATTATAAGGTTTAGACTGAAGACCGTTATTATCAGTCACTAATATAGTATCTAAGTCGTCTCCTAGCAGTCTGACTAGATAGTCACCCTTACCATTCTCTACAAATGCTCCCTCTCCATTATCTTCTCTAAGTTTTCCAATTATTTGGAAATATGTATTTTTTGCTCTATTATCTGTTCCGGATACAAACTTAATAAATGCTTGATGGAATGCAATATCATTTACATCAATGTAGTTTTTAATTCCAGTAATGAAATTAGCTTTCATTGCATCTAGTGCTGCCGGAATACCTAAAGCACTACTTGTTCCAGCTAACTCGTATATATTAGCTCTTGCCCAGCCTGTAGCTGATTCGTAGCTTACTCCTGCACATACCCACTATCCGTTAATATCATCATAACGATAAATATCTCCAGACTTATGACTAGTTGGATTTAATGTACAAGTACTTGCTGTTACAATATACTTTTTAGTAACATCCCATCCAGAAGGGCTAGTTGCACTAGTCTAAACTACATTATAGTCGTGAGTATATACAAAGTCATAAAACTCTCTAAATTTCTTCAAAGATTCATGAACTGACTCTGCAAACTAGAAATAAGTTTTACCGCTTTCGTTCTCTACTTCTTCACAGCCGTAGTCGATATCCCATGCTCCTCTCTGGTCGTACACCACAGATTCATCTTCAATTAGAAGATTATCCCAAGGACGAAGAAGAGAATTAGCATAAGTAATAGTGGGCTAATTAGTTAGTCTGTAAGTATCTTCTCCTAGAACGCCAGTTGCTCTTTGAAGAGATTGCCAAGGACGTCTAAAGTTAACTGATGGGTCGGTATTTTCTCCGCCTTCAAGCATTAAATACTCTGGAGTTTTATCTTCATCATATCCGCTCGAAGCGTCATCTCCTTTACCGGCTCCCCAAGTTTGGAATCCCATAAATTTAATAGACTCATTGTTGTCTAACAAGTCGGCAAGCTCTATATTAGAAACATCTTCTAAATCTGTTTCCCAATAGAAATATAAGAATGGTTCTTCATGTACAGCTTTCTATCCTCCTGATACTAGGTTTCCTCTAGATGCTTTATAGGCATCATCAAATAGTTTACATGACCCAATCTTATGAGACTGCATAGAAGAAGCAAAGTTTACTTTTCCAACTAATTTAGTAATCTTATAAGCTGTAGTGTCTTGCTAGCCATTGTAAGGAGGCATTACATAATAACCCTTAGTAGTAGAGGCATCTCCCCTAAAGGTATTAGTTTCTGGGTCTAACTACGAATAGGGAGTGAATGGACTTTTTATCTTAGCTCCTTCTGCTGTCTTAAACTTATTTAGAGCATATGTAACATTCCAAATTAAGTATCTCATTGCAGAAGAACCCTGCCCTTTTACCTATCCCTAGGTTAATCTACCTCCATATAACTTATTAATTGTCTCGTTTATATAGTTAACAAATAATGTTACTGGAAGTTTTTTCTGAGTTGTTTCCTATGGAGGAGTTTCATTATCTTCTCCACCCCAAGCTCTATGTGGGAACTTAGCTCCAGCAGGGAAGACGTAAACTAGTGTATTATATTTTTGATTAGCTTTCTGGAAAGAAATTTCTCCATTAGTTCCAAGTATATCGTTCTTATCAAAGAACTCTTCTTTTGAAGTTTTTTCTTTCAAGAAAGAAAGATAGTTCTTCTGTACTTGGTTAAAGGTTAAAGCTATACTATTATATACTCTAAATAGATAGAAATCAATATCAGCTGTAGTAGGATTAACCTATAAAGCTGCCTATGCGAACGTATTAAGTTCGGAATCAGTAAGAGAAATTTCTCTATCTATTACTCCGTTTACATAAATTCTAACTAAGTTTATAGTTGTATTAGGAGCAGCCTAGTCGAAAGCGCTCTAGAAACTTGCTAAGAAATCAGGATAGTAAATATCGTTTTTAGATATTGTAAATCCTTTTTGTACTGTTATAAGTACATGGGTTTCTACCCCTTCTTGGAACTGTGCATTTCTAGCATTAAACAAGTCGTTATCTTCAGTATTCCAACAGAACTATGTAGGTCTTAGTTGAAAGTTTCCAATAGTAGCAATAGGCTTACTCTCGTCACTAATATTGTAGGTTTTGAATCCTAATTCTATTGTAAAGCTGTTTCCTAATCCCAAACTCATAGGAGATTTAAGAATGGCATTATCTTGAGCAGATACTTTGAATATAGTACGTCCATCCTCTTCATGCCATCCATCTGATGATTCTAATGTAGAAATCACAGTAGCTGGTCTAGATGAGGTAGCATACTCATCTGTAACAAAAATATCATTTAAATATCCTTCAATCTAGTCAAAGTTTTTGGAAGGAGCGACATCCTGAGAATATATAAATTCTGGATTAACTGCTTCTACTCTCATAGTCTTGAAGTTACTAGTATAAGCAGTAGTCTGTCCTAAACTATTAGTAAATACTGTATAGAACTTATAGTAGGCATCGTCTACTTTAATAACCAGATATTTTTCTGAGTCACTACTATTTATTTCTATATATTTCTTATATGAAGTATCATATACCCCAGATTCGTCATATGAAGAAGCTCCTATAACCTCATACTTCATAATTTCAGTAGGATTCATACTACCTGAATCAGGCATTTCATTTTCCAGATATGTAGTAATAGCCATTGAACTATTATCTGGGCTGAAAACTGTTAGTTCATATAATGTAGCAACACCATTATTTGCAATACCATTACTTACTCCGTTTATGGCTACTACAGTATCCTAGCAATTATACGTATATATAATATCAACATAGATATAATCGGTATAAATAGAGCTTTCAGTATTATGTACTGCTCTAACAGCTAGTTGATTAAGTCCGGACTATAGGCCAGCGTAATTCAAAACTCCACCGCTAGTAGTAAACTATACTCCGTTATTAAAACCTTCCAGGTGGTAATTACTAGTTGTACCTCCTGTAAGTGAGAAGTTAACTAAGTTATTAGCTAAAACTACTTCTCCGTTATAATCTAGAGTAATTACCTCAGTAGTAATAGGAAGTTCTAGAGTATCTTGTACTTCCGGATCATCTACTACTTGTGCTGTAATTTTCTTAGCTGACTAAGTTTTTGTAAATAAGTTAGTAATATCTATCCAAGCTAGAGTATTTATTAACTAGTCTGATGGTATGTTTACTCCAGTTATAGCTCCAGTAGAAGGGTCTATAATACACTAATTATATTTGATGTTATTAACTCTAAATGTTCCTGACTAAGTACCATAACTTATCTTAACATTAAAAGGTCCAATTCTGTCTGTTGTTACAGATGTAGTAGCAACAGCATACATAGCAATACCAACCTTAACATTTCTATCTGAGTTGTACTGCATTAACAATGAGCTATTTGCCTCGGTATATATCTTAGAAGAGTCATTATCTAACATAACTCCATACACCATAATTCCATAAGAATATGTTGGAGGTATAACAGATACTTCTGCCTCTACCTTCTCCCCATTCTCTTTAAGAAGAGTTAGGATACTAGTAGTTGAATCATAGGATGCGTCTACTATATCCTAACCTTCAGTCTTTTCTATTTTACGGCAAATAAAGTCTTCAACTTCCATACCAGAGTGACCATCCCACTCTGTTAGCAAATCTGTAATCTGATTAGGTAAATTTTCAAATTTTGCCATTTTTTACAATCAATTATTTTTCCATGAATCATCTTTTAACCAAGGTCTGTCTTGTAGCCAAGTTCCACTACCAAAACAGCTTCTAACAGCATCGTATACGGTAAGCCAGACTAACTACGACCCCTTATATATAGCTCCAATATTCTTTTGTACTCTCTACTAAACCTGTTCAACAAGTTCTAGAATATCTTTTTGGACCTGTAATATTAACTTACCATTTCTATATATCATAATTTAGCAAAATCTTCTTTGACTTTGGCTTTAATCTCTTTTAATTTACTGAGATATTCTTTGTATTCCAGTAAAGCTTCGGAATCCTCTGTAGGATTCTCTGTATAACTGTTGTATGAATTGATTAAATCAAATTCTTCATCAACAGTAAGAAAACTTCTAACAATTGCCTTTACACAATCCTTATAATTAGGTTGTCCGCTAAGTAAAACCTAGATAAAGTTATACTAAAGCTCTAATTTAGTATCTCCTTCCTAGTCCGTTACTTCAGCTTCGACTTCTTTTATATCATAGTTATAGTAATAAGTACCGTTCCCAAGTTTTTGGATTGTCTAAGGATAAACGTTCATTTGTATTCTATTCGGTTCTAACATAAGGTGTTATTTTAAAATTTAGAGGAAATTTGTATCTAAGTAGAGAATGGTATAATTTCTTATTTCTACTTTTAAAATAATAGGATTTGTTGTTATAAACAAAGTGTATTCTAAAATGACTGTTATAATCAACAACCTCTATAATATGAATATATTTATTATAAAACCTAGATACATTAACTTCTTTTCCATTCCCGTTTGAGAATTTCAAGCCAGTTAATTTTTCTACCTTTTGTAGTAGATTCTTAGAGTTACAAAATTTCATCCATCCAAAGTATGACCTTATTCTTACATTCAGTTCTTCTCTATCAATTTTATTCTATTTATATAGATTTATTAACTTGAATAGTCTAGTTTTTATAGACTTTCGAAGGAGAACGTGAGTATGATAAAATTTATAACCTACAAAATCAATGCCCCTACTTTCTACGGGGAATATTTGATAATTAGGCTTTAGCTCTAAATTGAGAACCTGTCTAAGGTATAGTTTTATAGATACTAATACATTTCTCAGGTAATCCTTATCATCACTAAGAATTACAATATCGTCAGCATATCGAAAGTAGTACTTACATTTTAACTCTTCTTTTATCCAGTGGTCGAAATATGTCAAATATAAATTTGCAAAGAACTATGATAGATAGTTTCCGATAGGAACTCCCTTTGCTGAATAAATTATTTCTTTCAGCAGTCGTAACAATTTTTGATCTTTTATCTTCTTCTACAACATCTCATAAAGAATATCATGGGTTATAGAAGGATAGAATTTCTTTATATCCATTTTTAAGCAGTACTTGGTTCCGTCTGGGTCTTTTTTTAAGACCTTAGATAAATCATATTCTACTTTATGAATACCTCTATTCTTTATAGAGGAGTATGTTTGGTCTATAAATATTTTAGTCCATATAGGCTCCATAATATTCATTATCGCATGATGAGTTATTCTATCAGGATAGTATGGAAGTCTAAAGATTAATCTTTCCTTAGGTTCATATATTATGAAAGTACTATATTCAGACGTCTGATAAATTAGGTCCCTTAGTTTGTGGGATAATTCCTTATTTTCTTTTAATCTATTTTTATCATGTTGCTTAATTCCACATCGAACAGATTTATTTTTTCTGGCTCTATCATCAGCCATTTCGATGTTCCATAAATCATACACCCTTTCGTGCAAATGTCCTACACGTTTCAATTTTTTATATATTTCACCGGAAGCGTTCGAGATAACCTACTAACACCCTTCATTCAACACTACGTTATTTTTTGCCTAGAGGCAAGGATATTACTTAGCAAACTAAATAAGGTAAAAATTAAAATTGTTTCTAAATATATAATAACTCGACATTGGAATTGGCATTGCTGACGTCATTGTTAGAATTGAAATAGCTGAGACCTGCATTGCTGCCATTATTCGCGTTGCTGCCTGCTAGCAGTTCTTTTTTGCCAATCAACGGTTTTTAGAAGTAATATCCTACAGTTTATTATCTAAACTGATTTTTTATATTTTTATATCTTAAGATACTCTATTTAGAGTTCTGAACCCGACATAGGAAAAGGCAAAGCCGACGCCACCGCCAGAATAGAAAAAGCCGAGACCCGCAAGGCCGCCATAAGTCGCGCGGCCGCCCGCCAGCAGCGGGCGAAGCGCTGTAGAGCTAGCGTTACAATAGTGGTAGTCACACATATAAGTAGTAATTGAAGCTCCAGTACAAGAAGATGGTATAATCTCCGCTGTCTCTCCTAAATCAAACTCTTTAATGTATCCATCTTGTGCTACCTCGTATCCGGCTATAGTCTTGTTGCCAATTACGTCAGTAAACTCCGCTTTATCTGTGGTAGTATATACACTACTTATTTCATTCGCTGCAGTTCTTTGAATAACTACTCCATCTAGGTTTGTCCAAATGTCTCCAAATGGATTATCAAAGCCTCTCCAACGTGGTACTTTAAAGGTATGAGTAGCTACTATACTAGTCCCATCTGTTGCAGTGCATCCTGGGATAACTAAATCTTTAACTCCTGTGAAGTTACCAATATCGTTACAGTGACCGCATGGAGTAAGAGGATAAGTTCCGTTATATCCAGACCAACTTGTGGCAGAATTACTCCAATCCGTAACTCCGGGTCCAAGACCTCCCTAATGATAGCCATCAGCAGTAAGCTCTGCCTCATATGTAGCCTAAGAGTTAAAGTTAGCATATTCTATTACATAATTCCAGTAGAATATCCACTTGTAATATTCGTAACATAGTAATTCAGAACCTGCGTTTGTAGCATAAGTTCTCATTGTGGCTCTGGAAATATTCGTTCTTGGTTTTCCTAAGTCGCTTCTGAAAATATCTTTAGTCTCCAGCTCAGTAGTCAAGTACTCGTCGAACTATGCTCTATTTCCACCTCCTCTAAATGCTGTAGTAGTATTAACTACTGATACAGCCTTTGGAGTTGCAGATACTGTAGTATCAACTGTGCTTCTATATGCATCAATTAACAATTCCGGTATTTCAACCCAAGAGTCGTCTATCTTAACAGTTGATTCTCTTACCCATCTTTTATTTCCATTGGAACCAGACTTACCATAGAACTTAGGAGTGTTAACCCTAACAGTTCCTTCACTACCATCAAGCACAGAGGGAGTAGTACCGTCTTCCTTATAAGCCCAATTATCTGGATGTAAGAAATAGTTTATATTAGCTCCATTGGCTACGCATCCTCTATAAGCAGATTGAATAGGAAGTGATTTATGCAGTAACGGGTTTCCAATTCTGGTGAGAACCGGAGAAGATACAGTTATATCCCATTCTACTCCATAGGAGTAAAGATCTGCGTTACTAGTCATAGCTGTTACCTAGCTATCTAAATTTTGCTAAGCTTTCTGAAGTTCTTCCCAAGCCTCATTAAGTGCCTAGAATTGCTAATCTAACTTAGTGCTAGAATCTGCCCATTGAGCAGTACCATCATTAGAATAAGTTAAAATCTATCCTGCTGCTCCTCCAGAGGGAATATGTTTGTATCCGGCTGTAGTTGGGTGTTCATAATTATTTGCACCATCTTCTACACCCTAAAGCTTCTATTTTTCTAATTCAGTATAATTAGCTTCGGAAAGACCTTTTCCTAATTCCTTGTCTACTTTTTCGTCTATCTATTCTTTAGTTGCTAAACCACTAATGTCCTAATGTTCTGTTAGGTAGTTTTTATCATTACTTAACTATGATACTTTAGTCGGAATAGCACTAGATTTAGCATAGGTCTCGGCAATATTGTTGCCAGAACCATCATAAGTAGCCTTTAAGTCGTATGTGATTTCTCCTACCTTTATAGATTTGATAGCTGCCATATTACTATATTATTAAAGTTTCTTCAACTACATCATGATCTATTCCTTCTATGGAAGCAGTTAAGTCCTCAACAGCTTTCTGAAGTTCTGCTTTAGTAGCATAGTTCTTGAGAGTATCAGGATCTACTCCAGACCCTCCTACACTGCCACCAACAACTTTTACAGGCTTAGCAGAGCTTTTAAACTGTCCGTCAATATAAATTGTTCCCATCTTGTTTAAAATATTAATTGTTTATTTGATTCATCTACTGATGCACTGCCCGAACCAGGCTATATTGCATCTATCTTTTTCTATAATTTGCTTACAGCTTCCTGTATCAAAGCTTCTACCTCTGCTTTAGTATAGTACTTTTCAGTAAGATATTCGCTTCTAACATATCCTGTATCCTATATATCTTTTTCTCCGTAAGTACAGTAATAAGTATCGTTCTCTGTCTTATTATTTTCAACTAGGTTATCATAATCAGTCTAAGGTAAACATACTAATTTTGGAACTTCTTCAATAAGAGCAACTTGTTTACCTGATGCTAATAACCTATTATCTTTAGTAGTAAGATTAACAGAGCTTTCAATAGTTTGCTCTATTACTATATCTCCTGGACTTTCTTCAGTTGTTCCCTATTGTACTTCTTTTTCTACAATTTTCTAAATAGTAATGTCAGAAGTTTCTATCTATTCTGATTTTAATAGCTTAGTATTAAATTCTTGGGAAGCAGCAGTCTAATCCTATTGATATTTATTCTAAGTAACAAATATAAAGTCATCATCACCAGTCTCGGGAGAATCTCCTCTCAAACTATCCTTTGTTACATACTCTTCTGCTATCTATCCAGACAGCTCAGTTAACGACTGCTAGGTAGCGTATGTAGATTGAGCATTCTCTTTTGTAAGAAACTTTTCATCTACCTATTGACTAGTGTAATATGCTTTAATATCTTCTGTAGTGACATAGCTCCCAAGTTTCTGTAAACCAGCAACGATCTCATCAATCTGAGATTTTGAGTAGTAGTTGGTAGCTACCCATGACTAATACTAATGAGTAGTATGGTAATTCTAATCTAGATACTCTTTAGTAATATAGACTTTAGCGTCATTTGTCACGTCATACACATAATAGTATGTGTCAGGTTCTAGAGTACCATCTTCTACCAGTTTTAAATATTCCTCTTCAGTTAATGTAACTAAATTTGGAACATCAGACATCATAGCAAATTGATCTTCTCCAACAAACAATCCGTCTGATTTAACATCTACTACTAGCTAATCCTCTCCTTCAATCACTGGAGATTTTATCTGTCCCACAGTAATGCTTTCCAGAGAACCATCTCTATCTACTTTTAAAGTCTTATCTAATTCGCTCTAGATAGCCTACTAATCTTCGTCATATTGCTTTTTAGTAACAAAGACGAAATCATCTCCTTCCATTCCTTCCCCTCTAAGACTTTCCTTAGTAACAAATATATCATCAGTTTCCTGTTTAGTATAGTGGTTAGATAGAGCTTTAGATAAAAGGGATTCTGGATCTTCCAAATCTAGGTCCGCCTTAGGAGCATAATTAGCAGTTAATTCTTCTAATGTTGCATACTTAGAAAGATTCTAAATAGTCTAGTCTAAATCATTTCTAATCTATACAACTGTAGTATTAAGAGCTTTCTACTTTAACTACTCTTCTATTTTCTTACCCCATTCTGCTGATAGGTAAAACTAATTATCGTCTAGGCTGTCCTCATATATATAATAATATGTTTCAGCGTGAAGATATGTTTTATTCTCATCTATTGGTTTAAAATCTTCTGTAGTATTAGCAGACCATTCTTTATATTCAGCTTCTGTACAAGCTATTATCTAGATAGATTCATAAGATGCTTTCCATCCTTCTTTATATTTAATCTTAGACTTATCAATAAGCATATAAATATTTCCGTTATCTATATTAGATACGGTCATGCCCTAATAAGCATATCTCTCTGGAATAGAATATAGCTCCTCTAGGTTATCAACTACTGTTCTATTATCCAAAGGCTTCGGAGTTTCTACGGTTAAACCAACACCTAGGGTAGCATCACCTGTATATTTAAATGCCATTATTGTGATAGAATAAAGTTAATTTGGTGAGGTAGTGCTGAAGAGTAGGTATCCTTCTTAGTCCATACTTTATACGGGAATCCATTTATTTGTTCAGTAGAAGCTTCCCAACCATTCAAATCGACATTCAAATATCCCAATCCTCCGTCTACTGTGAAAGAATTTAGCTGAGTATTACTTCCAGGTAATTTTATAATAGCCTTACCACTTAGCGAAAATGTAATAGTACCAGAAGCCTAATTAAATGGAACTAGAGACTATTTTATTAGACCGTCAGTATTTCCAGAATACCAAGGATAAGTAGCTGTTACTTGTGCAGTTGCTGATATAGAACCAGCTTCTACTCTTTTATCTGTAACTTCTCCCTTATTGTTTACTAGATATTCCCCAGCAGCATAGTTTACTGTACCAGAATGAGTATAAGTCCCAATAGAATCATATGTAGCAGACTCTATAGGAGAACCGTTATAAGTAATAACTTCTTCTCTGTCAGTTTCTTCTCCTGCATCATTTTTTACGAAAGTTAAGGTTGGAGTTAGTAATGCGGTTCCTACTTCCACAATTTGGGAAGTAAAGCTATAGTACAACTATGGATATATTAAATCTCTAACCACTGTTGGGAATAGTAAAGTATCTATGATTTCATTAAATGGTTTTCCTTTTAATTTTTCAACAGTAGTACCTTCTATAACAGTAGAAGTTGTATCATCGGGGAGTTCTGTCTAATAGGTAGCTATAGTTTCTAGACTAGTCTGAATATTGGTAATACTCTCACTGTTAGCACTAACCTTTCCATCAGTCTCTTCCTAAGCTTTCTATACTTCTCCTATAGATTTCTAAGCTTCTTCTAACTAAGGTTCTAGATTCTTTACATAGATTCCTGGAAGAGTTATAGTAGAAGGTTCCTCTCCTTCTTCTGTAGGAGGTAATTCCTATTCAATTAAATGAATAGCATTATCATCCTGCTTAGAAAGGATAACTTCTATAGTATCATCTTCCTTTATCTCTACAGTCTTAGAGTTCTAAAGGTTGTTTTTAACCCAATTAAGAATATTCTTGTCAACATCTATATTTTCTATAGCAGCATTGATATTAGATATTGCCTAATTAATTTCAACTATATCCTAAGACAAGTTATTTAGTCCTTCCCTATTAGTATCAATCTCTCTTTTTAGATCTTCTCCTAATACCTAAATACTAGTCCTAATATTACTTATATCAACCTTTATCTCTTCTATTTCCTCAGTGTTAGCCTCATACTAACTAATAAAAAACAATGCATAGTCTAATGCATCTTTTACAGTGTTAATATTTTCTGCAACATCGCTAGTATATGTCCATTTTTGCTCAATATACTAAACTAAGTCTTTCTAAGCCTCTATAGTTCCACTAATATTTCCCCAAAGAAGGCTCTACTCATCAGCAATTCCTAAGTTTTTTCTAACCTTAGCTCTTTCTAGTTCTGTTCTATATTCTCCTAAGTAATTATCTCTTAGAAGTGGTATAGGCTCACTTTTTATTAAATGTCCTTTCTTTCCACAAGGCTTTATATCAGCATTGCTTACCGAAGTGTAAATAGGCTGTATCATTATGATTTAATAGTTGCTATTTAATAAATTCGTGATTATCTAGTTTTACAGGTAGATTAATAAAACAGATTAAATTCAAAATATCTTGATAATCTGGTCTATATCCTTTCTTAATTCTTCCAAGAAACTCTTCATACCTTTTAATAGCCTTTCTTTTAAGAGCATCCACAACTTATATGTTTATGTCCATGATAGCGAGTATTACAGAATCCTCCACAAGTGCGGAACATTGCTAGTAACCTTTCAGCTTCCATGAATTGTTTAAAGCCTATTAAATAATCTATAATGTTGAGAGTCATCCAAATAAAATCTCTGGCAAAAATATCTGCCTCATGTTCATTGGTAACACATTTATTTAAGAGTCCATCAAATAATTTTTTACAATAATTAATATAGCACTATTGTAAATTCCCTGTAAAGAATACATCGACCTTACACTTCTTGATAGTAGTACCTTCTATGTTTCTTTCTAGAATTTCCTTTACTGTGCACTCTTCTAACTCTCCTTCTACTTCTTTATATAGTTTCTTCCCATCTGTAACATAGATAGTTTCGTAGTATTCCTTATATTCATCAGATGAATTTTCATACCACTTCATATTGGGAAGTATTATATGATCTACCACATAATATCCGTCCTCTTTTACTTTAAATGTACAGGAATCTAAATCTTCTGTATGGTCATTTAAAAGGACATCTATTAATGTGGCATCTCCTATACTTACCTTGATGATAGTATTTAGAGTAGCACTCTCACTGTATTTATAAGAGTCGTAAGAAGTTACTACTTCTAAATCTTCATCAATATACTATCCATATTCCTTAGAGAAGTCTTCAATAGTTATTTCCCCAGTAATCTGGGTATGTATATCAATACTAAATTCCATTATTGTATGATTGACATCAAATGAGGACCATGCCATCTAACGTTGTTTTCATCGCTATTCAATACTCCATTTACTGATGTTGCAGTAATCATCCACATTTTTCCAGTAAAACTATCTGGAGTATCACTAGACCACTAACTTCCTGGATCATCACTTGTAGTATTAACAGCTGGTTTATCTCCAGAAGTAATAGTATATCGTAACTCTAACTAACTGTCGAATGCCCACCTACCGTATTGAGCTGGTTCAGAATATCTTTTCCATAATCCTTCTACTCTCTTACGTGTTGATATAAATACATATGGAGTAGCTGGACCAATACTAACTGGAGTTTCTGACCAGCCTTCTGGTAATTTTTTATCAAAAGCAGTCAAATCTTCCTAAGTATTTCCTTCAGAGTCTAATATAGGATCTCCATATCCATCCGTTAGTATTGGATAAGTAATAACTGGAGCAACCCTAGTTGATCTTGCAATATAGATATTCTGAATTTTTTCAGCAATATCTGTAGCAACAATTTCGTAAATCTCATTAAGTTTAGCTGTGTCTCCTTTATATGTATATAAAGTTTTCTTCCAAACATACGGTCTTTCTGAGTCTGGTAGTTCAAAAATATCACTCCATGATGATAACTTTCTTACTTCAGATTCATCTCTGGTATTTGTTTTACAATAAGTAACTACTACCATGATATTACTAGCTGCTTCCTAGTCTCCACTTAATTCTGAGACCTTTTTCCATAATTTTATAAGGTTGTCTTCCACGTCTGACTTACTTCCAGAAGCATTACTAATTACCACCTCTGCATGAGAAACTGGATATATTTGTTGCTAATCTTTATTATATACTATTGTACCTGCTGTAGCCATATTAATGTATTTGTCTTATTTTATCGTTATATGGATTTCCATCATGAAGCTATGCTAATTCTATTTCAGTTCTCTTCTCTTCAATATCCATTTGTCTATCTTTATAAGTAGAATCTGATTGGGCTTTAAGCCAATTAACCTTGTATTCGAGTTGCATTTTCTATTGCTCTAGTCCAAGTTTTTGTTCATCTAACCTCTCTATTTTCTACTAAGCTTTTTCTAATTCCTATTGTAATTGTTGTGCTTGCTATGAAGTTTCCTCCAACTTCTGCTACAACTATTGTAATTGATTGTTCTCTTCCTTCTAAACCTACATAGCTTTCTTAACCTTATACTTTAAGTCTGTCAAACTCTTAGCTGTTAATGCTTCAAAAACTATACCAGCATCCATCTACTAACTCTTAAGGAACTCTGGAATCATAGCTTTAATAGTCTATAGATCTTCCATAACTTCAGTGCTAGAGGTTATATGAATATCAAAATCAGTCATTGTGAAATATTCAGGAAGTGCAGTAAATATCTGCTAATACTTGTCTCCTAATATAATGGTTCCAGTTAATCCTTTCTTGTAAGTTACTTTGGCCTAATTAAGACTATCCAACAATATCTCACAAGTTATTAAATCCATTTGTTGGAAGTAGTGTTTAGTTACTATATAAGAATTAGCTACTCCTTGCTTAATATTAGTTACAGCATCATGAGTCTCTATCCCATTAAGTCTTTCCCTAAATACTCCAGTTATAGATGATGTAGTCTATTCTACTGATTGAATAGCTAACTCAATAGCCTATACAGCCTACGCTTTAAGGGTATCATCAAATCCATTGTATATCTAGTTAGGTGCCTGCGCTCCATCATTTCTTCCTTCCTAAGTGGAATCAATCCACATAATACCACCCTTTTTATAAGCTAGCCATTTCTATACTCTTTCTGGCCAATGTACTCCTAAGTTAGTAGGAAGTAATGACATATCCATAATAACTCCTGAGGTTCCACTATTAGCTATCAAGTTGTCTCTGTAATAGTTAAGTAAGTCATATCTATCCTGTAGATGTGCACACTTAAGTATTAAAGAATATGGCTACTGAGAACGATTTAGAAAATAAACTCCATTTACTGATAATGAACAAGAGTTAGGATCGTCTTTAGACCTCATTGCAGTCTTGTCTAATCCTCTAAGAATATAAATTTCCTCTCCTATTCTTATAGTATTGTATCTCTGCATTTTGAAATCATCATCAGTCTCTATCCACTCTACATCGTAGACCGGAATTAACTAAAATCTATGAGCACTATATTCATTATCTGGATACCCAGGAATGGTCTCATGATTTTGATCTTCATTAACCACTGTACAGACATCTCCATAAACTCTTCTGTATACGGCAGCAGAATCATCTGCTCTCCATTCATCTCTTAACCTCTTTAAGTCTTCTCTAGATATTTCTTTACCATACTTAGCTAGTATTTGGCTTTTACTCATCCATTTTCTAATAACAACTCTATATGATTTCTTGACATATGGAGATTCTGGATTTCTATCAACAAACGTATTTAATGGGTTAAGAACCTCTATCTCCACATTAGTTCCGGAGAAAGAAGACTTTACTCTA